TAGAAGACGCTGCAGATGTAGTATTAAACTACCACGTAGCACCAGGTGATAACTCAAGAGGTGATTTTGAAGGATCTGGAGCAGACGGTAACAATGTTGCCCCTTCAGTTAGTATCCCTGAAATCGACGTACAATTAGCTTCTGAAGCAATTGTTGCTAAAACTAGAAAGTTGAAAGCACAATGGACTCCAGAATTTGCTCAAGATTTGAATGCTTATCATTCAATTGACGCTGAAGCAGAATTAACTTCAATGTTATCTGAGTACATCTCTATGGAGATTGACCTTGAATTACTTGACATGTTAATCTCAGGTGCTGGTACTACTGAAAAGTGGTCTGCAGAGAATAACAAAGTATGGACAGGAGCTGCATGGTCAACTGCAGGATCTGATTTCTACAATACTCAAGGACAATGGTTCCAAACTTTAGGAACTAAATTGCAAAAAGTATCTAACAAAATTCACCAGAAAACGTTAAGAGGTGGAGCAAACTTCGTAGTATGTTCTCCTTCTGTAGCTACAATCCTAGAATCAATTCCTGGATATGCTGCACAAACTGACGGTGATAAAGCACAATTTGCAATGGGCGTACAGAAAATCGGTTCTTTAGCGAACAGATTCCAAGTATACAAAAACCCTTACATGACTGAAAACGTAATCTTAACTGGTTATAGAGGTGGACAGTTCTTGGAAGCAGGTGCAGTATATGCTCCTTACGTACCATTAATGATGACTCCTCTAGTATACGATCCAGATACCTTTACTCCACGTAAAGGATTGATGACTCGTTATGCTAAGAAGATGATTCGTCCAGAATTCTACGGTAAGATTTACGTATCTGATTTAGCTCAGGTATAATCTAAACTTAGATTTTTTATAAAGAGAGGCCTTCGGGCCTCTTTTTTTTTGTCTATTTATAAGTAAGAAACAGTAATAGTTTTAATACACTTATATATGGCTAGTAACAACTACCACGACGAGGTTTTCGCAAATAAGAGAAGACCGAAGAATCCAATAAAGTTTAAAGTCCAACTTAATGAAGAGCAGAAGAAAGCAAAAAAATTAATACTAGAAAATCCTGTAACAGTTTTGAAAGGAATGGCCGGAAGCGGAAAAACTCTAGTAGCTACACAAGTTGCTCTCGATTTACTATTTACCAAACGTATAGATAAGATAATAATAACCCGTCCAACAGTAGCTAAAGAAGAGATAGGATTTCTACCAGGAGATATACGTGAAAAAATGGACCCATGGTTAGCACCAATCTATCATAATTTATTCATGCTGTATAATGAGGCAAAGGTACGTAAGGAAATGGATAATGGTAATATAGAAATAGTACCTTTTGCTTTTATGAGAGGTAGAACTTTTCTAAATTCTTTTGTAATCGTAGATGAAGCACAGAATGTTACTCATTCTCAAATGGAAACAGTAATAGGCAGGTTAGGGCAAGGTTCTAAGATGGCTATATGTGGAGACTTAGCTCAAATCGACTTAAGAGACAAAAGAGATACAGGATTTAGCTTCCTAAGTAGGTTAGAAGAACAAGTAGAGGGCTTTGTGACTCATTCACTAGCTAAGAACCACAGACATGATATAGTTGCACCTCTATTGAACGTATATAAAACCTTTAGAGATTAAACGCTATTTATATAAAACTTTAAGTAATGGCAAATATACAAATATGGGACGGCACTGCTACGTTTACCCCAGGAGATACTCCTTTCGGGTTCTACGATAGTGATCAGGCTTTTCAATCTGATGCTGTAAAAGTAGCAAAATTTGTGGGTACTCGTTTAGGATACCCTCTTATGGATGTAGAGTTAAAGCAAGAACAAATGTTTGCATGCTTTGAAGAAGCAATAACAACTTACGGTAATGAAGTATTTACTTATAAGATTAGAGAAAATTATCTAAGCCTAGAAGGAGTCTCAACAGGGAGTCAAGTAAATAATCAATTAGTAGATCCTACCATCAGCAGAATAGTTGAAATATCAAGACATTACGGGACTGAAGCAGGAGTTGGCGGTAATGTAAATAGGTATACAGGTTCTATAGATACTATAGGTAATCAACAGAATTACGATTTAAATGAATGGGCAGAGAATGAAGGAATAACAGGTGGTATAGAGATAAGAAAGGTGTATTACGAAGCACCACCAGCAATATTACGTTATTTTGACCCATATGCCGGTACAGGTACAGGAGTACAGTCTTTAATGACAGCTTTTGACTTCGGATCATTTAGTCCCGGTGTCAATTTCTTAATGATGCCTACATCTTATGACATATTAAAGACTCAAGCTATTGAATTTAACGATCAAGTAAGAAAATCTACTTATTCCTTTGAAATAGTAAATAATACTCTTAGATTATTCCCTATACCTAGTCGAAATGGTAAGATGCACTTCGAATACTATAAGAATGTTGATAAATCTAAGCTAAACTTTAACAATGACCCAGGTCTTATAACAAATATAGGAGAAGTACCTTACTCTAACCCAGAATATAAAGGTATAAACAGCGTAGGACGTCAATGGATATTCAACTACACGTTAGCTTTATCAAAAGAGGTGCTAGGTTATATAAGAGGTAAGTATCAAACAGTACCAGTACCTGGTTCTGAAGCGACTCTCAATCAAGCCGACTTATTAACCGATGCTAGGGCAGAAAAAACAGCACTCTTAACTCAATTAAGAGAAACTTTAACCTCAACAGGTAGGTCAGCCCAGTTGGATGCACAAGCTAAAGAATCAGAAGATGTAGAAAACATCTTAAAATCAATTCCAATGACAATATACGTAGGTTAATGAAGTTATTAGATATTATATTAGAAATAGAGTACAGAACGTACGAGGCAATGGTACAAGTTACCTTTACTGAAGACGGCCCTGAAGGGTATGACGATGCTATTCGTGCTTTACCTGGTGTAACTACCTGTACTGTAGCTTCTAAAGACAGTACTAATAATAGAGCTACCTATAAAGTAAAGATAATAAGCCAAAAAGAAGCTAAAGAAGCTTTTGACGCTTTAAAAACTAATGCCAAAGCTAAATACAGTGATATAGCTGTGATAGAAGTAGGTGAACAAACAATAGAAGAAAAATAATGCTATTTGGATCTAATAGAGACTTTGATTTACTTGTAAACATCAATCGTGAGCTTTTAAAAGACATAATTGAACAGGAAGTACTATACCATAAACTCAGTTTAGAGGATTTAGACGTTAATTTATACGGAGAAGCATTAGAAAAGACATATTGGAATGCAATTAAGATGTATTGCTTAATAACCAGAGGTGATCAAGTATACGATGTACAGGAATTTGGTGTAGATTTAGGTAGAGAAGCATCATTTGCATTTATTAGACAGGATTTAGCAGACTCTCAGGTAGTTCCGGAAGTAGGAGACATCATTCAATGGCATAATGACTTCTATGAAGTAGATTCAGTAAGAGAAAATCAACTATTCTTAGGTAGAGATAAATCGTATAACCTATCTAACTATGCTTCTGGATTTGGATCATCAGTTTCTATAACTGTTGATTGCCATTTAACAAGAGCAGATAGAGTAGGACTAACAGAAGTAAGATAATATGGCAGGAAATAAACCAACACCGAAAAGTCAAGCAAGGTTATCACAAGATAGCCTAAAAAACTATGTTAATCCAGATACTGGCGCTCCAATCAACGGAAAGTATGAAGTAGATTCTACTAAAAGTAGGGCTAATCAAATAAGTAGAAAAAACGATAAAGTTAAAAACATAACTGTCGGGATAAAAGATATAGATGAATCTATTTACTTTTATTTTAATGAAATACTAAGACCTCAAGTAATACAGAACGGAAAAACTATAAACGTACCACTTGTATATGGATCTCCCGAAAGATGGGCTTCGATGCAGAAAGATGGATACTATAGAGATAAAAACGGTAAAATGCAAGCACCGTTAATTGTGTTTAGAAGGGATAGTTTAGAAAAAAACAGGCAGTTAGGTAATAAGATGGATGGTAATAATCCAAATAACTTCGGCATCTTCAAAAAAGAATTTTCAAAGAAGAATATTTACGATAGATTCGGTGTACTTAATAGTAGAAAGCCTGTAGAGGAATATTACGCAGTTGCTATTCCTGATTATGTAAACATTGTATATTCTTGTATTATATTTACCGATTATGTTGAACAAAACAACAAAATAATAGAAGGTATTAACTTTGCTTCTGATTCCTACTGGGGAGATCCAAGTAAATTTAGATTTAGAGCACAAATTAACAACTATACTACATCAGCAGAGATAGTACAAGGTAATGATAGAATAATAAAAACAGAATTTCAAATAAACCTATTAGGACATATAATAACTGACGCAATTAACGCACACCCGCATAATAATAGAAAATTCTATACTAAATCTGAGTTAAAATTTGGTGCAGAAACAGAGACTGATCTTTAAAGAAAGGTCCTATTTATTGTAAAGGGTGAAATTCCGTCGGTTATACCTATAGATAAAATTAATAAAAGTAGATGACTAAGTTCACCGGCAAATTATCAGGCTCGTTAGCATTCGAAAGAAGCGGCTCAACTCCTATCCAGCTTATCCCTGGTATAGAATCCCTACATTTAACTGGTTCTCTAAATATAACGGGTTCTAAATTAACTTTCAACGGTACTGATGTAATAAATCGTATTGAAGCATTAGAATCAGGCGGTGGCAGTACCACTTCCTTACTTCCTTTAAATAACTTTACAGGTTCTATATCAAACGAAGTAGATGTTCTTTCTTCTTCTTTAAATAACTCTATATCTGGACTTAATGCAGCAACTTCTTCTTATTTAGTTGACTCTGATTTAAGTAATGTAATATCCTCTTCTGCTCAAATATCAGGATTAGGATTTTTAAATGAGTTACCAGCACTTATTATATCATCTTCTGAACAAATAACTGCTTTAGGATTTGATGTAGATGCAGAAGTACCAAGTGGGACAGTATCATCTTCTTTACAGATAAGTGAATTAGGATTTATAACAGGAAGTACATATGATGACTTAGTAGGTATACCTTCAAGTATTATTTCATCTTCAGCACAAATATCTGCTTTAGGATTTGGTGCAGGTGGAGACAGCACTCCCGAAGGCACAGTATCATCTTCAACTCAGATACTATCAGCAGTAACTTCTGGTGATTTAGATATGGGGGGTAACAAAGTCCTATTTGGAAATGTATATTCTCAATTAGCAGATTTACCTAATGCATCTACATATCACGGAATGTTTGCTCATGTACATGCAACAGGTAAAGCATACTTTGCTCATAACGGAGAGTGGGTTGAATTAGCAAATGCTGGAAGTGGAGCAAGTATACCCTCAGGAACAGTATCCTCATCAGCACAAATTGAAGAATTTGGGTTTATAACATCTTCAGATGTTGCATATGACGGTAATAGAATAATTTCTAACACAGCTCATCCTTTATTCAATACATTTAATCCTGGAAGTGAAGGAACAGTAACAGATTTCTTGGATGCAATGTTTTATCCAAACTCTGCACCATCTATCACAACAGGTAATCAAACAATTGCAGAATTTACTCCTTCTGGAAGTTCAATAGTAACTTTAGCAGGTTCAGATGCTGAATCTCAAGCTATTACTTTTACAATAGACCCTACTTATACAGAGAATTTTGCTACTATAGAGAATGGAGTGTTAAAACTAAATGTTTTACCGATAGCAGAAAACTTTAATACAGACAATAGAGGTGATGGAACACTAGCACACCCGGTCGTAATTAGAGCAACAGACACAATTGGAGGATTTAGTACTAAAACAATATATTTAAATGTTACTGCTAACACTGCCCCTATATTTAGAGAAACTTCTATATCGGGTAATCAAATTAGTTCATTTAGCACATCTAGAAATGAAAGTGCAGTATCTGGGCTAGTAAGTAGAATATATTTTACGGATTCAGAAAGCGATTCTATTACTATCACATCAGCCTCAGATGCATCAGGACATTTTAGTCTTACTAAGTACGCTACTTACGTAGAATTGAGACAGGTCACTTCATCTTTAGATTATGAAAGTATAACATCGTACAACATGTCAATAACTGCTTCTGATGAACATGCAGTTGCAGGAGACGATGCTGATGCAGTAACAATGCTACCTATAAGTATCACAGTAGTAGATAATGCACAGCCAACTGTTAATAACCAAACACTTACTGGTGTTAATGAAAGTAGTATCGATGGAACAACAGCAGGAAGCATCACCGCAACAGATCCAGAAGGAAATACTATTACTTTTGCAAACGCTAGATTACATAGTTTAGAACTAGATGGAAACCCAGTAGCAACTGGTTCCTACTCTGGTACTTCAGCAGCAACAGATCCACATGAAGATGCCTTTTCTATATCTACTAATGGAGTAGTAACAAGGAAAGCTGGAGTTCTATTAAACTCTGATATAATTAATAAGTACATATATGAAGTAAGGGTAACTGACGCATATAATACAGGTACAGATAAAGGTCTGATAAGTATACCGATTGCTGATGATACCACTCCTTCAATAAGTGGAGACACAACATTATATGTAATAGAGTCTGCAGTCAATGGAGATAATATTTACGATAATAGTAATGGATACTCGGGTACTGTCTCGATATTCTCATCTAACCAATCAGTAACATGGTCAGTCAGCTCATCTAACGACTTTACTATAGATTCTTCTGGTTACTTATTTGCAGGTAGAGATATTTCAGGTTCTGCCACAGCAGGAGGATCCCAAATAGATGGAGTAGTAACAGCAACTAATTCATTTGGTTCATTTTCTACTCAAGCATTTTCTGTTAACGTAACAGATAATCAAGCACCTAATATTACGTTTAGTAATACTAGTGCTAATTTAAATACAAACAAAGCTAGAGCAAATAGTAATAACTTAGTTACTATTACATTTTCTGACCCAGAAGGAAATGCTTTAGACCATGACTCATTCTCTGCTACTTTTGCAGGCGCTAATCTTACCGCAGTAAAATCAGGAGATAGCTACTTAATTAGAGCTACAGATACGCTTGCAGCAGGTAATTACCAAATTACAGCAAGTATATCAGATCAACAAGGATTTGCTACTAGAACATCTACTCACAACTTTACTATTGCACAAGCAGTAGTTGGTTCATTAAGTGTAAACGGAACTTTATACGTAATTGAATCAGCAGAAAGTGGAGACAGTATAGTATTAGGTACAAGCGGTAGAAGCGGTACCCAAGGAGATTTAAGCGTAGCATACTCACCATCATATGGTAGTCAAGCAGTGCAAGCATTTACTTCATCTAACGCACTAATTGCTGTTAATTCTAATGGTAACTTAACTGTTGGAAACGATATTAGCGGCAGTGGAAATGTAGGAGGTAGTACTATATCATCAACTATTAATTTCCAAGATCAATACGGTAATATAGGAAGCGGATCAATTACAGTTAATATAACTGATAATGCAGCACCAACTATATACTTTAGTGATACTGCTGGCAATCATAATACGAACTTAGCAAGACCAGGCAATACTTTAACTACGGTTTCATTCTCAGATAATGAAGGAGACGGAATTGATTATGGTTCATTTATATTAACAGATGCTTCAGGTAAACTTAATGCAGTAAAAAGTGGAAATAGTTACCTTATACAGCCTAATACTAATTTACCAGCAGCTACTTATACATACTCTGTCTCTATAACAGATGAACATGGATTTGCTACTAGTACAGAATCAGATTCATTTACAGTAGCACAAGCAGACAACGGTACCTTAAATGGTGACACAACAATATACGTAATAGAGTCAGCTGAATCAGGAGACGTATTTAGAGATGCAACTGGATATAATAACGGTAATGCAGCAGACGTAGGAGTAAGCTATTCAACGTCATACGGTTCACCTTCAGTCCAAGCATTTACTTCTTCTAACGCAGCCATAGTAATTAATAGTAATGGTAATTTAAGTTTAGGAGTTGATATAAGCGGTTCTGCAACAAGCTCGGGTGATACAATAGTAAGTACTATAACATATCAAGATCAATTTGGTAATATAGGCTCTGGTACTGTAACAGCTAATGTATTTGCTAATTTAGCCCCATCAGTATCTATATCATTATCTAGCGGATTAAAAGAAGGAGAAATAAGCAACGGAACCAATGTAGGTACTATCTCAGTTGGAGATACTGAATCAGACTACCCTATAACATTAACTTTATCAGGAACAGATGCTTCAGACTTTACTGTAACATCGGCAAACGAAAACGGTACTCTTTGGAATATTACAGCAAATAGTTCGTTAACAGCTGGCACTTATTCGTTTACTGCAAATGCAACTGATTCATTTGATAAAGTTGGAACAGATAGTGATAGTATAACAGTTGCAGCACCAGCAGTGAGCTGGTATGCTTATATGTATGAAGGTGGAGTTTATGCTACATCTGAAGCTAATGCTTTGACAATGTTAGGAGATGCAAACGATGACGGAACAACAGATGCTAACAGTACATTTGCTGCTTTTGCAGGAGGTAATATAGGTCAAGGTACCATAACTCATACAATACATAGTGGGCTAGGTATTACTAAGACAATAGAAGTTGGAAGCGGATTAGGATTAAGCGGAGATAGAACAACTGCTCTACTTAGTGATTTAAATCAAGCTACAGGTTCACAAGGAAATTCAAGTTTAGTAATTGTATTCCCTTCTGGTTCAGACTTTACTCTACCTAAAACAATGGCAAATAGTGTAGGAGGAGCAACAGCAGGAGAATATGTTCTATTTGCAGATAGGGTTGGAACAGGAATTAATGATGCACCACAATCTGCTTATGTAAGATATTTTGACTTTGACAGCGGTAATACTTACCCTAACACTTCTATTGATCGATTTGGAGTATTATTTACACAAGGAGATGCAACATCTGATATAACTTATTTTCTAATGGCGTCGAGTGGTTCGGCTCCATCATCAACACAATAATACCTATAGAATATGCCAATAAACATTAGTACAGATATAGCGATAACCACAGGCGGTAAGTTAACAGACATTACCGCAATACAAGGTGGATGGCAGACAGTTGATACTGTAGCTGATATGAACGCTTATACAGGTAGTGCTACATTAAAAGGAAAGCTGACGAATGGTCAAATTTTCTATATTAATGGAACAGAAGAATTATACCAATTAGTAATTGCCGGTTCATTTCCATTTAGTACGTATACATTTGAAAGTTTCGCATGGCCTGGAGGAGGTGGCGACGGATCAGGAGATATAACTGCTGTTACTGCAGGTGACGGATTATCAGGAGGAGCAAATTCAGGCGCTGCTACTCTATCATTAGACACAGGCTCTAGTCACTTTATCAATGCAATTAATGGATTAGCTACAAGCGGTATATTTACTGCAACAGGTTCAGCATATTCAACAACTAACGACTTACAAGTTACCGGTTCAATTGAATTCCAATATAACGGTTCATCTGATCCGATAACTATCAATTCAGGTTCTAAACAAATGTTTTCAATTCAAGGAAATGGAGTATTAGTGTTTACTTCTCAATCAGTAACTCCACCACCGGTAGATGGCGGGATGTATAGAGATATTGACGGTAATTTTTATTTCGGTATTTAGAAGTATAACATATTTATTATAGTAACAAAAAACAATTAAAATTTAAAATTATTTAACATGGCAGAATGGAAAAAAATTATCGTTTCAGGCAGTGGCGTTGCACAGCTTGCTAACGATGCAAATTACTTAACCGATTATACGGTCACATCAGGAGATGTAACCGCACATGAAGGTGACATTACTATTACTGAATCACAGATTAGTGATTTCGGTACTTATAGTACAGCAACAGGTGTTGAAAACAACGCAGACGTAACTGATTTTACAAATGTACAAGCAGCTGGAGCATTAATGGACACAGAAGTTGATGCAGATATTAAAACATTATCTCTACCAGCTAACACAACAATATCGACGTTTGGTGCTAGCTTAGTTGATGATGCAAATGCTACTGCAGCTCAAACTACTTTAGGTTTAGGATCAGCAGCATTAGAAGATAAATCAGCTTTTGCAACAGCAGCACAAGGTAATACAGCAGATAATGCTTTACAGGATATTTCTGGTGAGAGTGTAACTGATTTAACAGATGTAAGTTCTGCAGGTTCAGGACAAATAATCACAGCAGCAGAAAGAGGTTCGATTGGAGCATTAAATACTTTCACTGGTTCATTAGATGCTAACTTTGCAACAGATGCAGAATTATCAGCAGTTTCCGGAGCTTTAGCTTTAGATATTTCAGGTGCATTAATGGATTCAGAAGTAACTAACCTTGCACAGGTTAAATCTTTTGATTCTTCAGACTATGCAACTGCAGCACAAGGAATTAAAGCAGATAATGCTTTTCCTGGATCTAAAGTAAGTACTTTCGGTGCAACTTTAGTTGATGATGTAGATGCTGGAACAGCTAGAGCTACTTTAGGTTTAGGAACAGCAGCAATAGAAGATAAATCAACTTTTGCAACAGCAGCACAAGGTGGTAGAGCAGATACTGCTTTACAAGATATTTCTGGTGAGAGTGTAACTGATTTATCAGATGTTAGTTCTGTAGGTTCAGGAGCAATTATCACATCAACAGAAAGATCCAAATTATCTAATATTGAAGCCTTAGCAGATATAACAGATGCAACTAATGTAGCAGCAGCAGGTGCTATTATGGATGGAGATTTTACATCCAACGGATTTATGAAAAGAACTGGTGCAGGTACTTATACTGTAGATAACAGTACATACTCAACTGCAACAGGTGTAGAAGATAATGCAGACGTTACTGATACTACTAACGTAAAAGCCGCTCTTAATGCTAACTTAGGTACTCTAACTATTGGAGATTCAAACGATACTATTACTATCGGAAACGATTTAGTAGTAACTGGTAATTTAACAGTAAGCGGTGATACTACTACTGTTGACGTAACTAACTTAAATGTAACAGATCAATTCATCAACTTGAACGATGGTGGTTCTGCTGCCGATGGTGGTATAGTTGTAGAAGGAGCTGGTGTATCTTTCGGATGGGATAACTCAGAAGAAAGATGGGCATTTGATGCAGCAGGAGCAACTGAAGGACAGACAGCAATTACAGCAGATGCTTATGCTTCAGCAGTAGTTACTTCAGATCTTGCAGCTTATAGAAAGAATGGTAACATTAGAGTAGATGGTGGAGAGATTTACATCTACACAGAGTAATACTATCAAGTTTTTTTGCTAGTAAATAATTTTTTATTCAGGAACGGGGGGCTAACGCCCCCTTTTCTTGCTTAAACTTAGAGAATAAGTTATGCCAATCAAGAGCAACAAATTAATTCATAAAAAGACAACTACTATTTCTAACGTTAATAATGAACTAACCAAGAAAGAAATCCAGTTTCTTTTAGATAAAATGAAAACAGCTCAATTTACAGGAGCTGAATTTGAACAGTTTTACTCTATCTTCACAAAACTGTCTAAACAGTTAAAAAAGTAATAATACTTTCCTCTTATACTACCTATTTATATTAAACTAATTATTGGCCCGTAAGGGAAGTGGACTGAATAGTCAGTAGCCAACCGTAAATAGACAAGATATGCCAAACTGGAAAAAAGTAATTACCTCAGGGAGTACTGCGGTACTAAACGAAATAACATCTTCAGGAGGAATATATTCTGCTCAGGATATATACTCAAGAGAATCAAAATTAGGAAGAGATACCTATTTAGAGAGACTAGTTACCTTAGGTACAGAACCATCACTAGACTCGACTGCTAATACAAGCATAGACTTTTTAACAAGAAATAGTACTTCTGGTCAGATAGAGCGTCATTCTTTAGGTTCAAACGCATTTAATTCAACGGCGTTTACTACTTGTACTGGTACTGTAACTGGCACAGGTGTAAATAATCAAGTAACTACTTGGAACGGTACTACTAGTTTAGATGGTTCATCTAATTTTACATATGATGGTACTACCCTAGATTTAACATACACAGGTACAGGCGATCTATTAAGATTAACTTCTACAGACGCAGGTGCTTCTTCTGCACCAGATTTAACTTTCTGTAGAAATTCAGCTTCCCCAGCGGATAATGATACTTTAGGAACAGCTCAATTTTGGGGCAAAAGTACAGCTGCAAATAAACTATATGCTGCTATTTACGGTAGAATAGCTTGTGCTACTTCAGGACAAACTAAAGGTAATATTTCATTTAAACAAGAATGTAATAACGTATTTATAGATACTGCAAACTTTTCTCCCCACGGTTTGTATGTTCTACCCCCTTCATTTAATTCAATGACCACACCAGGTATAGGCTTAACAGTAACTGGTGGTATATCAGGTAGTACAAATATACAAATAGGTTCAGGACATAATATCCAATATGATGATTTTTCTTCAATAGCAGGAGGCCGTGATAGCGAAATATGCTCAAGTACTAATGCTTTTATTGGAGGCGGTAGGTATAACAGTATACATGGCTCAGGAGGATATACAGTTATAGGAGGAGGGTATAATAACTGTATAGTTTCTTCAACTAATCAGGGGCATGTTATAGCTGGAGGTTCTTGCAATATTTCTTATAACGGCGGTACCGATGGTGGACATACAATTGTTGTAGGAGGGTGTAAAAACTGTGCTAACGGTAATTTTGCTACTATAGTAGGCGGTATGCTAAACACAGGCTCAGGAGCATGTAGTTTTATAGGAGGTGGTTGTAGTAATAATATAACCCTAAGCTCATGTTTTAGTGGTATTGTAACAGGTGAAGATAACTATATAAGTTCTCTCCACAACTTTATAGGTGGAGGTAAAAATAACTGTTTAATACTCCCTTCTAGTAGTATAGCAGGTGGTTTTAATAACTCTAGTGCAGACAAATCCAATGTACATATTTTAGGTTCTGATATAACAGCAGATAAATCTAACTATACTTTTGTAAATAATTTAGATGTAGAAACTAATACAATTAGCTCTACTCTATCTCTTACAGGTCTAGCCAATCAAGCATCAGCATCAACTGCTGTAATGATAAATGGTTCAAATGTAGTTGGAACTAGAGAATTAGGTTCAAATGCATTTAATTCAACAGCGTTTACTACATGTACTGGTACTTCTAACTTAACATTAGGTACAACATCTACTACAGCATTGGCAGGTAACACGAAAGTGGATGATGTTTCTATTACTAATTTAAAAATACGTTTAGCAGGTGGTTTTGGATCAAACGCAGTTCAAATTGGTGATTCAACCGATACAGTAACTATACCTGGTGATTTAGTTGTAACAGGAACAACAACAACTAATAATGTTGAAACTGTATCTACATCTAATGGTGTTGTATTCGAAGGAAATGCCGCCGATCAATACGAAGGTACTTTATTAGCAGGACTATTAACTGGAGATAGAACATATACTTTACCTGATCAAACTGGTACAATTGCTATAAGTTCTGATATACCAAATAATAACAATCAAATAGCTAACGGATGTGGGTATATAACAGATGGTAATACCAATTGGGATAACACTTACGGATTTACTACTTGTACCGGTACATTAACTGGTAACGGTACATCTACATATATTCCATTCTATAACGGAACTACATCATTTGGTAATACCAACAAATTAATTTGGGATGGTACGAAATTGGTGACTGCTGCGCTGAATATAGCCTTACAACCCGCACAAAATTCAGAAGCAACTTCATTAATGATTAACAGTAGTGGAGATGTTGGAACTAGAGAATTAGGTTCAAATGCATTTAATTCAACGGCGTTTACTACTTGTACTGGTACAGTTACAATGTCCGGTGGAGTTAATAATAGGATACTAACTGCTGGTGGGACAACTAGTATTATAGGAGAATCAGGATTAACTTACGACGGTCAGTCTTTCTGTGTAGATTCACTAGGAAACTACTTTCTCGCAGATCGTAGTCAATTTGGATGCAATAATGCTGGTTTAGGGAAAATCGATATCAGTGATGATAACTTCGGCGGGGAGTTAGGGATAATGACTGATGATGATGAAACAATAGCTGTTAAAGTTGCTTCATGTACCTTTGAATATGGAGGTACAGAACCATTTGATTCTGCTATTTGTGTGGTAGCTAATTATAAAAATGTATTCCTTAACAAAACATCTGGTAATTCAACATTCGGTTCATGTAACATAGTCGGAGGTAATTTAAACTATATAAACGGTAACCAAAGTATAGTCGCATCTGGTAATTGTAACTGCATCTCCACCGGTGGTGGTTACTACAATACAATTGTAGGAGGTACTTTAAACTGCGTGAAAGGAAACGGTTCTATGTGTAGTGCAAACTTTATAGGAGGAGGTTGTTACAATAAAATGGAATTCGGAACTATTCAAACAATTGTAGGAGGATATGAAAACAAGATATTAGATACAGCTTGCAATTACCCTAAAAGTGAGTCAAGATCTGCCTATGCAATAATAGGAGCAGGTTGTCGAAATCAAATAGATGGAGCCTGCTTCGCATTTATAGGCTCAGGTGGATCTAACTGTATCTTAGTGTCTAATTCCGGTACCATAGCAGGAGGATGTAGTAATAGTATATTATGTCAAAACTTGAGTTCAATCCTGGGAGGTAATGCTAACCAAATTAAAAATTCTACTGCTGGAAATTACCATACCATAGGTGGTGGAAATAGTAATGTAATATGCGGATATATTAGCAATACAATAGCAGGAGGATCTACTAACGTTATAAATACTTGTAGCTATGGTTCCCAGAACACAATAGGAGGTGGTATCCAAAACTGTATATGCGGAAGCAATTGCAGTGGCGCTACAATTGCAGGTGGATGTTGTAACAGAATATGCAATGCCTTGGCTAGTACTATAGGTGGCGGAAAATGTAATTTAATTAAAGATCAAGCACTTGCTTTTGTCGGTGGAGGATTTTGTAATCGTGCCACCGGATATGCTTCTTCCATAATAGGAGGTGAGTACAACAATGTTTGCCTTAATTCTAATTATTCCTCTATTCTAGGAGGCTGTATGAACAATATATGTCACTCAGATTATGCTTCAACAGTCGGGCGAGGCAACTGTGTTAAACACGACTATTCTCACGCTATAGGGTGTTGTTTAGCTTCTACTACAACAAAAACTACTTACATGAACAATGCCACAGTAGCATGTCATTTACAAGTAGGGGGTACTACAACACTTAATACAACAACCGGTAGAATTGATGCGACAAACGATGTTGTAGCATTTGCTACTTCCGATAGAAGATTAAAAGAAAATATTCAACCTATTGAAAATGCTTTATGTAAAGTAATAGGAGTATCAGGTAATACATTTGACTGGAAATCTTTATCAAAAGAAGAAATACAAACAATACATGGTAATACAGGTAGAGATGTAGGTGTTATAGCCCAAGAAATAGAATCAATATTACCAGAAGCTGTTACTACAAGAGATAATGGATATAAAGCTGTTAACTATGAAAAAATTGTTCCTTTATTAATTGAAGCAATTAAAGAACAGCAAAAACAAATCGACGAACTTAAATCTAAAGTATAATGGCTCTACCCTCTGCAGGAAATCCGCTTAGTTTTAGCCAAATTAGAACAGAACTAAGTGCCGCGAGTACAAACGTATCTTTACGTAGTATGAGCAGTACAGCTGGGAAATCAACACCAGATGCTGTATCCGAATTTTACGGGTACTCAAGTATCCCTTTAGGATTATCCTCAGCTTTATATACACAAAATTTATCATCAACTACCTCTTGGGATATATTCCAAGGTGATGGTGAAATTTCTACGTTGAGTGATTACGATGGTAAAAACGGTAGATTAGTAATACAGTATACTAACGGTACAGCGAGTACTTCTTACCGAGGAGATTTTCAAATCGGTGCAACAATATATTTAGGTAATACTACTTATGATTTATCTCAAAGTAGAACAGGATGGCAGACAACAACAACAAATACCAGTACATATAGTGGAGCAAGCTGGACTTCGTTAGGAACAGGTACAAGTGGGGGTAGGTGGAATGTAACTAATAGTATTCCTCCATCTTCAGGAACAGGTACATCAGTAGATACAACAGTTGAATCAACTGGTTATCATGTATATGCAGAAACTAGTGGAGGAAGTATGTTGGGCTATAACTTCTGGTTACGAAGCCCAATCACAGCATTAGTTGATACTTTAGAATTTAGTTTTGTTTCTTACGGTAGTAACGTAGGAACATTTAAAGTATACCTCGACGTAACATCATAATATTTATAAAATATGGAATTTAACTGGCACATAAATAACTTAACTAGAAACGCATCTGACGGATTAGTATACGATGTAGAATACACATATGATACTATCGTTAGTGGATCTGTAGCTCGAAAATGGGGCATCATAGAAATATCAGGGACCGCATCTGAAGACGGGTTTATACCTTTCGAAGATTTAACTCAAGATATAGTTTTAGGGTGGATAACAGGGAGTTTTGATATTCCTTCTATCCAAACAGAATTATCATCTTCTATTAATAAATTAATAACAAGTCAATCAATTCAAGAAACTCCTTTTTAATGTTATTTTTATCTATTTATATTATATAGAAAAAAATTACTCTAAAAGTTGTTTATTAAAAAGAAAAGTATTATATTATAATTATGAAAAAGAACACACCAAACTTTATAATAGTAGGAGCAATGAAAGGTAGCACCTCTGCTGCTGCTATAAATTTAAATTTACACGAAGATGTATTCTGTGTAACGCCTTACTGGAAGGAAAAAGTAAACGCACATTATAATTATAAACCTTCTGACTTTGTAGGAGGCTTAAGTGAAGAGACTAATAAAGAAATGGACTTTTTTAATAAAGAACATAATTTTAATTTAGGTAGAGATTTATACGAGTCTTATTTTCCAAGACCAACCAAAGCAATAGGAGAAGCATCACCAAATTATTTCTACCTACATGAAAAAGGTCAAGAAAGCACAGCTAAAAACATGGCATTAACTTTAGGAACACCTAAGATTATAGTTATACTTAGAGATCCTATCACTAGAAGTTTTAGCCATTGGAATCATATACAAAGACCAAATTCGAATTTTGCATTGAGATTTAAAGGAAAGTCCTTCAACGAAAGTACAGAACAGGTTTCTAACGATAAAGCTAAAAACTCTATTCTACTTAGAAGTAAATACGTAGAAAACTTAAAGAAATATAGAGCAACTTTTGGATCGGAAAACGTATATGTAGCTATACAGGAAGAAATCAAAGCTAATCCTGCAGTTGAATATAATAAAATGTTTAGCTTTTTAGGAGTAGATGAGTTAGCACTTGATAAAGAATATAGAGATATACATTCTGCATCTTACGACACAACTATCGATACAGCTTCTGAACAATTTTTAAAGGCTTATTTTAAAGATAGTGTTAATGAACTCAAAGCACTTTATCCTGATCTAGACTACTCTAAGTGGAATACGTACTAGTAGTACAGTAAAAAAAGTTTATTGAAAAATTAGTTATGAATATAGATATATACGCAGTTACTGTGTGTGTAAACTACGCACATTTATTTAAGTATTGTATAGCAAATAATCGTTTTTTTAAACGTTGGGTTATAGTTACTACCGAGCAAGATACTGAAACTATAAAACTGTGTGAAGATAATAACCTAGAGTATATATTTTCTGAAAAGCTTTATAACCGTCAATTTTCAAAAGGTGAAGCCATTAACGAAGCATTTGATTTATTAGGGTACACTAACGATTGGTATCTGCATATTGACGCAGACGTACTACTACCGGATAACTTTAGTGATGCTTTCCCTGTTGATGAAGAGACTAATAGAATAAAAATTAGAGGGTTAAGAAAATTGAAATGTGTTGAAACAGAACACATGGAAAGAACAGGTTATTACCGTTTATATGAAGAGTATTTAGACGAACCCTTCTCAGCATTAAACCTATACACGATGGGAAGAGTCAACGTCAACGAAGAAGAGGATTTTGACCCATTCATACCACAGCAATATTTTAGTAAAACAGACGAAATCGTACAGAAGTTTAAAGGGTATGGTTATTTTCAACTATTTCATTTGCCATCTCTATTAAATGTATACCCCGATTTACACCACCTATACCCTTCTATGTCTAAAAATGCAGGCCACGATGATTGGATATTTTCTAAAATATTCTACCAGGTTATATGTTTAGATAGCTACTGTGTGCATCTATCACCTGAAAATGAAAACTGGGATGGAATTTAATACAGCAAGTAAGATGAAGTTATGTGTAGTCACAAATTATGAAAATAAAGGGTTAATAAACGAAACTAATATTTTTACTAGTATCTATAAAGCTATAGGTATAACTGAAGCAGATACGTTTAGCTTTAGGGACGTAAATGCTCAGTATACTATTAATAAGAATTACTCGCATTTAATTATTAGCTTTGATTACAAAGTTAGTAGTGTAGGGCTGTATCATGAGTTTCTAAGGGAAGTCACGATTCCTAAAATATTTATTATAGACACAATACCAGAAGTTCATAGAAAATTAAATCTTGAATGTCTAGAGAAATTTGCACCTTCTTTTTCGGAAGGATTTGTAGCTCTATCTAATGATAAGCAGAATACCCTATACTATAAACATTCTGATGCATTTGTATTCTTTAGTAAGAGAGATAAGGAACTATTTGAAGATTATTATAAAGTTCCCGATGGAATTAAAAAAGTAGTTATACCACCGCCTCTAGGTAGTGAGAAAAGTTTAAAAGTAAATTTAGACAACGTTACTAAAGGTACAAATTTTACTTTCAATGGAGTACCGTCATATGCTAATGGAATTCATATATCTGCAAATACAATATGGAAGAATGAAAATTTAAGTTTAGACTATTACGGTATTCACGGAAGAACGGATTTTCTTAATCAATTTCTTATTAACAACGTTACACAGACTATACCAAAATTTACTTTTAAAGCAAGACTACGTTCAGAAAATAAGTATTTCAAGAAATATTCTGCATATCTATATACCCCAGTATACGATACCTTCGATTACTATACATTTAAGAGTCTATTAAACGGATTAGTACCTATAATAGGAAGAGACTCCGCTGCATTAGAGTATTTAAAGAATTATCCATATGTTATCTCTAATCAACCTGAACAAATAGAATATACCTTAGATATTTTTCATAAAACAAAACTAGATATACTGAAAAGACTACTTACAGACCAAGAAAGTAACTTAAAGGAGTTAAGTAATGAAAATATATACTCTAAGTATGAGAATCTAATTAGAGAGTTATAATATGAGTTTAAAAAATAGTACTTTAGGATTTGATAAAATATACGTTATAAATTTAAAACGTAGAAAAGATAGAAGAGATATATTAATTAAGGAAAATCCTGAAATTGATTTTACTTTTATTGAAGCTGTAGACGGTAAGGAAATAACAACAGTAGAATTACAAAAACAAGGTCTAGTAGGGAGTTCGTTTTTTGATCCAACTGGTATGCTGACTACAGGTATCTTCGCTTGCGCATTATCACATAAAAAAGCTTGGGATCAAGCATTAAAGGATGGAGTTGAAAATGCACTTTTTCTAGAAGACGATATTTTCTTTGTAACTCCCTTTATAGAGAATAGCAAGCTAACACCTATATACAAGGAAATACTAAAAGAACAGAACGATATCGACTGGGATATAGTACAGTACGGGAAAAAAACTGAACAATCACATGGAATAATACTATCTAAAAATTTTGTAATTCCTAGATACAGGACTAATTTTAACGGTGCACATTGCTACGGAGTTACAAAGCAAATGATTAAGACTCTTTCTGATAACTGTATACCGGTTAAGTATGCTGCAGATGTATATATAGAAACTTTCTACAATACTCATAATATAATTAACCTTTCTAACAGTCTAGTAAGACAAAAATCAGATATTGCAGATGCTGCAAATGCAGATTCTGATACATACTATAACGATTATAGAGAAAGCGGCGGTAAGATAGGTATTTCTTTTGATAGTGAAGGAAATGTAATAAATAAGAGCATAGCTCAGTACATTAAACACCCAAAAGATATTATTGATCAGCATGTTGAAATAGTATTAGAGAAGTATAATTTCGGACGACAAAAATTTAACAGAGATAGCTTCTTCGGTCTATCAGATCTACTAAAGCATATAGGTAATTTTACAGATGAAAATTCTAAAATGATTGAAATAAACAGTCATACCGGAGAGTCAACTTTTTTCTTCGGATGTAGCGGTCTGTTTAAAAACATATACACTGTCGATTCGTATGTAGGTGAAGACGAGTTTAATATTAAGAATAATTTAAGTTGGGAAGATATTAAAATTGCCTATAGCAACAATACAAGTAGTTTTAATAATGTCAACCACCTTACAAATCTTCCGGAAGAAATTATAGATAGCTTCTCAGATATATTCTTTACCTATATTAATAATAGAAAAAGACAAGATGTTAAAAAATTAATTGAATCAATTCTCCCTGCAATGAATAAAGAAGGCTTTATAGGAGGATATGGTCCTACTAATATAGTACCAACCAAAACTTTTTGTGATGGGAGCTGGTTAATTAAGGTAGGAGATATAGTTGTATAATTCAAAAATAATTCTTATATTGATAATATGATATACTGGTTAACTGGCCAACCATGTGCTGGCAAAACAATTTTAGGAGATTTATTGCAAGAGCGTTACACACCTAATGCCTTTAGAATAGATGGAGATGATATGAGAGAATTATTCTCTAATAAAGACTACTCTATTAAAGGTAGAGTTGAAAATGTAGGTACAGCTCAACGTATTGCTCACTATCTACACAATCAAGGAAATGATGTTATAGTTTCTTTAGTAGCACCTTATTTGGATCAAAGAGAAGATTTCAAAACCCTTTTAGGTGATAATATTAAAGAAATATATGTTCACACAACAGAAGCAAGAGAACGTGACCATTGGAAAGCAATTGCGTATATTGCCCCTCAAGGTAATTTTATTGATATAGATACTACAGACGATACACCTGAAGAATCTTTACAAAAGATAATCAATAATTTACCTAAAAAATACCCTGAAGGGTCTTTACTAAATGAATTACCACCTTCAGATTATCAATTAGATAACTAATATGGAGAAAAAAAATACATACTTTTGTGATATAGATGGTACTATATTCAAATACCGTAAATTTGAAACATATGAGACAACAAAAGCTGAAGGAATAAAATCTACTATAGAATATTTAGACAAAGCTTCAGTTGAAGGTCATATGATAATTTTAACTACAGCTCGTCCTGAATACCTTAGGATGCATACTGAAATAGAATTATATGAAAATGAAGTACCGTACCATAGGTTAATTATGGGTATTGAAAGGGGCCCTCGTTATTTAATCAATGATATGGATCCAAAGAAACCTGGAGAACGGGCTATTGCAATAAATTTAGAAAGAGATAAAGGTATATGAAAAAGTATTTAGCACAAGCAGCATTCCAGTCCTCATTCAATGAGAATAAATACTCAATGTATATTGGAAGATGGCAACCTTGGCATGCAGGTCATAGATGGCTTATTGATCAAAGATTAGAAGAAGGTAAGAACGTATGGATAGCCATTAGAGAGATACCACCAGACGAAAAAAACCCTTGGACTGCTGAGGAGGTATTAACTAACTTAGAACGTGAATTAAAAGATTTGATAGAGCAAGGTAGAGTAAAATGTACTATCGTACCGGATATTGAATCAATCAATATAGGAAGAGGAGTAGGATATGACGTTATAGAACATTGCCCACCTGAAGAAGTAAAAAATATATCTGCTACTAAGATTAGAGAACAAATGAAAAAAGATGGCAAGTTATAAAGAAACAATAGTTAAGACTTTAATTTGGAGAGTTATAGCTACATCGATAACTATACTTACTGGCTGGATAGTAAGCGGTAATTGGAAATTCGGGTTAGCTATTGGGAGCATAGATACTGTCATAAAAACAGTAGGCTACTTTTCATTTGAAAGACTATGGGTAAAATCAACTAAATTAAAAAAATAGCATATTTATAATAAATTAAAACACACTTACAATGACACACACTTGGAAAATATACGATCTTGAAAGACTCAAAGCAGATGGAGTAGTTACTAAAGTAACTTACGGATGCGAATCAAACGACGGTGATTTCTCTGCTAGAAAAATAGGAGAATTTACACTAACAGGTGCAGCATCTGACGATGGATTTATTGCTTATGATGACTTATCAGAGGGTAATGTACTAGGTTGGGTAGACTCAAATGTTGATAAAGCAGCAATTGAAGCTGAATTGGTAGAATCTATCAACAACAATAAGCTACTTATAGCAGCTGAAACTACAGCAACCGGTACACCTTGGTAGTAAAGAGTTAAAATTAGTTATAATTAAATAAGTTTTATGAATATCATATTTCAAATAGACGGCGGTCTAGGCAAAAGCATTATGGCTACGGCAGTAGTTAAAGTGATAAGAAAACGCTATAAAAACGCACATATAGTAGTAGTATCTGCTTACCCTGATGTCTTTCTTAATAATCCACTTATTAATGAATGTTACAGAATAGAGCAGATGAATGGTGCGTACTTAAAGTATGTAAAAGATCAAGACTGTAAGCTTTTTGTAGAAGACCCGTACCGTAATACTTCATTTTTAACTGAAAAAGAACACCTCTTAAAGACGTGGTGTAGGATCTACGGACTTACTTATAATTTCGAACAGCCTCAAATCTACTTAACAGAACCTGAAAAGGAATATTATTCTCCATTCTATAAAACAGATAAACCAGTAATGGTTATTCAGCCAAATGGTGGTCCACAACAACAAGGATATAAATACGCCTGGACTAGAGATATTCCACAAATAACAGTAAACAGCCTAGTACAGCATTATAAGAATGATTATTCAATTGTTCATATAAAAAGAAAGGATCAGTATGAATATCCTGATACATTAGCAGCTATGGATGGTTATAGAAGTATAGCTATATTAATAGGGTTATCTAAGAAACGTGTACTTATGGACTCATTTGGGCAACACCTTGCAGCAGCAATGAACAAAAAGTCTACTGTATGCTGGGTAACTACAAAACCAAAAGTATTTGGGTATAAACTTCATGATAACATACAGGCAAACCCCTTTACTAAAGAACCTAATATTAAAAACGCTATATATCAGCCTTTTGGACTATCAGAAGATATATCAAGTATACCTTATAATGGACTAGAAGAAATTTTCGACATCAATAAAATAGTTAAGTCTATTAATAATCAGTAATAATTAAATTAATAGTTGCTTAAATAAAATTAAATTCTTATATTATATTAATAAATAAAAATAAAAATGGCTACAACTAAATTAACCCAAGAAGAAATAGATAATATTGCTAACATTAGTAAGGATAACCAGGTACTGAGACAGGAACTAGGGAAACTAGGTTTAGACAAAATCGAACTCGAATCTAGGGAGACAAACTTAAAAGCATTCTTAGCTAACATTCGCGAAAGAGAAGCTGAATTAAATAAAGCTCTAACAGATAAATACGGAGCTGGGACTGTTGACCTCCAGACAGGTGAAATAACAACACAGGACGAACAGCCTGCAGAAGATACAGTAGTTAAAACTCAACCAATCGAAGATACTGATGAAGATAATTAAACTTACCTCAGAGGAAGTTGAAACTTTACAGAAACTCAAATCACATAACGAATCTATAGTTAAAGAGTTTGGGTCAATACATCTTGCTAAGCTTAATTTGAAAAGTAGAGAGGAACGAGCAGAAACATTCCTAACTAATGTAAGAACCACAGAAGTTGATATTGCAAAGATGTTAGAAGACAAGTACGGCAAAGGTACTGTAAACCTTTCAACAGGTGAATTTAACTCAACAGCATCTTAATATTCTCAGTAGACTGTTTTCGGTCTTTTATTCCTATTTATTATCGTTAAGAGGAACACTTAATTAAAAATAAGGTTTCGAATTATTAACGATATTTATTATAGAACGAATAATCTAATATAAGATACGATGGCAGAATCATTAATCTCACCAGGGGTACTATCACGCGAGCAGGATAGATCTTTTATTGCACCAGCCCCACTAGAAGCAGGTGCAGCTTTCGTTGGCCCAACAGTAATGGGACCAACATTCGAACCTACAGTTGTTACTTCTTACGGAGACTACCAAAGAACATTTGGAACAACTTTTTCATCAGGTTCTGAAACATACGAATTTTTAACTTCGATTGCAGTTAAATCCTACTTCGAGCAAGGAGGAAACACAGCTCTTATTACAAGAGTTGTTTCTGGTTCTTTTACAGGAGCTACGAGCACTACAATTGGCGCAGCAGATGGAGGAGATAAACCTTTCACTCTACAGACTTTAGGTAAAGGAGAGCTCTTTAATACTTCTACTGGAGCTGGTGACCCAGGAGCAGAAAATAGCGATGGTTCATTAAAGTTAGGTTCCGATGATAACATTAGATGGGAAATCCAAAATGTTGACCAAGCAACAGGAACATTCTCTTTAATTATCAGAAGAGGTGATGACAGCACAAAATCAAAAACTATATTAGAATCTTTTAACGATTTAAGTTTAGACCCTAACAGTGAAGGGTATATTGCTAGCGTTATTGGTGATCAGTACAAGAGTATTGGAGACGACGGAGATGGCGCATTCTTAAGTACTAACGGTCGTTACGTTAACAGATCACGTTACGTAAGAGTAGCAAGTGTTGATAGAAGAACTATTAATTACTTAGCAAACGACGGTATCAATATTAGAGAAGCATCTTACACAGGTTCTTTACCAGCTGCTAGTTCTGGTTCATTCCACGGCGCAACAGGTACTAACTATCAGCATGATGAAGTAAATTTACATTTCGAAGATATTTCAGCAACAAACACACAAGGTTTAGTAGCTGAAAATTATGAATCTGCATTCAGCTTACTAACTAACCAAGACGAATACTTATTCAATATTATATCTGCACCAGGTCTTATCTACAGCTACGGTGAGCACAAGACTCAATTAGATTCTATGATTTCTCTAGCACAAGACAGAGGAGATGCTATCGCAGTAGTAGATTTATCACCATATGGAACAACAGTAGCACAAGCAGCAGGACATGCAGCAGTAGTAAATAACTCTTATGCAGCATCTTACTGGCCTTGGGTACAAGTTGGTAGTTCAACAGGTAAATTAGAATTCGCTCCAGCATCAGTAGTAATACCAGGTGTATATGCCTTCACAGATAGCGCAGCAGCACCATGGTTTGCACCAGCAGGTTTAACTAGAGGAGGTATTCCTAACGTTATCCAAGCAGAAAGAAAATTAACTAGAGCTCATAGAGATACTCTTTATGCTGCAAACGTTAACCCAATAGCTACATTCCCAGGATCTGGTATTTCAGTATTCGGTCAGAAGACATTACAGAAGAAGAAATCAGCTCTTGATCGTGTAAACGTAAGAAGATTATTGATCGCACTTAAGAAGTTCTTAGGAGATCAAGCTAAGTCATTAGTATTCGAACAAAATACTATTGCAACTAGAAACACTTTCTTAGCAAACGTTAACCCATATTTACAATCAGTAGTTGAAAGACAAGGTCTTTATGCATTCCGAGTAATAATGGATGATTCTAACAACACAGCAGACGTTATTGATAGAAACCAATTAGTAGGTCAAATCTTTATCCAACCAGCTAAAACAGCAGAATTCATTACTTTAGACTTCGTAATCCAACCAACTGGAGCTACATTGGGAGAATAATTTTAAAATAAGATATTTATATTTAAACAACAAATAAAATGGCAGTATTAGATCCTAACGAAATAATGTTCAGAGCTTTCGAACCGAAAGTACAAAACAGATTTATCATGTATATTGATGCGATCCCATCATTCATGATAAAAAACGTCAAAGCTCCTACTTTTACAGATAATGTAGTAAAGCTTGACCATATCAATTCATACAGAAAAATTAGAGGTAAAAGAGAATGGGCAGAGATGTCTATGACACTTTACGATCCGATCACTCCAAGTGGAGCACAAGCTGTTATGGAATGGGCAAGACTAGGGTACGAATCAGTAACCGGTAGAGCAGGATATTCTGACTTCTATAAGAAAGATTTAACACTTAACGTATTAGGACCAGTAGGTGACGTAATCGGAGAGTGGATAATCAAAGGAGCATTCGTAACAAACGGAGACTTCGGCCAGTATGATTGGTCATCAGACGCAGTTGTTGATTTAGCAATCTCAATCAACATGGATTACTGCATCTTAAATTACTAGGATACAATACATTTATTTATAGAAGAGCCTGCATTAGCAGGCTTTTTTTTTGTTTAGAAGTTGGTTCCAAAAGTATTTCTTCGTATATTTATATATAAACTAGTTTACAATTAATAAAATTTATGGAACCAAAATTTAAAATTCCTACCGAAACGGTAGACCTACCATCGAAAGGGCACTATTACCCTGAAGGACATCCACTTAAAGAAGGCAAAGTCGAAATGAAATATATGACTGCCAAAGAAGAAGATATCCTAACTAACCAGAATTATATAACTAAAGGAATAGTAATTGACAAATTACTTCAATCTCTTATTGTTACTGATTTTCCTTATAACGATTTATTAATCGGGGATAAGAATGCAATTATGGTTGCAGCACGTATCTTATCTTACGGTAAAGATTACGATATTGAGTATAAAGGAGAGCAGATTACTGTCGATTTATCTGAAATTAAAGAAAAAGAATTTGACGCTAGCGTTAAACCTAATGAAGCAGGAGAGTTTGTTTTTAGTCTCCCTAAAAGCGGTAATGAAGTGACATTTAAGCTTCTCAACCACGGAGATGACAAGAAAATAGATAGAGAGATAGAAGGTCTTAAAAAGATTAGCAGAGACAATGAGACAGGGGTTACTACAAGAATGAAACACCTTATCACCTCAATTAACGGAGATAGAGAGCAATCAACTATCAGACAATTTGTAGACCAGGGATTATTAGCGGCTGATGCAAGAGCATTAAGAGAGGAATATTCAAGAGTACAGCCAGATGTTGAATTTAGTGTATACCATGTGAACGATCAAGGTGTTGGGGAGGACATCGACGTTCCGGTAACTATCAACTTTTTTTGGCCTGACGCTTAAACAAGCTGCTGAGTATAGAAGCGGTTTATTCCGGCAAATACACGAAATAGTGTTTCATGGTAAAGGCGGCTATGATTGGGGCACCGTGTATAATATGCCGATATGGTTACGTAAGTTTACCTTTGGTGCAATTAATGAATTTCACAAAGAACAAAACGAAGTAAATAACACAGGACAGACCTCTAGTAACGATATTCCTAAAGGTCCAAATATTTCTCCATCGTATAGTACAAAGGCTTCTAAATAATAGAGGCCTTTACTATTTATAAAAAAGAATACAGCAAATGGCTGATGAAATAAACATACAGGGAGATCTATCCGGTGGTGACGCACGTAAAAAACAACTAGATGATATAAGAACTGCTGCAGAAAAAGCAGGGCAGGAAATAAATGCGTTATCTAAGGAATTCAAAGAACTTTCTAATCTAGCAGGTGCTAATAAGAATATCGGAGTAGATACCAGTAAGGTGAAGGTACTTACTAAATCTATGTCTGAGATAACAGTCTCTACTTTAAAGTCTTCTAAAGAAAGAAAAAAATTCGCTACTCAACTTCTAGCAGCAGAAAAAGAACAAGCAGGAACTGCAACGGTTATTGAAAACCTTAGTAAGGAAATAAAAGAAAGAAAAAAAGAAGATTTAGCATTAGAAAAAGTAGCCGATATCCTTAGGAAAAAATCTAGAGATGAACAACTAGAATTTGAAGAGAGAATTTCCAAGCATAAAGCCAAAGCAACCCAGCTAGAGATTGATGCTGATAAAATGCTTCAAAAAGCTATAGCATCTGGTAAAAAAGATGAAATAGCAAACGCAGAAAAAGCACATAGTAGTATGATGGCTAAATCTAAAGAAAACTATGATTTAGCAAAAAAATTAACTGCAGACGCCAAAACCAAAGAAACAGCAGCACAAAAGCTAATAAATAAAAAACAAGATTTAGTAAAAGAATCACAAGCAGAAACATCTGCTCTAGAAGGTCAAAAAAGAAGCGCTGAAGAAATCAATGCCGCCCAAGAAAAGCAAATAGGTAAAGCAAAGGAACTTCATGGCGAAATGCAAAAAATAGAAAAAGCAGGAGGTAGCGTACTTAAGTCTTTCTCAGAATTTGGTCAAAAAATAGGAGGTATGATACCTGTGTTTGGTCAATTATTTCAAACCGTATTTGGTGAATTAGCTGATGCTCAAAAAATGTTTGAAGATGCTGTAGCACAGGGTACTAGTAAAGCAGGAGCGAGGTATAAGGCACTAACCGGGACTATTAAAGCACTTACTATAGCAGCAGCAACTTCTTTTGCAAAAATGGCATTTGATGGTGCAAAAACATCTTCCGAAGCATTTAAAATAGTTAAGCAAGGAATAGGAGGAGGTCTTATTGATGCTAAAATTGCAATGCAAGCAGCAAGCGGAGCAGCTGCTAAAATGGGAATTCCTCTAGCAGAAGCATCTGGCTATATAGGTCAGATGAACTCTGCATTAGGTACATCATTAGGTTTCACTAGCGAACAAGTAGCAACTTTCGGTAGACTTACTAGAAATATGGGTGTATCTAGTGGTGCCGCAACTAAGATATTTAAGATTGCTACTAAAACTGGAATATCTTTTGAAGACATGGCAAAAAAGGTTGGTGGTATAACAACTAAGCTTAACGCTATGAACGGTACAGCCATCGCCCCTCAAGCTGTATTTGAAGAGATGGGCAATGCGTCTAGTACGATCCTCCGTAATATGAAAGACAACCCAGATGCTTTAATAAAAGCAGCAGCTGGCGCCAGAGCCATGGGTATGGAAATGAATAGAATAGCTGATGCAGCAGAATCTACATTAGATTTTGAGAATTCTATGCAAAAAGAAATGGAGGCTGAATTAATTCTCGGTAAGGAATTAAATTTAGATAAATTAAGAGCTGCAGCAGCAACAGGAGACCAAGTTGCAATTCAAGAAGAGCAGAAGCGTATCATAATGGAAAACGCAGATGCTGTAAAAGGTAACGTAAAAGCTCAAGAGATGTTAGCAGCATCTTTAGGAATGAGTAAAGAAGAACTGAATGGTATCTTAAACGCTACTGAAGATAATGTTAAGATGGCCAACAATGATGCTGCTGCTGCCCAAGCAAATGCTGAGAATAAAAAGAAATCTGCTGAAGAATTAGGTCAACTGCAATTAAATACATTTAAAACACTAAACTCCTTATCAGATAAATTAAATAAATTTACTGAAGATTTATCATTAGGAGCATTTAAATTTTTCAATCTTATTAGAGATGCATTTGATCCTAAAGATATAATGGGTTCACTAGGCAGAATAAAAGACCTAGTAATAAAGACATTTAAAGATGCATTTACCGGAGGTGATACAGTATTTAAAAATACGTTAGGCAAAGGAAGTATGTTAGGTATGCTATTAGGAGCTGCCACAATGACAGGTGGAGCTTTAACCATAGGATTTAAAGGTCTTTCTGCAATAGGTGGTATTTTTAAGAAAATGAGAGGTACTCCTATGATGCCAATGTTTGTAAAAAACATAGGTGATAAGACCGCCGGAATACTCAGCAAATTCACTTCAATGTTTAAAAACAAAAAAGGAGGTGCTGCTGCTGCAGGTGGAGGAGGAATATTAAGCAAGCTAACATCAGTATTTAAGAAGAGAGGTTCTGGAGATTTAGTAAAATCTGCATCTTCTCCTTCCGGGTTTAGAGACAAAATGGGTAGATTTGCAAAGGCACCAGGTAAGTCCGCAGCAGGTGGAGGCGCCGCAGGAGGTGTTGGTGGAATGCTAAAGGGTATAGGAAAAGGAATAGGCGATTTTGCTAAAGGAATAGGAAAAGGTATAAAAGGTATCCTTGAAGGTTTAGCTTTTGGTATAAAAGCATTTGGTTCTGGCCAGGTTCTTGCTGGTGCAGCAGTACTAGGAGCTGCTATTACATTAATTGGCGCCGGTATTGCAGGAGCTTCTTGGTTAATGGGTAAATCGTTACCAACATTGGCCAAAGGAATGGAATCAATTGCAGAATTAGACGGTTCTGCACTTATAAAAGCAGGAGCTGGAATGGCAGCAGTTGGACTTGGACTTACCGCTATGGCAGCAGGTACAGCAGCTCAAGCAGTAGGTGGACTAATGGGAGCTATTGGATCATTTTTCGGTGGTGACGGTATTGATGAAATGCTTAAAAAGGTAGAGAAGTTTGGAAAAAATTATGACTTTGATGCCGGTAAAATAGAAAATAATGCCAAAGGAGTAGTAGCATATGCTCTTGCAATGGGAGCACTAGCAGTTGGAGCAGGTGCTGGCGCCGTAGCAGGATTAGCAAATCTAGGTAGCACACTCTTAGACGGACTTACAGCATCGCTAGGAGGAGGTCTACCTATGGATAAAGTACAAGCATTCGGTAAGTGGAATTTAGACGCTGATAAGATAGAGAACAATGCCCGGGCAGTAGCTGGATACGCAGTAGGTATGGCAGCTTTAGCTGGCGGAGCAGCAGGCGGTGGAATTGCCAGTTTAGCTAACCTAGGCGGTGCACTCTTAGACGGACTTACATCTACACTAGGAGGTGATCTTCCAATGGATAAAGTACAGCAATTCGGTAAGTATAACTTAGATGCTGATAAAGTTGAAAATAACGCTCGTGCAATAGCAGGTTATGCAAGAGGCATGGCTGCATTAGCAGGAGGATCAGCAGCATCTTCATTATCTTCTTTAGCTGGCCTGGGTGGCTCACTAGTAGATGGAATAGTAGCAGGAATAGGAGGCCCTCTTCCATTAGATAAAGTTTCTAAATTCCAAACATATAATTTCGATGCTGATAAAGTTAAAAATAATGCATCAGCATTAGCAAGTTATGCATTAGGTATGGCTGCTTTAGCAGGAGGAGCAGCAGCATCATCCGTAGCATCGCTAGCAGCTTTAAGTGGTTCAGTAGTAGACGGAATTGTAGCAGGAGTAGGAGGCCCTCTTCCATTAGATAAAGTAGATAAATTTCAAAAGTATAACTTCGACCCTAAGAAAGTTAAAAATAATGCCTCTGCAATAGCTAGTTATGCAATCGGTATGGCTAAATTAGCAGGAGGTTCAGCTGCATCATCTGTAGCATCTTTATCATCCATAGCAGGTAACCTTGCAGATGGATTAATGGCTGGGCTTGGAGGGCCTCTTCCATTAGATAAAGTTAAAATTTTCCAAGGATATGATTTTAAGAAAGATAAAATAAAAAATAATTCTGAAGCTATAAGTGAGTATGCCATAGCGATGGCTAAATTAGCATCATCAGAAGCAGGTGGATTTTTAGCTTCATTAGGAAAAGCAGCTGGTCAATTAGTTACTGGATTAGCTGAATCTATCGGTTTAGGAGGTATTCCTTACGATAAATTAAAAGAATTAGAAAATGCTGATTTAGATGCTGAAAAAATAGGTAATAACGCAAAGGCTTTAACAGCTTATGCTTTAGCAATGGCATCACTTCAAGATGTGCCTAGCGGGTTCTTCAAGTCGTTAGGTAAGATGGGTAGTGAACTAGTTGACGGCATAACGGATGCCTTAGGAGGTACTAGCGGTATTCCTTACGAAGAAATGAATGCATTTGCTAATGCTAAACTAGAAACAAAAAAAATAATTTCTAACGCTGAAGCATTACAAGCATTTGGTACGGCAATGACTTCTTTAGGTACTTTTGATAATGATACTGATAAGTTCTACGACGGTATTGAAGATTTAGGGAACGGTATAGATGCTTTTAATAAACTTGAAGATATAGATACTAATAAAATTGAATCTTTAAGAACATCAATGCTGGCAATAAAAGATGCTACTTCTATAGATTTATCTAATGCAAAGAGTATATTAGAGGATCTTGGATCATTTGCTAAAACAGTAGGTAAAGGGGTAATAAAGGTAGATATAGCAGCTAAAACAATATTTAGTGAAGAGCTAGAAGGATTAACATCTACGATAGATAGCTCATCAAACAGAGAATTAGAAGAGCTTAAAAAAATAAATCAAGAACAATCTAAAGAACATAGGAAAGAAATGAAAGAATTAAGAAGACAAACATTCTTACTTGCCGAAGCTTTAGGAGATAGAAAAGACACTGTAATACAGATGGATGGATTCCAAGTAGGTAAAGCTTTAGGGTCCCGATACTAAATAACTAGATATTTATAATTATATTAAACAATTAAATTAACAATTATGGCACTTATTGATTCATTAAACTCAACAAACTTAGGATTAAACGGCGAAACCCCACCTAATAGAGAAGGAGCATCAGCAGATACTTCTAAAGTACATGTAAACGGTGAAACTCAAACAGCAGATCATTCTGTATTGGATTTAGACGGAGCAGTACCAACTAAATACATGGATAACCCTCCACAGTAATATGGCTTTAGTAGATCTAAAAACAGATCTAAAGTCTTTAAAATTTGAGAGCGGGCTGAATAGGAAGCCTTTTGTCGTTAAAGATGTAGATCAACGAGGCGGACGAAATAACGCTTTTGATGTTATCGGTATACAAGCAGCTAAGAGATTAGATGATGTTGTCCGAATGGCAAAACTCGTTGTGGCTAAACCTGGCTTAGCACATGCTGCTAAACAGGCACTACATACTACTATTTCTGCAGCCGAAACAGGTAAGTTATATGATAACGCAGAAAAAGATGTTCTAAGAAACGCAAAAGATATTCTTGCCACCGCAGTTACTAATACAGCACAAACAGCAGTTAACGGCTTAGGTATACATACATTTAAAGGATTACTGGAGACAGATGGAGATGATCGTCAGTATTTAACTTCTATTGATGAAGTTGTAAAAAAGAAAATGAGAAGCCCATCTCACTCAACTCAAATATCTCAAGGAGTAAAGAAGTCAAAAAAGCTAAAAGTAGGAGATGAAGAAGCAAAAAAATTCGGCAAAATAGACTACCTAGAAAAACCAAATAACTCAAATGCATACGATAAAGTTAATTATAACGAAGGAGAAATAGACGAATCAAGTGATATTATACCATTTGGATTTCGAATTATAGGTGGTGATAGTATGCAATTTAGAGCTTATCTTTCATCACTTAGTGATTCCTATTCAGGTCAATGGAATAAAACACAAATGTTAGGCAGGCCTGAAAATTTTAAAAGTTATAACGGATTCGAAAGAAATATAAATTTAGGTTTTAAAATCGCAGCTGAAACTAGAAAGGATTTACTTCCTCTATATAGAAAACTTAATAGATTAGCCTCAACGACAGCACCAACTTTTGACAATTCAGGTGTCTTTATGAGAGGAACTCTAGTTAAAGTTAGAGTTGGGGATTACTTGCATAATCAAACATGTAACGTAGAAAGTGTAGCTTTTTCATGGGCTATAGAGTACCCATGGGAAGTAAAATTGCGAGGCGATAAAGAAGGTGATGTTCAAATACTCCCTCACGTATTAGATGTAAGTATGACATTAGGCGCTATTCATAATTTTGTACCAACAACAGGCGATACACCGTTTATAGGATATCACGATTGGGATGAAGAGAAAAAAGCACCAGGTCCAGATTCTTTATTTCAAAAGGCACCGGCATTAAACCCGGATCGAATTAATAACCCGTGGAAGGATTCGTAATATATGAACAGGTATAACAAAATAAAAACCTCTAATACAGAAACAGGTAGAAGGTATGTATTTAACGCTGTATATCCCGATATTCCTGCTACTGCTGATGACACATATGTAATCGCCACAGGAGGAGATAGGTACGATACCCTAGCACAACAGTTTTACGGAGATAAATCACTATGGTGGATCATCTCTACAGCAAACCCAGGCACTAACACAGATTCCTTATCTGCTAAACCTGGACTTCAATTAAGAATACCAGCTAACCCTCAAACTGTAATAGATAGATACAATAAGTTAAATGAAATTAGATAGTTATGGCAAAAGAAGGAGTATTTTTTGAAAGACCTCTACCGTCATTATCTACTTTAGACGTAAGTGTTAGAGAGCAATTAGAAGTAAGAGAAAAACTTTACGCAAAAGACTTAACATATACAGGAGACGGAGATTTCCTGACACAGTATTTGAATGCAAATAATTCCTTTGTAAAATTAACATCAGGTATAGAAGTAAAAGATGTTCCTAATGCTGCTCATAACAATATACTTTTAGGAGGGGTTTTATATAAAGGTAAGAGTAAGAGAGCAGGATTGAACGATAACCCATTCATAAGCGAGAACAATTCAGGAGCGTATAACTTTGCCCATGGAGTATCAGGAGAAGTAAAAGATAAACCTGCAGAAGGGTACGTCCCAATGCCCGGTATAGTAGACTTTAGTGTTAAGAACACAGGTAATAGTGGCTTTACACGTAACGTTTCTATAAAAGTAAAATGCTTTAGTTTAGAACAACTTTCTATACTCGAAAAATTATACTTAAGACCCGGTTTCAAATGTTTAGTAGAATGGGGTCATGTTATTTACGGTACAGGTAATAAATCAAAACTAGATGACAAAAAAGTATACAACCCAGAAACTATATTTTCAGATGAAGTACCGTCTGGTGATGATTTAAAAGAAGAAAAAATAAAAGAAAAAGGCAGTGAGCTTATAAAGTCATCACAGAACAATTATGATTATATGCTTGGCATGATAAAGAATTATAATTGGAGTGCCGAAAAAGATGGGTATACAGTTGATATACAACTTTTAGGTAAAGGGGCTGTATCTACATTTATCAAGAAAGTTTATGGAGGTACAGAACACGAAGACGGTACTAAACTTGACCCAGGTGTAGAATTTGAAAGTACCCCTGAGAGTTCTTTCGGTGGGATCTTAAAGAGGATATCACAAGCTGATACTAAAGGTAAACAAGAAAACACAGATGAAAATAATATCGTAGAAGAATGCGATATGGGACCTATCAACTCTGGACTTGAAAAATATAAAACTCAAATGGATGGAATAACTGAACTATTATCCACAGAAGGAGATAGTTTTGAATTCAAAGTCTATAGAGCAGGTTTTGCTGATGTAAATAAAGAAGCAGGTAATAAAAATTTCAATTACATTAGTATGAGATTCTTCTTAGGGATGATAAACTACTTCTTCCTACCCCGTCCCTCCTCAGGAACTATAGTACCCGAAGGTAAGTTTAATACAACACCTGAACAGGATTTCTACTTAACCTACGATAATCATTTTAGCATAGATCCATATATCTGCTTACTTCCCCAACAGACGGGTGATTTTGGATTAAAAACCACTACCATTAAAGGTTTCAGTAAAGATAAAAAGACAGCTGCTGATATATTAGATATACAGTTATGTACTGATTTCTTATATCAAGACTATAAAAAAGTAGTAGAGCCATCTGGAAAAAATAATGAATCACAAAAAAGTATTGGAGAATATTTGAATATCATTTTAGATAAGGTAACTGCAAGTTTAGGAGGAATAAATGAATTTGTACTCTATAATGATTTTTACCTAAAAAAAGAATTAGGACCTAGTAGGGTAATAGATTTACAAGTACTGCCAAGACCTGAAGGACAACCAGAAACATATAAAATGATAACACCAAGAGGTAAAGCCTCATTTGTAACAGATTTCTCTTTTAAAAGTGAACTTTCCAATTCGATGATTAACTTAATAACAAGCCAAGCAATCATATCAGGGGCATCTGCAGGAAAGATGGCTTCAACAGGTTTAGCTGCATTTAATAAAGGAGTATCATCTAGATTTGAAGATGAGAAAGGAGAAGAAATAACTGAGTATGCTCAAAAAAGAGCGAAAGCAGAAGCTGAGACAAAAGCAACAGTGGAAGGTGCGTTTAAGGAGTTATATTCTAAGTTTAAATATGATGAAACCAAGGTTACAGAAGCATACGCAAACGGTACTTCAATTATTAGGAAAGCGTTAAACGATACCTTAAAGGAGACTAAACCTAAAAGGGGCCATATCGGTGCTAAAGTATCTTTGACTATGATAGGAATTGGAGGTTTGAAATCTCTTCAGTATTTTACATTACCTGATCAAATATTACCTTCTGCTTACTCCGATAAAATAAAAGTTGGATTTCAAATAAGCAATGTTTCCCACCAAATATCAAATAACGTGTGGTACACGACTATAGAAGCTAACGCAATAATACTATCACAAGAATAAAAAATGTATTTACCTAAATCAAAATATAAAGGACCTTTTACAGCCGCCGATGGAGCGAAAAAAGTGCTTGTGCTTGATACTAAAGAAATTTATAAAGGAAAGTACTTTGTTACATATAAGGATGAATTATATGAAGGAAGGTTCCCTAAAGAAGCAGGACGTCAATTAATTTTTGAAAGTGTACTACTGAAGAAAGAAAAAGAAAGTAGTAGAGAATTAAAACCACAACCTAGTTTAGTAATACCTACTGAAAAAGATTACGAAAGTAAAAAATTTAAAAGGTATTTCTCAAGAGATAAACGCTCTGGTAAGATTATAGAGCTAAACCGTAAAGAATTTAACAATTTAAAAAAGTACCCTTCGTATATGGGGTTGGAATTGGAATGGTGGATAGAAGGTCCTGTTGAAGATACACTCTATAACAACTATCTGTATAAAGGAGCCGCTACTAGAAACAGAGAAACTATAAATAAACATAAAAAAGCATTCAAAGGAATAGAAGAATACTTATTTGCTTTAGATGAGTTTGTAGTTTAAAATATTTTTCTTATATTATATTTAACTAAAAGGTTACAGTTAAGTGTTTTATATAATAGAAAAAAATAATAGCTTAGATGCTATAGAGAAGTTAATTAGGTTAGGATGCTATGTAGATATAATACCCACTAATTTCAACTACCACCCAAAACTTACTTCAACTGTAGCAGTATACATAAAATTACTACATTCAGATAAAGGCTATATAATTCCAATTAACCATGATGAAGGTATCAATGTTGATAAAGAACGTGTCTACAGTATATTATCTTCTACAGAGAAACTGTATACATTAAATAAAAAAGAACTTCTATACCACTTTAATCTACAGGGTGCAATAGACCTTTCACTTCTATATTCAATGAGTAAATATGACAAATTAGAATATAGTAGATTGAATAAATTAATTAACCCTTTTTACAGTAGGTATAACGATATTGCAAATATAAATCAAATAATACCTCTAAGTAAACTATACGAAGTATCAGAGAATATCTACAGCTCAATAAAAGAAGTAATAGATTATGAGATACCAAATGGATTTGATTTTTATAATAAAACTGCTACTAACGTATTCTTTTTATTAGAACAATCAGGGGTAGGTATTAAATACGATGCTTTTAATTCTATATTTAAACCAAAAAATACGCTATATAATACATTAGACAATAAAGTTTTAACTCAATATAATTTATACAATACAACCTCAAGACCGACTAATTCATTTAATAGTGTTAACTTTGCAGCTATACCTCACACGGAAGAACATAGAAAATGTTTTACCCCAGCTAACGATTATTTTGTAGAATTTGACTTTGACGGATACCACTTAAGGTTACTAGCAGAGCAAATAGAATATGCACTAACATCAGACTCGGCTCATAAACAGCTAGCAAGATTATACTTTAACAAAAAAGAAATTACAGATGACGAATACAAAGAAGCAAAACAAATTAACTTTCACGCAATTTATGGAAAAATCCCAGAAAAGTACTCTTTCCTTGAAATCTTTACAAGAATTGATGATTATATCAAAGAGTTATGGAAACGATACAAAGATGACGGAGAAGTCCTGGCACCAATTAGTGGAAAACCTTTCACAGCATCTTTAAAAGCAATGAACCCACAGAAGTTAATGAATTATGTAATGCAATCATTAGAAACTTCTAGAAACATAGTAGTATTAAAAAAATTACTAAAATATTTACAGACTAAAAAAACAACTATAAGTCTATACACGTACGATTCTATTATTATGGATTTTGACAAAGAGGACGGTAAGGATACACTAGAAAACATTAAATCTATAATGGAAGAAGGTGGCAAATACCCAGTATCTTTTAAGTACAGTAAAGATTTAAGTTTATGATAATAACTTATATTTATATAAAATGACAAATGTTATAGAAAGTCGGTTTGATTATGATATCGAACCATTATGGATTAACGAAGATATGAGCAATAAATTATTTTGCACTTTTACCACTGAAGAAACTTTAGAACCTACATTACAGGTTATAAAAGAGAAGTACTCGATTATGTACAATAAGATTTTTGTGCTTTATTCAAAAAGCCAAGATGAATACATATGTACATATAATGTAGATTTTGCAAATATATCTAACTTTATAGATAATACAATTTTAGTTCATAGAAAGAAAGAATCCAATACTCTGTATACAATCAACGCACTGAATACTCTTATAAAAGAATTGAATGGCGGAAGATTAGACACTTCATACAGAATCAACTGGTCAGATTACCGCAACTGCGTACTACTTACTAAAGGATCAGAATTAAAAAGAATTAATACAAAACTTTTTCGTATAATAGAGTTGGAAAACTAAATTATAGTTCGTATATTGTATTAATAATAAATGTTTTAAATTAAAAATGTTACAATATGGATATTAACGCTATCAAGGCTAAACTAGACGCCTTAAACTCTAATGGTCAGGAGAGAGAAAAAACAGACTACTCAAAAATCTTTTGGAAACCTGAATTAGGAAAACAGACAGTACGGTTAGTACCATCTGCTTTCGACCCTGCTATGCCTTTCAAAGAGTTAAAGTTCCACTACGGTATTGGAAAGTACCCTATGGTAGCTTTATCTAATTTTGGTAAGCAAGACCCTATTGAAGAATTTGTAAAAGAGCTTAAAAAAACATCTGATAAAGACAATTGGTCTCTAGCAGGTAAAATTAACCCTAAAACACGAATCTTTGCTCCTGTTGTAGTAAGAGGAGAAGAAGAAAAAGGTGTACGTATTTGGGGATTCGGAGTAACGATTTATAGAGCACTCCTTGCTCTAATTGCCGATGAAGATATAGGAGACATTACAGATGTAATAAACGGATGGGATTTAGTTGTAGAACAAGTACAGGGTAACCCTTACCCCGAAACTTCGGTTAGAATTAAACCTAAACAAACTCCACTATCGGATAATAATGATCAAGTAGATACTTGGTTAAAAACTCAACCTAATCCTACAGAAGTACATACTCAGTATGATTATGAGTTTATTAAAAAACAACTTCAAAATTATCTTAACCCAGGTTCAGCAGAAGAAAGTACTCCTGCGACTAAAACAGATGATAAACTGCCAGAAAGCTTAGGTCAACAAAAAACAGACTTTACTTTGGAAACAGCTACGGCTGGCAACAAAGACACAGTTAGTAAATTTGATGACTTATTTAATGAATAATGGCAAAGAAAAAAGAAGAAGTACAAGCAAGAGCGACTGCTGCAGTTCAGAAGTCGTTTAATTTAGGGAATTTTAAAAAGAAGAAAGGTTTTTCTAATGCTTCGGTAAAGTTTAAAGAACAAGGATGGATTCCTTTATCTAAAGCTTTCCAGGACATTACCTCACTACCTGGCATCCCCACTGGTCATATTACGTTATTACGAGGACATAGTGATACCGGTAAAACAACAGCTCTAATAGAAGCAGCAGTTAATGCTCAAAAAATGGGCATACTACCTGTCTTTATTATTACTGAGATGAAATGGTCATGGGATCATGCCAAGGAAATGGGTCTTCAATTTGAAGAAACTACTGATGACAAGGGTAATGTTACCGATTACGAAGGACATTTCTTATATGCCGATAGAGGTCAACTCAATACTATTGAAGATGTAGCAGTTTATATTGCAGACCTAATGGATGAACAAGCAAAAGGTAATCTACCTTACGATATGTGTTTCTTCTGGGATAGTATAGGCTCAGTACCATGCGACCTTTCAGTACGTTCTAACAAGAACAATAACGAATGGAATGCAGGTGCTATGTCTACTCAGTTCGGTAATAACCTTAATCAGAAAATTTTATTATCGAGAAAAGAGAATGCCGCTTATACCAACACTTTAGTTGCTATTAATAAAGTCTGGACTATGAAACCAGAACATCCAATGGGACAACCGAAATTACAGAATAAAGGAGGTATGTCTATGTGGTATGATGCTACGTTAGTTATTACATTTGGTAATATCACTAATCCTGGTACTTCTAAGATTAAGGCTATAAAAAATGGTATGCAAGTTGAATTTGCTAAACGTACTAACGTTCAAGTAGAGAAGAATCATATCGGAGGAGTTCAATCTAGAGGTAGAATTGTAATGACTCAACACGGCTTTATAGAAGATGATAAGAAAGCAATTGATAAATATAGAGATGCTCATAAAGAACATTGGCTGAAGTTAGTCGGTTCTATAGACTTTGATCTTATTGAAGAAGGAGATTTAGAAGAAACACCTATAACTCCAAACTTACTAGATTAATGGCGTACGATGACATTCTAAATAATTTAAAACAGACCCCACCCCGATCGCTAAACGATCACATACTGATTGTTGATGCTATGAATATGCTCATTAGATCATTTTCATTACTCAAAGCGATGAACCCCGACGGCCACCACATCGGTGGCCTGGTTGGGTTTTTAAGATCGTTAGGGTATGTGACTAGAATTTTTGATCCAACAAGAGTTATAGTAGTATGGGACGGTAAGGGAGGATCTGCAAATCGTAAAAATATTGATCCTAACTATAAAGCACAACGTGCGACCTCAAGAATTACACATTGGGGATTATACGATACCAAAGAGGAAGAAACAGAAGCCCTTATCGGTCAATTGTACAGAGTACAGGACTATCTTGAATGCTTACCAGTACACCAAATAGGGTTAGAGAAATTAGAAGCTGATGATATTATAGCATATATAGCTCAAAAAGCTTCTATATCTTCGGTTAAAAAATGTACTATCATATCTTCAGATAAGGATTTCCTACAGTTAATAGACGATACTATAGAGGTATATGCTCCAGTTAAGAAAAAAACATTTACTCAAGATAATATATTCGAGGAATTAAAAGTTCTTCCAGAAAATTATAATGTAGTAAAAGCACTACTAGGAGATAACTCAGATAATTTACCGGGGGTGAAAGGTTTAGGTATAAAAACAATAGTTTCCGAATTCCCTGAACTTCTAACTAATCCTAAATCTAACCTGCAGTATGTATATGATACATGTGCTTCCAAGCTAGATGAAAAGAAAGTAAAGAAGATATTTCCTAAAATCTTAACAGAGTGGGATAGAGTAGAGACTAATTATACACTAATGGATTTAAGTATTTCTGATTTAGACGATAAAGAAAAAGAAGTAGTTAATGAAACTATAAAAGCACCTATCCCCGGTATACAGACTGGCGGGTTCTTACATTTGTTAGGATTAGATAAAATAGAGGGCATTACAAAGAATACTGAAGGCTGGTTAGAAAACTTTAGAGGGCTTACAACAGTAAAAAAATAGTAAAAAAAAATGTATTCATCTAGTTGGTTATTAACTTATAATTAACTATATTAAATAAAAGGTTACAATATGACATTAAAATCGCTACAGCAATACGGGAAGGGGTTCCAACTTAAAGTGTTAGGTTCATTACTTACAGATAAAAAGTTTCTACTAAATGTACGAGATGTATTAAGTGAAGATTACTTTGACGCTGATACTCATAAATGGATTGTAAATGAAATTATATCTTATTTTGATAAGTACCACACTACCGTTACTATGGACGTTCTTAAAGTAGAGCTTCAGAAGTTAGAAAACGAAGTACTCCAAGTAGCACTTAAAGAAGAATTACGAAATTCATATCAAGCATCTCAAGATGATTTAGATTACGTACAGGAAGAGTTTACAACTTTTTGTAAGAACCAGGAAATGAAACAAGCCATTTTAAGTTCCGCAGACCTTCTTAAACAAGGAGATTTTGACGGAATAAGAAATATGGTTGAAAAAGCTATGAGAGCTGGTATGGATAAGAATATAGGACATGAATATAATGTAGACATAGAAAGTCGATATAGGGTTGATTACCGTCCTACAATACCAACTCCTTGGCCTGTTCTCAATGAAGGTATTCAAGGAGGATTTGGACCAGGAGATTTAGCTATCGTATTCGGTAACCCTGGTGGTGGAAAGAGTTGGACTTGTGTAGCAATGGCAGCACATGCAGTTAAGATGGGTTATAAAGTTAACTACTATACTTTGGAACTAGGAGAGGACTATGTAGGTAAGCGATTTGATTGCTACTTTACAGGGTACTCTATCGATGAAGTAAATAACCACCGTAAAGATGTACAATCATATGTAGATGGATTAAAAGGTAAGTTGATTGTTAAGGAATATGCTCCTAAAGGTGCTACAGTCAATACTATAAAATCACATATACAGAAGTGTATTGATATGGATCATAAACCAGACCTAGTAGTTATAGATTACGTTGATTACTTACGAGCACCCTCTAAAGGTAAATTCTCAGAACGAAAAGACGAGATAGATGATGTATTTATAGCGACTAAAGGATTAGCTAAAGAATTTAAAATTCCAGTCATTACTCCTTCCCAAGTTAATAGAATGGGTGCTAAAGATTCGGTTATTGAAGGAGACAAAGCAGCAGGTAGTTACGATAAAATGATGGTAGCAGATATGTGTTTTTCATTGTCAAGAATGAAAGAAGATAAAGTACTAGGGACCGGAAGATGGCATGTTATGAAAAACAGATACGGTCAGGATGGAATGACATATAATTTAAAAATGGATACAAACAACGGTCATATAGAATTTGAAGGAAAGGCAAATCCTGAGGATCTTATAAAGGACAACGATGCTCCTAACTTTACTTTGTCACGCGAAACTATGTCGCAAATTTTTGATAAAAAGTTGTAAATAGTTTGGTAAAAACCAAAATATATATGCTATTTATCTAAGCGTCCTCGAGGAACTAGATAGTAAATCTCGAGGACTTTTCTGTCTAATTAATAAAAAAATATATAAAGATATATGAGCCTTTTAAAAGAACGCATCGTTTACAAGCCATTTGAATATCCAAAAGCATATGATTTTTGGTTAAAGCAACAACAAGCACATTGGTTACATACTGAAGTACCAATGGCACAAGACGTTACAGATTGGGCTAGTAACCTTAAGCCACATGAAAAAAATGTAGTAGGAGGAATTCTAAAAGGATTTGCACAGACAGAAACGATCGTAAACGACTACTGGTCAACATTAGTTACTAAATGGTTTAGAAAACCAGAAGTTATTATGATGGGTACTACACTAGGCTCTTCAGAAACTATTCATGCTGAAGCTTATTCACTTCTTAACGAACAATTAGGATTAGATAACTTTGCTGAATTTTTAGAAGATGAAGCTACGATGGCTAAGATAGAATCGTTAATGGAAGTTAGAGACAATCACGACGGTACCCCTAACTGGCATCAAAGAGCTGTCTCTCTCGCTATATTTTCTGCTTTCACAGAAGGAGTTAACTTGTTTAGTTCCTTTGCTGTGTTACTGTCTTTTAAAATGAGAAACCTTCTTAAAGGTGTAGGACAGATAGTAGAATGGTCTGTAAGAGATGAATCACTGCATTCAGAAGCAGGATGCTGGTTATTTAGAACTCTTATGAAAGAACATCCAGAATTTAAGACACCGGAGCTTATAAAAGATATTGAAGAAGCTGCATATGGTGCTGTAAAATTAGAGTTTGATTTTATAGATAAGATTTTTGAAATGGGAGATCTAGATAACTTAAGTAAGGAAGAATTAAAAAACTTCATTAAGCATAGAGTAAACACAAAAATGGCCGATTTAGGATTAAAGCCTATAATCCCTGCAGAAGATATCGATAAAGGCGCATTAAAGACAATGAAATGGTTTGACGCTGTAATTGCAGGAAAACAGCAAACAGACTTTTTCGCTAATAGAGTTACGAATTATGCTAAAGGGCACTTAGATTGGTCAACAGCATTTTAAAATAAAGGTATATGAGTTTAATAGTGGACACAACTGAATGGGTAGCCGGAAAAGATTACCCAGAATGGATGAATGAAGTATCAATAGCAACAATATCTAAAGGATACTTAGGACAAGGAGAAAACGTAAAATCTGCATATAGAAGAGTAGCTTCTACTATAGCAAAAAGATTAGACCGTCCAGATCTAGAGAATAAATTCTTTAGGTATATGTGGAAAGGATGGTTGAACTTAGCCTCACCGGTACTTTCAAATACCGGCACTGACAAAGGATTGCCAATTTCATGTTTTGGTATCGATACACCCGACTCGATACGCGGTATTGGATTAACTAATGCTGAATTAATGAGATTGACATCCTTAGGCGGTGGTGTAGGTATTGGTCTATCTAAGGTTAGAGGTAGAGGAGAAAAAATCGGTAATGAAGTAGGTCAGTCAGAGGGTATTGTTCCTTGGGCTAAGATTTATGATTCTACTATTATAGCTACTAACCAAGGAGCTGTGAGGAGAGGAGCAGCTTCTGTTAATTTAGATATAAATCATCCAGATATTTCGGAATATTTAGAGATAAGAAGACCTAAAGGAGATCCTAATAGACAGTGTCTTAACTTACATCAATGTGTTGTAGTGGATGATGCCTTTATGCAAAAATTAGAGCATAGAGACCCTGAGGCTATGGAACTATGGGTGAAAATACTTAAATCTAGAGTTGAAACAGGAGAACCATACCTTATGTTCAAGGATACTGTCAATAATGCTAATCCTCCTGCATATAAAAAGAATAACTTAGACGTTACGATGACTAATATATGCTCAGAAATTACGCTTCACACAGATGAAGAACATTCTTTCATATGTTGTCTATCTTCTGTAAACTTAACTAAATGGCATGAATGGAAAAATACAGATTTAGTAGAAACAGCCATTTATTTTCTGGACGGAGTACTAGAAGAGTTTTTAGCAAAAACATCTGGAAGGGATTCTTTAATCAGATCTCATAGATCAGCAAAAAAAGGAAGAGCAATCGGGTTAGGAGTACTAGGATGGCATACATTTTTACAGAACGAAAGAGTTCCTTTTAATTCTATTGCTGCAACCTCATTTACTCACCAGATATTCTCCGATATAAAACAAAAAGCAGAAAATGCATCACGTAAATTAGCAGATGAATACGGTGAGCCGCTATGGTGTAAAGGAACAGGCATGAGAAACAGTCATTTACTTGCTATCGCCCCAACAGTATCCAATAGTACGATATCAGGAGGGGTATCCGCAGGAATCGAACCAGTACCGGCTAACATATATACATTTAACTCTGCAAAAGGAACTTTTATAAGAAAAAACCCTGCGTTAGAGAGTTATTTAGACGAAACAGGATCAAATACTGATGAAGTATGGGACCAGATTATGAGAGATAGAGGTTCTATAGCAAATTTACCCGAAGACATAATGCCTGCAGAAGATAAACCTATATTCCTTACATTTGCAGAAATAAATCAATTGGCTTTAGTTGAACAAGCAGGAGCAAGGCAGAAATACATTGACCAAACACAGTCATTAAATTTAGCATTTGATCCAACAGATAGCCCAAAGTTTATTAATGAAGTACACCAAGCAGCATGGAGATTCGGTGTAAAAACACTCTATTACTTGCGAACCGATTCGGTAATTAATGGAGATATAGGTTCTAGGACATCTGAGGATTGCTTATCCTGTGATGGCTAAACACCGGTAGAACGTTAAAAGTTATAGATAACTATTTATATTAAATGAAGACAGTTAGAATAAAAAATCGGTCGATATCTTCGGATATTCGTATATGTAAAATATACCATACTACTAAAGTTGACGGCAACCTGTTAACAACACCGGTATCGTCAAGTGGAATTTTTACTGGCGCCGATCTGGCCCAAGGAATCGAATTTCAAGTTCAAGATTCAGTAGATCAGTTTATAGTAGTAAATTTACCCGAAGATGACTGCGAAGGTGCAGAATGTAAGGTATGTACTAATATTGGTTCTGGGAGTATTTCAGGAGAATTTACAGATAATGATATTTTATACTCTATACAGCCTGGTAGGTTTGGAAAAGTAGATTATGACGGACAATTTTCAGGAAGTGTTACAAGTGATAATGACATTACTTCAAGTAACTTTACAAATAACCATGCAATAAACAATACTTTTACATTAACTGCTACACCTACACCTCCTTATGTGTTTGAAGGCTGGTTCGATAATGTTAACAGAACAGGCCCAGCACTATCCACGAATACTACAGTAACCGTAGCATCTGGAAGTATAGACGGTACAACGGCATATTCAACTAATTGGTTCGTTAAGTATGTTAATAATGAACCTCTTTTTAAGTTAGGAGCACCTGACGGTTCTACTGTAATTCAATTTACTAGAGCCAGAAATGAAAATAGAGGTCCGGAAGAAATAGCTAAATTCTACTTCTCAGATCTAGATGGTGACGACCTAACAGTATCTCTAAACCCTGACCCAGATAATCACTTTTCTTTTACTGAAAATTCTGACCATATAACTTTCCAGCAAGTTACTTCCTCACTAGATTACGAAAGCAAAACAGCATATAGTATGTCTATTAGTGTTAGTGACGGAACCGATACAACACTACTTCCAGTAAGAATAGATGTAATAGATAATTTACAACCAACAGTACTCGACCAAGCAATGTCTAATTTTGGTGAAAATAGTGCTGACGGAGCAATAGTAGGACAAATTATAAGCTCAGACCCAGACTCTGATGCAATTTCGTTTATTAATATTTCACTACACTCTATTAGCTATAGCGGCAAAAGCTTATCAACAGGATCTTTTGCAGGAACAGGGTTTAACGATCCAACAGCGGATGCATTTAATATATCTTCTACAGGACAGATTACTAAAAAATCTGGATCTTACCTCAATCATAGAATAATAGATTCATATACTTATCAGGTAACAGCTGATGATGATTATAACGAGGGTACATCAACTGCGTTAATCACTATTCCGGTAGTACAAGACGGACAAACTGTATACGTATCAGGAGATGGAGATAATAATGTATATGTAGTTGAAACAGCACTCTTAGGAGATTCAGTTTATGATGATCCTAGCGGGGTAACAGGTTCCTTAGCAACATTCACTGCTAACTTACCAGTTACATGGTCTGTTACTTCAACTCCATACAACGCTCTTTCAATAGACTCTTCAGGAACCCTAACAGTAAACCAAGACATTGACGGATCATTTGTGGCAGGAGACAAATTTTATGCCACAGTTACGGGAACTAGTTCGATAGGACGAACACACGTTATAAATATAGTAATTAACGTAACAGCAGATACAAGCCCCGCTACAATTACAGGTTTGGGTACATCTTCTTTCGCATATGTAATTGAATCAGCAGTAGAAAACGATTCAATATACCTAAGTTCTAACGGATATTCAGGTACTAGAGTAAAATTCGAATCAGATCAAACACCTACTACATGGTCAGTTACACCGACTTCTAAATTAGAAATAGACTCTTCAGGGTATGTAACACTTGGATCTGATATCTCAGGATCAAGCTTTTCTCACCCACAGACTATAGCTAGTAAGGTAGTTGCAACAAATACGTTCGGGAATACTTCTTCTTTAGACTTTACATTGCAGATTACAGAAAATACTGCACCGGATATAATATTTGATAATCACGTTTCATCTTTTGATACGAATTATGCAATAGCAAATGCTAGATTAGTTACAGCTTCATTTAACGATATAGAAGGAGATAGTATAGATCACGGTTCATTTACATTTACCGATACATCAGGGCAATTAGATTATGTAAAAGCGGGAGATGTTTACTATATTTACGCACTAAACCCTCTATCAGCTAGTGCTTATTCTTTTGATATAGGAATTGAAGATGAACATGGGTTTAGTAAAAATGAAGAAACACATACTATAAATGTAGGATTTGCACAAAATTATCCACCTACTATCACCTATAACAACCATACAGTAAACCTATTTAGTAACTTAGCTGTTTCTGGTGCAACATTAGTAACTGCTTCTATAAGTGATACAGAAGGAGACCCAATAAATTACGATTCTTTTACATTTATCGATCCATCAGGAGAATTAAATGCAGTAAGAGACGGAGGAGTCTACTATATTCAAGCTAATCAAAATCTTACATCATTAGATTATGAGTTTACTGCAAGTATTGCAGATAATCATGCTTTTGGAACAGCAGACCATTCATTTAGTTTGCAAGGTTCCTCTACAGGTATACTAAGAAATAATAGTGTCTTTGTAGTCGAAACAGGACTAACAGGCCTAGGATACGAAGCAACAAAAGGATTCGGATCAGGAGTATCAGCTTCATTAGATGTAATTTATTCTCCTAACATAGGAGGTCAGGCTGTACAATCCTATACATCTTCTAATCCAGCAGTAGTTGTAGACAATTCAGGTAATTTAACTTTAGGACTAGACATGTCAACTACTACATCCGGTTCTGGTAATACATATACTTCGGATATTACTTTTACAGACCAATACGGCAATGTAGGTACAGGAGTTGTTGATGTAGAAGTTACTTACCCTAATTCTGGTTCATATATTAAATTTGAAGCAATTGGGTTTTTTCCACCGCAAGTTGTTTACTCAGGTTCGATAGTAGAATCCGGTCAATTTGCTACTGGTTCTTTTGTACTATATTCTGAATACATAGATGACGGTACTAAAGTATCGTTTTATACGTCATCAAACCAAGATGCAATAATAAACGAGGATTATACACTATCGAATACAGAGTTTGTAATGATGAACAACACTGGTTCAATTACTGTGACAGCTATCGAAGACCAAAAAGGCGAAACAATACTAGAACAGGTTTACTTACAACTTACAGATTATGGAGAAACAGTTCAAACTGCATTTCCGTACTATGACAGTGCAGGTAATCTACTTGCAACTAGTGTTTCTAAGAACCCATTCGGTTCAATCATTAAAAATTTAAGAATTGAAGATACTTCTAGATCATACCTATCATTAACACCTGATAAGACGACTGTGAATGAAGGAGGCACTGTTACATGGACATTATTAAGTCAAAATGTAGCAGATGGAACAGAAGTTATGTACGATATCAACACTATTGGAACTACTGCTTCTTTGAATACAGACTTTACTATGTCCAGTGATAGATTTACAATGTATAACAATACAGGTTCAGTATCAGCTTCAATACTTACAGATGCATTAGCTGAACCTACTGAAAGTATTAGAGTAAACTTAGCAGGAGGATGGGACATGTACGGAGTATTTACTGGGTCTGCCTTTTCAAGCCCTTACGATAGCTCTGGTAATACTTACTTTTTCCAAGGGAGTTCGCCCTACGGTAATGCTACTGTTTATATAACAAATGTAGATGCAGATGCACCTACTATTACGATAACAGGCAATAATCCACATACACATGAAGTTAAATATACCTACACCGATGCAGGTGCAACAGCAAGTGATACAGTTGATGGGAATCTTACTACTTCTATAGCTGTTACAAATAATGTTAATGATCAAGTATCAGGTTCATACACAGTTGTCTACGATGTAAGTGATTCTGCAGGCAATACAGCACAAGCAACCCGAACAGTAAACGTAGTTGATACATCACCACCGGTGATAACTTTACAAGGTACTTCATCTATTCAAGTATACCAAGGACAGACCTACACTGATGCAGGTGCAACAGCACAAGATGCATATGAAGGAAATATCACTTCAGATATAATAACAACAAATCCAGTAAATACATCTAATTTAGGTACTTACACAGTAAGGTATAATGTTGATGATGCATCTGGTAATTCAGCTACAGAAGTAACAAGAACAGTAAACGTAGTTGCTAATAACATCCCAATCATAAGTGGAAATAAAGTAGACTATACAGTAGAAGTTGGAGGTACATTTGGTAGAGTAGAAGCATTAGCAGGTGTTTCAGCATCAGATACAGAAGAAGGCGATATAACAGCAGACATAGTACTCACTAACCCAGTGAATACAGCAGTGATCGGTACCTATACGGTTAGGTATAATGTTGACGACTCATCAGGAAATTCAGCAGTAGAGAAAACTACTAACGTGTATATTATAGATACGACTGCCCCTGTTATTACTATGTTAGGTAATTCACCTATAGATGTAGCACAAGGGACTACATATTCAGATGCAGGTGCCACAGCAAGTGATAACTACGATGGTGATATTACCGGAAATATAACTACAACGACCAGTGTTAACACAGCCACTACAGGAACCTACACAGTCAAATATAACGTATCTGACTCAGAAGGTAATGCAGCAACCGAAGTTGTAAGAACAGTAAACGTAGTACCTGCAACAAGAGATTTTTCTTATAGTCTTTATAATTTGAGATTAGACTTCGATATGGCAGCAATATCAAGTGATTCAAATGATTCAGTCTCAAAAGATTCAATATCAGGAACAGGTCTTTATGAGCCAGATAGTGGTGCAAATGAAAATTGGTCAGTAGATCCAATACAGGTAAACAGACAACAGGGTACAGATAATATTAAAAATGAGGATTCTGGATATTTTGACGGATACTATAACTGGCAATGCTTATCAGGTTCTAAACTTATTGGTTCTAATGGTAATTTAGCAGGAGGAGCAAGCACAGTAGATCTAGCATACGAAGTTAATTACGGTACCGATATAGATAGTAACCCACCGAGTGTATATAGTTTTGATGCAAATGAAGTTGAATACTTGGCAGTTACTCTATCCTATGTTGTAGAAACAACCTCTAGTTTAGACATGATATTTGGAGTTGCAATTTGGAACGAATCTACTGGTACTCCACCTCACACTGTGGATCCATCGGATGGATGGCAAATATACTATAGTTTTGCAGGAGAGTATAACGGACTAGAATTTGACCCTGTAAATAATCCAGGAGTATGGACTGTAAGTGAAGTAGGAGGAGAAATTGTAGCTCATCATAGCGATACAATAGCATGGGTTAAGCCTGTAGTTGGTTTCTACCATCCAAGCGGAAGCGGACAAGGAGGACAATTCTTTGATCCTACTTAGAAAAAAATTAGTGTATAGTTGGAAATAACATTTATTATTCGTATATTATAATAAAGAATAAGATATGTCCAAAACATCTAATAAGCAACGTTATATTCAAATTATGGAATGGTTAGGTACGTTGAATCAAAAATCTAACAGTAAGAAACAAACCAAATTTTCTAAAGCTAAACACTATAAATCTAAAGGAGTAAGATGACAAAAGCTATTAAGTTTTACGCTACCTGGTGCGGTCCATGCAAAATATACGGTAAAACCTGGGATAAGGTATCTGAAGAATTAAGTAAGGAAGTTGAATTTATAGAAGTAAATATTGACAACGATACCCAAGGACTAGCAGCTAAATACAGAATACAGTCAATACCTACTACCGTTGTAGTAAAAGGTGATAATGTACTCAAAGAAGTTGGACTAGTAAAAGAAGATAAATTAAAAGAATTAATACTAAATTAAAGTTATGTTAAGAAAACCAGATTCAATTCCAAGCTCGGATACGGTCATTACCGATCCAGCACTAGAACCTTTTTTTATTTCACGTTCTAACACAGGCGGATACACCTTATTTGAAAGAGTAATTAAAGGGGATAACGACACAGAGTATATTAAAACTATTTGTTACCCGTCTAATTTTACTAATGCTCTAAAAAAAGCAGCAGAAGAACTGCTAAACAAAAGTAAGGAATATAACTCTATTAAAGAATATGTTGAGGAGTTTAAAACTATTCAGACAAAGATAACTTCAATAATGGAATAATAAAAGCGTTAGCCTATACGCAAAATACCTGGCAAAAATTAAATAAGTAAATTATGGCACATTGTGTAGTAAGTTTAAGTGGTGGAATGGATAGTAGCACCCTATTGTTAAGAGCTATCGAGAAGTATGATACCGTAACTGGTATCTCATTTGATTACGGTCAAAAACACAGAGTAGAGCTAGAGAGAGCTCAATCATTAATTGATTACCTTGCAAGTAAAGGACACAAAATAAATTATCGTCAAATTAAACTTGATGGTCTAGTAGATTTATTAGACTCAGCTTTAGTTACAGGTGGGGATGATGTACCAGAAGGACATTATGAGCAAGATAATATGAAAGAAACAGTTGTTCCTAATAGAAACAAAATGTTTGCTTCAATTACTCAAGCAGTTGCATTATCTGTAGCAAATAGAACAGAAGACGTTTGTGATATTGCTTTAGGTATTCATGCTGGTGATCATGCAGTTTATCCTGATTGTAGACAAGAATTTAGAGATGCAGATGATGCAGCTTTTAGAATTGGAAACTGGGATGCAGATAGAGTAGGTTACTTTACACCTTATTTAGATACTGATAAATTTGGTATTCTACAAGATGGAGAAAAATTATGTGAAATTTTAGGTATTGATTTTGATGAAGTTTATAAGAGAACTAATACATCGTACAAACCCTATCCTAGTGGAAATTCCGATTATAAGTCTGCTTCTAGTGTTGAGAGGATTGAGGCTTTTATTGCTTTGGGGAGAAAAGATCCTGTACAGTATGAGGATGAAACTGGAGTGGTTGATTACGAAGTAGCAAAAACTCATGTTGAAAAAGTACTTGCTGACTATGTATAAATTAATGTTTAACCAATAAGTCAGTAATGCAATCACAAGATTCAAACAATGGAAACACCCAACTAAACTCTGAAAGAGCAAAAGTTAATCAGAGAGTAAGTAGATATGCTATGTTAGGCAAGTCAAGAAAAGTGTACTGGGACGGTGCAAGAAGAAACCGAACTATTTAACAGGTAGGGGGATTAGCTCAGCTGGCTAGAGCGCCTGCCTTGCACGCAGGAGGTCATCGGTTCGACTCCGATATTCTCCACTAAATTTTACTGATTAATAAATCACTACTAAATCAGATTATTCAGCTATTTATACAATATAAGTGTATACATGGCAGATTTTACCAGCAATAAGATTAATAAAACTTATCAACGGATAGTTCAAGTTGATAAAGGAATACTACAAGACGGATACGGAAGAATCCTATCAGGCTCAATGGCCGATCTTACCGTCAGTGGCGTGCTTGAAGTTACAGGAAGCCTAAATGTAGATGGACCTGTAACTGCAAGAAGATTTATAGCAACACAGGTTACTTCTTCTATTATATATGAATCCGGCTCTACTAAGTACGGTGATACTCAAGATGATAACCATACATTTACAGGTAGCCTTTTAATTTCCGGCAGTGAAAACTTAGTAGGAAATTTAACTATTACAGGAAGTACCTTTCAAGTTGGGGATACTACACAAATTGGTAGCATAAACCTTAGCGGGGATATTGATCAAACAGGTAATTACAGTTTAATTGGAAACATTGAACAAACCGGAAGTATAGAACTACTAGGAGATTCGGATCAAAAAGGAGATTATGATCTTGAAGGTGATTTTACACATACTGGGATTAATTCTCATATAGGATTATATAAACATACAGGTGATACCGAACAAACAGGTAAGTTTACTCAAGTAGGAGATACTGCAAAAACAGGACGTACAGATCACACTGGACGGTTCAATAATATAGGTGATTTTGACATACAGGGTGGACTAAGACAAACAGGAACCTTAAAACGTGTAGGAAATAGTGAAACTTCAGGAGATTCATCACTAATAGGTAAATCGAGCATAACAGGAAGTTTAATAAGCTCAGGTTCTTTAACCTCTACTGGTGTAACAACATTATCAGGAGAAGTTGCAATTACAGGAAGTACAGACATACATATTTCAGGTAGTATAATTCAAAACGGAGTATTAATCCGAACAGGAAGCACTTCACAGGCAGGAGATTTTACCTTATTAGGAGATACTACATTAACTGGAGCAGTAAATATTACAGGCAGTACAGATATAGCTATTTCCGGGAGTATAGTACAGGAAGGTAATTTTATCCAAACTGGTACATATGACCTGACAGGAGATACCAATCAAGTAGGTAATATAGACGTCACAGGTGACGTTACTATTGACGGAACACTTACTGCAAACCAGTTTAATACATCAATAGTATCTTCTTCAGTAATATACCAATCAGGTTCGACACAGTTCGGAGATACATTAGATGACAAACATAGTATAACAGGTAGCTTAAACGTTACTGGTTCATTAACAACAAATGGTAACACAGTAGTTAACGGAAGTTCTACAGTGCAGCATAGACTAACAGCTAATTCGGTTGATTCGAATTATTTCATGTCTCCTAAAGCTATACCATCAACAGTAGTACCGCCTAACTACAATATGAGATTGTTTCACGATACAGAAGTAAACGGAGAATTATTTATATCACAAAATTCTGATGTTTACGTAGTAAAATACGCATTAACAGATTAATAGACATATTTATATAAGATGAGTAGAATTAGAGTAAATAGCATTAAACCGATAAGCGGACAGATAGTAAGTCTATCCGGCAGTCTGATAGTTACAGGAGATGTAACTGCAGAACAATTTATAACGGAAAAAGTACAAACATCAATCATCTACAGATCAGGTTCTACTCTGTTTGGAGATTCTGCAGATGATCTACATAACTTCACAGGTTCAGTATTTGTTAGTGGAGGATTAGATTCTAATAAATCTATAACTCTAGGAGACGATATAAATCTTCAAAAGGGAGTTAACGGAGGAGGATTGTTAGAGGTACTACCGACTGATACAGAAGGTTTACACGGTCTTCAATTAGCAGCAGAAACTACGTCTTCAAACGTAAACTATACTACTTTTTATAATAATAAATTTAGTATCTCTGAAGCAGGAAGAGATGGAGTAGCTGGTGGTAATGGAGAACATATTAAATTAGAAGACTACTATAAAGTAGAATCTGGTATTCCTACCAGATATGCAGGAATACAGATTAACCATCCTTCTTCAAGTAGATTTAAATTAGGAGCAAATCTAAAAGAAGAAGCTGACTATCCTTTCTATGTAAATGCAGATAGTAAATTTAAAGGAGATTTATCAATTACAGGTAGTACTTTTTTACTTGGTGATATAGATCACAATGGAGATACTGGTCAAAAAGGAGACTATACTAGAATTGGTACTCTTGATCAAGAAGGTACAGTAACAGTATCCAATGGAGATATAATACTTGCCACAGCAGGTAGAAAAATTGCAATAGATAGCAAACTAGATATATTCTCAGATGTAGCTGGAAATTCACATATACAGGAAAAAGGATCTGGAGATCTATTAATAGTTTCAGATAATGAAGTTGAAATCAAATCAGGACAATTGGGAGAAACTTTTGCTAAGTTTACAAAAGATGGTCCTATTGAGCTTTATTATGATAATGCTAAAAAATTCTCAACTACTACTAATGGAATCGCGGTAACCGGTACTATATATGCTTCTGATGATATAAATACCACTGGCAAAATATCAGCAGATAATGACATTGTCACAATTAGAAATATTAAAGCAGAATCTGGTCAATTATCGATAGCAGGATATAGCAATGTCTCGGAATCTATAGCTAGATTAGATCACTTTAGTTCTTCTTTAGACAACTATTATGCTACAGACGCACAACTAGATAGTGTGTCTTCATCACTTGCTTTAGAAACAGCACATCTATTAAACTTTAGTTCTTCATTTGATAATATATATGCTTCTGAAGATGAATTATATACAGCTACAGCTTCTTTAGATGCTAGAATTATAAGCTTAGAAAGTTTTAGTTCCTCTATAGATAGTGAGTATGCTACTGATGCACAGCTAGATGCAGTTTCAGCATCTTTTGCAGTCGTGACTACTGCCAATGTAGATGACATAGCAATTCTACAAACCGATGTAAGTAACAACAATGACGATATAGCTGCATTATCTGGTTCGCAACTAGGACTATTAGCAGCAACAAGTTCATACGCTTTAAAAGCTGACATTACAGGTTCATTTACAATGCTGTCTGCTTCTATAGCACAATCGTGGACAGAAAATCATAACGATATTCACGATTTAGAGCAGGATGCTTACACATTTGTACCATCAGCTTCTATTGAATTAAATTATGTTAGCAAAGCAAAATTAAGAGCTGCATTAACAGGGTCAACAAACTACAATGACTTTACAGGTTCTTTATTAGCATTACTAGCATAAAAATAATTTAAAAAAAACTAAGGGGATAGTTGCTTACTATCCCTTTTTTTATTATATTATAAGTAATATAAGACTATAGTGTCGTAGCACCACTTTAAAAACACCAATATGAGTAAAAAAGCAAATACTCTGTATAAAGATACGGAGTTTAAAAAACAAAAAGGTTCTATTGAGATCGACGGACAGAAAATACCTGATCCGAAACTTCACCAAAGAATTTCATTTTTAAAATCAGCTATTAGGCTAGGAGCATGTGCTTTTGGCTTCTTTGGTATGTTTGAATTAGGCTTTATAGGTCTATTTTTAGCAGAAATAGTTGGAATAGGGGAAGAATTAGTTTAAATTAAAGATATGGGAAAATTTCAATCAAGTAAAGTATTCGACGGGTTCTCTACTGTGTTCCGTCAATGGAAAGCAGAAGATACACATTGTAGGTTTGTTCACGGCTACGGAGTAGCATTTAAAGTATATTTTGAAGGAGAATTAGACTACAGAAACTGGGTATGGGACTTCGGAGGTATGAAAAGAGCTAAGACTAAAATAGATGGCTTATCTCCTAAGCAATGGATGGATTATATGTTCGACCATACCTTCATAGTTGCTCAGGACGACCCCTATTTAGATAAATTTCTACATATGGGATTATCAGAAGTAGCACAAATCAGAGTTATACCTGCTACCGGAGCAGAAAAATTTGCAGAATATATTTTTAATAAATTAAATGATTTTGTAGAAGAAGAAACAGAAGGTAGAGTTAAGGTGACGAAAGTAAAATTTATGGAACACGGAAAAAACGCAGCTTATTATGTCGCATAAACAATTAAAAAGAATAGAAGATTACGAAAAGAACTTACCGATTGTAGAAGTTTATACTGCAGTACAGTCAGAAGGTTCAAGAGCAGGGTACCCAACTATAGTAATTAGAACTACTGGCTGTACCCATAGATGTTACTTTGGAGAAGGAGGCTGGTGTGATAGCTGGTATACTTCAATCCATCCAGAAAAAGGTCAATTTAATTTTAACGATATTATACAAAAGTATAAAGATAACCCCCATATTAAAGAAATGATGCTAACAGGAGGTTCTCCTACAATGCATCCAGCTTTGGTAAACGAATTAACACACTTTGCAAATGAGAATAATATATTTATTACTATCGAAACTGAAGGTAGTCACTTTCTACCCACAGATTACCCTATTAATCTGCTATCTATTAGCCCTAAGTTTTCTAATTCTGTTCCAGTCATTGGCGTAGAGACTCCTCAAGGAGGGATTACTGACGAAAGAATGATAAAGCAGCATAATAAGTTTAGACTTAATTATGATGCTATAGAAGAAAGTATCAATTACCACTCTGACTATCATTTAAAACCTGTATGGGATGGTAAAGATGAAAAAGCTTTAGAGGAAATAATGACCTGTATTTACAGGTTAAAAATACCTAAAAGTAAGGTATGGTTTATGCCTGCAGGAGATTCAAGGGAAGCATTATTTAAATCTTATCCGGTATTATTTGATTGGGTTAGAGATAATGGTTATAGAATGACTTGGAGACCGCATATCATTGCTTTTGAAGATCAACGTGAAGTATAATGACTAAAGACGAAGCTTTAGAGATATTAGAAGAAGTAGAAGAAAATATTAATACATGCTGTGCTATTACTATGGAACCAGACGATGTACTAGTATTAATAGATAAACTAAAAATTTTTATAAATGAATTATAGTAATATTTTAGAAGATTTAGACCGTAAGGTGTACTTTTTAAATAGTCCTATTTGGGATTATAAACTATCTGGGAATACCTTAGAATTAATTACAATGGACTCCATACAGACCTTAGATTTGATGAACTTGGAAAATCATAGCTGTACTGTTAGGGAATTAGTAGAATATGTTAACGAAGAAGGTCTTGACTTCAAAGATATAAGAATCGTAAGTGAAGAAACAGGACAAGAAGTTGTTGACTATGCAATTAAGTATAACATAGTACATTTATCAACGTTAATATTAAAGTAAGATATGACTCCAAAAAAAGTATTCGTTACCTGGAACGATATAGACCACCAGGTAGAAAAATTAGCAAATAAAATTAAAAATGTAGATTACGTAGTAGGTATACCGAGAGGAGGTTTAGTAGTAGCAGTCATTATGTCTCATAAACTGGGGATAAAGCACATAACTATAGACCATCTAGAAAAGTTAGAGGAGTTTAACCTTAATATAGATAAGAAAAAAATATTAATAGTGGATGATATATCCGACTCTGGACAGACCCTCAAACACTTTAAGAAACAGGGATACACAACAGCTACATTAGACGTAAGAAACACTACAGTAACAAAACCAGACTTCTACTGCAATTGGTTAGAAACTACTGATTGGATCGTGTACCCATGGGAGAAAAAAGATTCAAAAACAATTCAAGATTATTTGGATTAATGAATAAAAGTTCTTATATTAAGTTATAGTAATGAGTCGTAGAACCTCAATAAAAACATAAATTATATTATGCCAAAAAAGTTTATAAAAGGAACAGAATTAGTAAAAGCCGGTTTCGCTAACGGTATTTCAACTCAATTAGCAGAAAAACAAAAGCTGGAAGGACCAGAAGCAAGACTTACTGATCATGAAAAACAAGTAATTATAGAAAGAGCAGCAAAGGCTTATGCAGAGTTCCTTACCGCTTTAGGATGTGATTATGCAGCAGATCCTAACTCTGCAGATACACCATTTAGGGTAGCTAAAGCATATGTTAACGATTTATGGGCTGGAAGATATAGCCCTTTAGATAAGATTACAGCTTTTCCTTCAGACGGGTATGACGGTATCGTACAAGAGAGTAACATACCAGTAACGTCTATGTGTTCGCATCATCATCAAGCTATTAGAGGCACAGTAAGTATTGCTTATATAGCTTCAGAAGATGGTAAGGTAGTAGGACTATCTAAACTAAATAGAATAGTAGAACAATTCGGTAGAAGAGGAGCTATTCAAGAGCAGTTAACTGTAGCTATACATAATGCAGTAGATAAGATATGTGAAGGCAATTTAGGAGTAGCAGTTCAAGTTAATGCAACTCACGCTTGTGTTTCCTGTAGAGGAGTTAAGCATGGAGGAGCATCAATGCAAACAGCTAAACTAACTGGAGCCTTTTTAGATGAACCATCAGCTAAAGCTGAGTTTTATAAGAATATAGAATTAGCAGAGAAATGCAATCATTAGAACACGATGAAAGACCTTGGGGTTGCTACGATGTACTATTAGATACTGACTTTACTAAAGTTAAACTAATCACCGTAGCTCCAGGTAAGAGATTATCCTATCAGTCTCATGAGAAGAGACAAGAGCAATGGACTCTAGTAAGTGGAGAGTTAACTGTCATTAGAGATGGTGATGAATACTCTCTAGATAATCCTGGTGAATCTATAACCATACCTTGCTGCAGTAAACATAGAGCTTGGAATAAAACTGATAAACCAGTACAATTTATAGAAGTGCAAACCGGAGATTATTTCGGAGAAGATGATATCATTAGATATCAAGACGATTGGGATCGTGGTATATACGATCATTTAGACGATTTAGTAGACAGAAAAGAAAAACAACTCATCAATAAAACAGATTGGTGGAAAAAAATGAGTAAAAATGGGTAAACAACTATCATTATTCCGAGAAACAGATTACGTACCATTTGTTTCTGAAGTAGAAGAATTTAATGCCACATTTGGCAAACCAAATAACTATGAACCGACTATACCAGAGAAGAAAGAGTGGCAGTTCGTATATGACTTTATACTCGAAGAGCTTGAAGAATATAGAGAAGCGTGTGAGAACGGAGACATCGTTGAAGTTTTGGACGCTTTGTGCGACATTGCTTATGTTTCCCTTGGGAACGGTACTATGTTACACGGCCTTAAGGATAAGATATGGCCAGCATATCAAGAGGTACAGGCTTCTAATATGTCTAAAGCTTGTAAAACTGAAGAAGAAGCAAAAGAAACTGTCGCCGTCAGGTCTAAAGCTTATAATGAAGAATGTCATTATGAAAAAGTAGAAGACTTGTATATTGTATACAGAACAAGAGATAGAAAAGTAATGAAATCAGTTAATTACTTTAGACCTAATTTAAAAAAGTTTTTCAATGAGTAAGGGTACTAATTTAGAGGATTACATTATAACAGTAGACGGAAAAGAATATGTGCCGCTAGAAATTGCTCAACAGGCTGTCAAAGAAGTATTCACGTATGATAAAAAACTTAATACGGAAATGAATAAATTAGACGGCTATGTAAGATATATTTCAAATATTTTAGACGATACGTTTAAGGAAGGTAAAGAGTAAAAATCAAAAATAAGTTATATGAATATAAAAATTGCACACGAAAGTCCTAAAAGTATTTTTGATGAAGTTCAAAAGTATACAGACTACGATTACGCTTTAGTACATTTATTTGAAGAAGATGAAGAATACTTGGCTCAATTTAAAAAAGCAGTAAGTAAAGGTAGAGAGGTTATTTTAGATAATTCTATTTTTGAATTAGAAGAAGCTTTCGATGCAGATAAATTTAATAGATGGGTTAACGAACTTAAACCTTCCTGGTATATAGTTCCAGATGCTTTGGAAGATGCTCAAAAAACATGCGATCAGATGGAGGATTGGATTAATAAAGGGTATGGATATAAGGGAAGCGGTAAAATAGGTGTAGTACAAGGTAAATCCTATGATGAAATTGTAGATTGCTACAACTATATGAATAAATCAGCAGATGTAGATATGATAGCTATTTCTTTTGATTACTCGTACTACACACAGTCAGTTCCTCATGCTAACAAGTATGTTAGTTGGATGCTAGGACGTGTTAAGCTACTAGGAGACTTACTTAGAGATGGAGTAATTAATCAAACTAAACCTCATCATCTCCTCGGCTGTGGGCTTCCTCAAGAATTTAGTTTTTATAAGCACTCTGATTACGACTGGATATACTCTTTAGATACTTCAAATCCTGTAGTTCACGGTATTAAAAATATAACATATAGATCAGACGGATTATGGTCTAAAGAGAGACAAAAATTACATGAACTTATTAACTCTGATATATCAATAGAGCAATTAGGTACAATTAAAAATAATATACAAAAATTTAGATGGTTTACAAATGGGAGACAAACTTTGGATAGCATTCTTTAGTCAGACAGGGACTGAAATAGTAGATATAGCAAAGGCATTTGGTAGATGGCCTGATAAAATAATTACTAATCAAAGACCTGAGCATTTAAGAAAAATAAATGATGAATTACTCGATATGGATATTATTTTCCTGCCGAATAAACCATCAGTAGAGGATTATGATGTAGTGTTAGAAGATAATGCTTTAGTTACTTTACACGGGTGGTTAAGAGTTATGCCTCCTTCTATATGTAGAAAATACCTTATCTATAATGGGCATCCAGGGCTCATAACTGAATATCCAGAACTGAAAGGTAAAGATCCTCAAGTAAGAGCTTTCGAAGGTATTAAAGAAGGTAAATATCCTACAGCAGGTGCAGTATTGCATAAAGTAGTAGCTGAGGTTGATGAAGGAAGAATTATTGCTGAAGAAAAATTTAATACTTTTCAGTTGGAATTAGATGATTTATTTCGTATATTAAGAGATAGAAGCTTGTATATGTGGTGCAATTTTTTGAGACAAATTTTATAGAAAATGAATATAGATAAAGAATTTTATTTAGTAAGAAAAAGTGAAGGTAATTCATTTCAAAGATTAATGATGTTTTTTTTAGATCAAAATAAAAAATATGGTGCTGACTTTGGAATAGCAGGTATGTATAATACATTAAATAGGTTTTATGATAACAAGAATAGCATTAGTAGGAGCAAGTAGTACAGGTAAGACTACTGTTTATGAACTACTTAAAAATAAATTACCTAAATATGAATTCGTAAACGAATCTACTAGAACTGTTGGTAGTTATGGATTTCCTATCAACGAAGAAGGTACTTGTGCTACTCAGTTAGCTATTAGTAGCTTTCATTTAGAAGCTTTACTTCAACCTTATAACTTAGTATTAGATAGATGTTATATGGATGTGGTAGTTTATACTAAGTTTATGAAAGGAGTAACTTCACATACTTACAGCTATATAGAAGATACTTGGAATAGGGTAAAAAATGAATATACTCATTATATTTACTTTCCTATTGAATTTGATTCTGTAGATGATGGAGTAAGAAGTATAAGTGAAGAATGGAGAAAAGAAGTAGATGATGAGTTTCAAGCAGTGTTAGAAGGTGTACGTCAGCCTTATCTCACTATAACTGGTTCTCCTATGCAAAGAGTAGAACAAATAATGGAATTTATAAAATGAATAAATTAGAATCTTCAGAAAAATTATTATTATTTGCAATAATATTTTTTATAACAATATTTGTAACATCAACGTTAAATGCACAGATAGTAGAAACTGAAACATTTAAAGTAGAGTACGATCAAAAACTACAACAGCCATTATGGGTGGAGTATACTATAACTTGCCCTAACGGTAAGGAATCTAGACATGGAATGGATTTTTGGATTCCGGAAGGTTATGATACATCCGATAATGAGGACTATAAAAACAATATTTGGGATAAAGGACACCTTGCTCCTGCAGCTTCTTTTAGCTGTACTGAAGAATCCTTACGAAGCACGTTTTCTTACTTTAATTCTGCATTACAGCACGAAGGGTTAAATAGGGGACAGTGGAGTAGATTAGAAGCATTTGAAAGAGATGCAGCTAAATTTTTTAATACTGATATACATGTAAGAGTGGAGTTAGTATTTACAGACGAGTCAGAAGTATTAAGAACTGGTGCTACGGTACCTTCTAGTTTTATTAAGACTATTACTATTGGCGATATTAAACGAAAATTTGTATTTCCTAATAGAGATACAAAAGGAACTAATTGGATTGATTATATTAAAGAATAAAAAAAATGGCAGAAGTTAAAAATTATCAAGAAGTAGTAGACATAGCGTCTAAACATTTAGGAAAAGTAGGAGGAGACGGGTATAAAGATACCTACGCTCCAGAATTATTAGTTAAAGTACCTCGATACTTAAATAGAGAAGGTTACGGTTTGACAGATAAAGACTTTGTTGGAGTAGATACCTGGAACTGTTACGAAGTTTCGGCTATTACTAGTAAAGGATTACCTGTAGCAGGTATGTTAAAAATAGTATGCCCTTCAGATTCTGAATATCACGTGGAATCTAAATCTATTAAGCTATATTTAAATTCTTTTAATATGACTAGATTAGGAGATACAGCTGTAGAATGTATTTTAGAGATTGAGGGAAGGGTAAAAGCTGATTTAGATAAGTTACTTGAAACTAATACTACTGTGAGTTTTTACACTGATTTAGATGATGGCAAAGAATTATCTTTTGAAGGATATACAGATTTAGGTGATATAGTAGATTTAGATGAAATAGACTTTACCGCATTTAAATCAGATTCAGATCAACTAACAGTTGAAGATAACTCAGACGATCCTATCGAGGTTAAGTTAAAATCAAATTTACTTAGATCTAACTGTAGGGTTACTAATCAACCAGATTGGGGAGATGTATTTATAAGAATTAACGGTAGAGATGTACCTGATGTAGCTTCGTTAGCTAAGTATATTGTATCTCATAGAACGGTAAGCCATTTTCATGAGGAAATATGTGAAATGGTATTTAAGCATTTAATGGATGCGTATAAACCTGATGATTTAATGGTTGCTTGTCTATATACTAGAAGAGGTGGTTTAGATATTAATCCTATTAGAGCTACCCATTCGAGATTTATACCAGATTTCTTTACAGACACAGATTTTAGAATTTCTAAAACTCTTAGACAGTAATGATAAAAGAACAAGCTTCAGTATCCTTATACGATCATTTAGGATATGCAGCAGGTATAAAGCTTGGAGAAGAAGTTTATAAAGCTGCTAAATCAGCAAAAGAACCTGTAAATACTAGGTTCGTAAGCAATAAAGCTTATAAAGGTAAAGTAATGTTGTATAGAGAAGAATTTTTAAAAGAATATTTTAATGGCAAAAGAAGCAATTGAAACATTAATAGAAGAAGAAAACGAACTCATTGCCTTGAGGGTACCACCGGGAGACAATTGGGAACTAGTTATCGATGAAGGCTCTACTATAGAAGGTTTAGTAATGGCATTAACAATGTATATGAGAAAAACTAAATTTAAAGGAGAATACAGATTAGCTCCCTTGGCTGGAAAGTTATATGCTGTTAAGAAGCACGAAATAGAGGTAGAACCTGAAGAACCCATGAAGTTCGATTTATATGGCGAATACTAAATGGTGGCGACTTTGGGCAAAAGCGTTAGGAGAGAAAGTAGGAGATAATAAAGAGGCGGATAAGATTGCTTGGTTTAGAACATTTATAGTTATTCAAGCAGTCTTAACTAACCTTTTTATAGTAATTAACATACTAATTAGTTGGTTTTCTGCATAATATTTCTTATATTTAGATATAAATAATTGGGAAAATAAAGGTTATATGATTAAAGAATTATCAATTGAAGTAGCAGATGCACAAGCAAAAAATGCTTATGAAGATAAGAAACGTGCATCTAGACTTTATAGCGAAAGTCTAAAATACGACCCCATACATTGGAGGTATATCAGTCCAAAAGAACTAGCTGATAACCCAGAAAAATTTATAAAATTTTATAATAGATTTGAAGAAAAGGTAGGTACTAAAACTCCTATTGTTTATATCTTTGAAGCAGCAGATAAACTTACAAGAGAAGATATTGAAAATCATTCTGTAATTAAAAAAGGATTTGGTACTACTCCTGGTTTAAGAATTAACCATTCAGTAGCCGATGTAATGTATATTGGTTCTAAATTAGGTAACGGACAGCAGAGAATAGGTCAACATTTGATTGGTAGAAATGTATATAAATCTACTAATACTTTAGGAATTGAAGCCCAGAATACTTGTTTAAAACTTTCAAAATGGTATAGCGGTAGAGTACATTTAACCGTAATCCCTTTATCTGGTTGTGGAAAAGCAGGAATAAATCATATTGAAGCAGAATTAAAGAATATAAACACGTTTATGTTTGGTAGAAAAGAAAATTAATCGTATATTAATATAAAACAAAGGTTATGTCAAAAGCAGTAAATCATTATCAAGAGTGGCCGTTAGAAGAATGCCGCCTCTATTTTAAACGGTATTTTACGTTACTAAAAACTAAAGATATCAAAACAGTTCGAGCATTGATTGCAGAAGAGTTTGGAAGAACTATAAGTGCTATCGGGTTCAAAGAGAGAGAAGTCATAGGAGTTCTAACTGGAGGAGAAGAAGGAATTTACACATATGGAGACAATATGGTAAAGGCAACTAACGAAGCTCTAGAAGAATCAGGAATGTCAATTAACGTATTTAGAATGAAATTTGAGTAATATATGAAATTAGAAAAAAAGTATTATACGGTTCAAGATGAGGAAACTTTAATGCTACTCCATCAGCATATCTTAGATTCAGATGTAATTGCAGTCGATACTGAAACTACTGGATTGAATCCTCGTAAAGATAAAATAATTGGTTGGTCTGTATCCGGAGATGAAGGTATAGGTTTCTACCTACCTACTTTAGTATTTGATTACGAAAGAGATGAATTAGTACTTCAAGAGATTAACGATCAATCGACAGAGGTTATATCTAAAAACTTACTTAAACTTCTTATAGGAAAGAAATTAGTATTTCATAATGCTTCCTTTGACGTTCAGTTTATTAAGAATTACTTTGATGTAGACTTACTTCCTTCGGTATGGGTGGATACAGGTTTACTAGTTCATACGGTATACGAAGAAGGAGCATTTGGGTTTGGTAATCCTTTTGGATTAAAATCTATTGCTATAATGAATCAAGAAGCTTTAGGTTTAGATGTAGAAAAAGCAGCTAACGAAGAGCAAATAGAACTTAAAGAGAGTATTAAAAGTAACGGAGGATCAGTTACCAAGGATAGCTTTCAGATATATAAAGCAGATTTAGAAATACTATCTAAGTATGCATCTGCAGATACCGATTTAACTTTACGTATATGTAATCTATACTTAGGTAAACTAAAAGATGAAGGATTATGGGATTTCTTTTTTGAAGAAGAGGTAATGCCTATATACAGAGAAGTAACAGTTCCTATGGAAGCATACGGAGTTGATTTAGATATGGAACTACTAGAAAAGATCCATAATGAAATAGTAGAAGATCAGAAAAAGAATAAAGAGATTGTAATGAAATCTCTGATTGCTATTCCTGAAGTAAAGGAGTGGATAGTTGCTACAGCTATGACTAACTATCCAGTATCTCACAAAGGTAACTGGGCTCAAAACCTAATCCAGCGATATTCTATTGCACTACCGAAAAGTGAAAAGACAGGTAAGTACTCCCTTACTCAAAAGAACATTGAAGCGTATGAACCTTCTAATGAAAAAGAGGAAGCAGTCAAGCAATTCCTGATAACCGGAGACGAATCCCTTCTAGAGGATGTTGAAAAAGCACGTATTTCTATGTCAATGTGGAAAGAGTCTAATGATGGAGATTATATTAACATTCAGTCTAAGAAACACTTGGGTGAAATAGTCTTCGGTTATATGGGAATTGAACCTAAAGTAGCAGGTGCTAATACTAAATCTGGTAGAGCTAAGTTTGATATGGATATGGTAAAAACCTTAGCAAAAGAGTATCCTTGGGCTGAGAATTTACGTATCTACAATAAACTTTTAAAGATTAAATCTACCTATGTAGATAGATTTAGAGACCGTCATGAGGACGGTAGATACTACTTCTACTTTAAGCAGAACGGTACAGTATCAGGCAGATACGGTTCAGATGCTCAGCAACTACCTAAACCTCTAGAAGATGGAGAAGATGCTCCAGTTATTATGAAGTACGTAAATATAGTACGTGCTTTCTTAACTGCAGGAAAAGGTAGGAAAGTAATCGATGCTGATTACGAATCTTTGGAGCCTCATTGCTTTGCATCTGTAACTGGAGATGTTGCTTTGCAAGAAATCTTTAATAAAGGTTGGGACTTCTATTCCACTGTTGCTATAAAGACTGAAAAATTAGAGGATCAAAAAAGCAGATTTCCGAATGGAGTATCCGCAGATAAAAAAGCAGATAACTACCTCAAGAAATTAGATGCACCAGCACGTAATAAGGCTAAAGCTTATTCGTTAGGAATTGCATACGGTATGGAAGCTTATGCATTAAAAATGACCTTAGGTGTTGATCAAAAAACTGCTGAAAGTCTTGTAAAAGGTTACTTAGATGGTTTTCCTCAACTTAAAGAGTGGCGAGAAGAATCTAGACGTCAAGTAAAAGATTACGGTTACATAAAAAACTACGTAGGTAGAGTAAGGCATTTACCTAAAGTTAAAAATCTCTTTGAAAAAGTAGGAGACAGAATGATGGATTGGAGATTTAGAAAGCAGCTCGAGACTCAGCTATCTCCTAAATACGTAAAGAAGAACGGTGAAATAGTAAAAACGATATCACCTAGAGACCAGGTTACTCAAGCTTATAGAGATTACCGTAATGGGTTAAATAACTGTCTTAATTTTCAATTACAGTCTTTAGCAGCAGCTGTAGTGAATAGAGCAGCTTTAGTAATAAATCGAAAAGCTAAGGAGATGGGTATTGATGCTTGTGTGCAGGCACAGGTACATGATCAATTAATTATAAACGTTAAAGAAGATCAAGCAGCAATATTTGCACCTGTAGTACAGGAAATAATGGAGAATACTACTAAGTTACCTGGAGTAACTCTTAAAGCTCCTCCTGAAATAGCAGACAACTGGAAAGAAGGACATTAATATGGAAGAAAACGATTTTAAAATAGGAGTAATAGCAGGGTGTTTTGATGTAATTCACCCTGGGTATGTCAGGATGTTTAAAGAAATAAGTAAAAATTGTTCGGATTTATTTATTTTACTGCATGAAGATCCAACCATTGAACGTCCGGAAAAGTATAAACCTGTTCTTTCAGTACAGGAAAGGAGAGAAATTTTAAGTCAAATGTTTTATTATTCTTTTCCTACTATATTAACGTATACAACAGAAGAAGAATTACACTTCCTTTTAAAAAGTATAGACCCAGACGTTAGATTTTTAGGAGACGATTACACAGGGAGGGAATACACAGGTAAGGAATTAGGTATTCCAGTACATTGGATAGAAAGAAACCACGACTGGTCATCATCTAAGTATAAACAATTAATAACTGAGTCACTATGCAAGTAGAAGTATCAAACGGAGAGTTACTAGATAAACTTTCTATATTAGAAATTAAGTTAAATAAAATTGAAGATAAAGAAAAATTAGCTAATGTACAAAAAGAGTTCGATACACTTAATCCACTAGCTAAAGAGTTATTCGAAAATTATGAAGGTGATCTCCAAAACCACTATTTAGAACTTTCTAACATAAATGGGCAACTTTGGGATATAGAAGATTGGATAAGGGATTGTGAAAAACGTAAAGACTTCGGTAACGAGTTTATACAGTTAGCTAGATCAGTTTATGTTACTAACGATAGAAGAAGTGAAGTCAAAAAAATTATTAATACAATAACAGGTTCAGAATTAGTAGAAGAGAAATCTTACGATGAGTACCAGTAAAGTTATTTTTAACATATTTATAATAAAGAAAAACGACCCCAGAGCGTTTTTAATTTTTTAATAACCGATGACCTTAGGGCATCATAAATTCAAATGATATGAGTACATTATTTTTAGAACGAAATCCGTTCGACATTTTAGTAAGGAATTTTTTCCAAGAAGCAGGAGCATATAAGCCTCTTGCAGAATCCAAATTACCCCACCCTTTAGATATTTACGAAAGAGACAATGGTTTAGGCATTGATATTGCCTGCACTGGTATTTCTAAAGAAGATATCGAAATTCTTATCGAGGGTAATATAATCAGAGTAAATTACGAAAGACCAAAAGCTGAATTAGACGATGTCTATATCCATAAGGGTATTGCCAAACGATCATTCAACTTAGGTTGGAAAATTGATAGTAAGTTTAACTTAAGTAAGGCAACAGCTGACTTTAAAAATGGACTATTACAAATTGTTATACCTTATGCTAAAGGTTTAGAGCCAAAAACTTTAAAAATTAGCTAAATCTTTCTGCTCTGGGGTTGGATTTTCGATTATTTAATCGTATATTATAATTAATACTAAATAAAAAAGTTTATATGTCAAAAAGTTTATTACCATCTAACGATCGGCTATTGATTAAGCCAATAGATGAAGGAGAACAAACATACGGGAATATAGTTATTCCTGATATGGGAAAAGAAAAGCCCGAAATGGGAGAAGTTATTGCTGCCGGTAAAGGTAGAATGTCTGAGTTCGGACAATTTATTCCCGTTCATCATAAAAAAGGAGATATTGTACTTGTACCTAAAATTGGTACCCTAAGGATAGATTTCGAAGGAGAAGAGTACTATATAGCACAAGACAGAGAAGTATTAGCAGTTGTAAAAAAATCAGAGAATGAGTAAAAAAATTGTATTTTCAAAAGAAGCTAGGAATGAACTAGCATTAGGAGTAAGTAAATTAGCAGATGCTGTAACTGCAACTTTAGGACCATCAGGAAGAAATGTTATAATTGAACAGTCAATGGGAAATCCTGTTTCGACTAAAGATGGTGTAACAGTAGCAAAATCAATTGAGTTAGAAGATAGAGTAGAAAATATTGGAGCTCAAATTGTTAAACAAGCAGCTATTAAAACTGCCGAACAAGCAGGGGATGGTACTACCACATCTACACTATTAGCTCAATCTATTTTATCAGAAGGATTAGAAAGGATTAAAAAAGGTTCTAATGCAGTAGATATTAAAAGAGGTATCGATAGAGCAGTTAAAGATGCTGTTGATTATATAGTAGAGAAAAGTAAAGATATAACGGATGAAGAACAGCTTACACAAGTCGCAACGATTTCAGCTAATAACGATACGGAAATTGGTGAGTTGATTTCTACTGCCATGGATAAAGTTGGGACAGATGGTGTTGTTACAGTCGAAGAATCTAAAACTGGAGAAACATATTTGGAAACTGTTGAAGGTATGCAATTCAGCAGAGGTTATAAGTCTCCATACTTCGTTACTGATAACGCCACAATGACAGCTGTTCTTCAAAATCCGTTTATTTTAATTACGGATAAAAGATTAAACACAGTTAAAGAGCTACTTCCTATATTAGAAGCAGTTTCTTCTGCAGGCAAGTCACTATTAGTTATTGCTGATGATATCGACGGAGAGGCGTTGTCTACTATGGTAGTTAATAAGATGAGAGGTATTCTTCCTGTTGCATGTGTGAAAGCACCAGACTTTGGTGATAGAAAAAAAGCAATGTTAGACGATATTGCTACACTTACAGGAGGTCAAGTTGTTTCTCAAGAAAAAGGAATGAGATTAGATAAGTTTAATATCGAATGGTTAGGTAAAGCTGCAAAAGTAACAGTTACCAAAGATACAACTACTATTATAGATGCTGCAGGAGATGAAGAAGCTATCAATAATAGAGTAGACGATATTAAAAACTTAATAGAAGAAACTACTTCACCTTATGAAAAAGAAACTTTACAAGACCGATTAGCTAAATTCCTAGGAGGAGTAGCGATGGTACATGTAGGAGGATTTACTGAAGTAGAAATGAAAGAAAAGAAAGATAGAGTTGATGATGCTCTTCATGCTACAAAAGCAGCGTTAGAAGAAGGAATTCTTCCTGGAGGAGGAATAGCATTATTAAATGCAGCTTTAGCTTTAGCTTCTAAGATCGGTAATATAGATCAAGAACTACAAACAGGTTACGATATAGTTATTAGTGCTATTGAAAGACCGTTTTATAAAATATTAGAAAACGCTGGATTTGACCAAGAGTTTATAGGTACCTTAGAACAGTCAATTAAAGAAACTGGGGAATACTGGTCCGGTTATAATCCTAGAACTGAAAGCATAGTTAATATGTTTAACGAAGGAATTATTGATCCAACCAAAGTTACTAGGTTAGCATTAGAAAATGCAGCATCAGTATCTGGTACAATGCTGCTTACAGAAGCAGTAGTTTCTAATATAAAAGAAGACAAACCCGAAGGAGGAGTAGATCCAATGTCAATGATGGGAATGTAATGTCAGAAATTAAAGTAAGAGAATTTTTAAACGAGTACGGTCTTTATGATAAATGGACATATAAGGGAAATAGACTTATAAGGACCGAATTCAGATACCCTAAAATTAAATTAAACAAAAATAGAATTATTATGAGTGCAAAACAAGAATTATTTGAACAAATCGCAGAGCAGTTTAGTATCTTAAGTGAGAATAACGAAGGAACGACTAAAGCTTCTCAAGCAAGAGCTAGAAAAGCAGCAGGTGAGATTAAGAAATTAATTACTCCTTACAAAAAAGCGAATATGGATGCAGTAAAAGGGTAGGGGGCATTTCTCTCTAACCGACGAAGTCGCCACGCGCGAATTCTACTAAGTACCTCTCTAGAGTTAACCGCTCTAGACCGAAGCCCTTCCGGAAACGGAGGGGTTTTTATTGGCAAATAGTTGCAAAAGTGAGAAATAGTGTGTATAGGGGATCCTTCCGGAAAGCGAAGTTTAAGATTAAAATTTAATACCTAGTACGGTAAATTTTGTTTGCTTACGTTGCCGGATTAAATCAATGGTAATACCTACCGATATTCCTCCATACGTAGTTGCAAGGAGATCTCTACCGTCAAAGTAATTACCGGATTGAGTACTATCACTCATTTCTTTTAAAGTACCTATTAAAACGGCAGTACCAATACCATATAAAACAGCTTTGTCTTTGTCTTTAGTAAATTCATATGCAACAGCATATCCAAGTGCAGATGTGAATGCGCCTGCGGCGAAGTGCATTTTTTTATCCGGTTCTGTCAAAAGTTGTGCACTAGCAGGGATAGTAGTTAAAAGAACAAGTAGAATAAGTGTACGTACCATGGAGAGAATATTTGAGAATATACTAATAAATATTTGCTTTTTAAATTAATTTTTCTTATATTTAGATATATGTTTAAGTACTTTAATGAAGAGTGGAATGAAAAAGAAAAAATTGGAGGAGGTAGTACTGACATACCAGGAGTGGCTGGAAGCGTTAAAGATTCCGACTCCGGTCCGAAACAAGAAGAAGTACCGAAGAAAAATCAAACACAAAAATAAAAGTTATGAGTGATTCTATTACAAAATACCATGAAATGGTAGAAGACGGATTGATTGATCAAAACGAGCCGGTTAGAAAATCAAATAAATTATCAGAAGAGCAAAAACAACAAGCTTACAGATTACTTACAGAGTATGATGAAGAAGTAATTAAATTTGCTTTTAATAAGATAATGTTTGGTTAATTGCAATAAAGTTCTTATATTAATATTATGACAGAAAGTTTACCGTTCAAACCTAGATGGTCTAAAAAGTGGATAGAGAAGAAACTTAGCGATAGGTACTTCAAAAAACCGTACGATAGATTTATGTGGTGGAGAAGTTATACTCCTAAGAATAAACCTCTTACAACTAGACATCCATTAAGAGATAGAATTGCTAATGGAGACTTTGATCAGGGACCTTATTTACTTGAAGTTGAATTATGCTACCATACTATGAACGAAAAATGGCAAGCAGCAACTACTCCTCGTGGCGAAGTAGATCATAGCCTGTATCATACTAATTCCTCTATAGATAGAGCTAGAAAGAAAAGATTAGTTGAAGACCACGAAAAAGAAGAATTTAGAAAATTAGACGACTTAAGAAATGAGTTTCTTAAAGAGTTTAAGATGAGTCGAGAAGAGTATGATACTGAAGTTGAAAAGACTAAAGGTACTATTTTAGACTTTTATTTTGAAATGGAAGAAAAATATGGAAAATGGGCTATTAAACCTAAGCGTGTTCCTAAATTTTGACCTATTTATATATATAGATATATATCAATTACAATTACAATTATTAATTAAAATTAGTTTATGAAAACAATCCTAGTTATTTTAGCACTCGCAGCAGTAGCCGTTGGTGTTATTATTTACCTAATTAAAAAAGGTAAAATCAAAGATTCAGATGGAGATTACGTACCTGATGCAGTAGAAGACGCTGTTGAAGATGTTAAAGAATTCGCTGAAGATGTTAAAGAAACTGCAAAAAAAGTTAAAAAACGAGCAAAAGCAGTTAAAGCAGAGTTAAAAGATGTTGTTAATGAAGCAAAAGATGTTGCCGATGCCTTGAAAGGTAAAGTAACTAAATCTAAGCTAAGAGCAATGACTAAGAAGCAACTCTTAGATCACGCCGAAAATGATCTTGGTACTAAGTTAGATTCAAGTTTAACTAAAAGTAACATTATTAATAAGGTATACCTAATTCATCAATCTAAATAATGCAGCCAAGACCGAATGTATCACTGGATCAAACAAAAGCTGTTTTATGTGAAGAATGCGGACATACATTCTTTGAAGAAGGAGTGCACTTGCGGAAAGCATCAGGATTGCTCACAGGAACAGGACAAACAACCTACATCCCAATCCCAATCTTTTCCTGCAAAAAATGCGGACATGTTAACTCAGAATTCTTACCAAAAGAAATTAAGAACTTGGAGGAATAGAATTTATTCAGGACTTCAAAAAGAAATCTACGAATAACATTAAGAAGAAGGAGCCTAAGGGCTTCTTTTTTTTTTGCCTATTTATATACATGGAATTCCTTTTCAAACAAGTCGGACAGTTACACTTTGTCTAACTAAAAACAATCACATGGATTTATTAAACAAAGTTGGCTCTTGGGTCAACAAAATCACAGAAGTAGGTGTATCTTTAATTGCCTTAGGGGTAGTATTCGAAGTACTATTCAAAGGTGTTGCTATACCATTCTGGCCAGAAATATCAGTAGTTGATAATATAATGGCGATTTTGGGCTCATTGAGCGCTGAAGGTTTACTCGGATTAGTGGGTGCCTTTGTCCTTTACCATATCTTGAAGAAGAAAGGGTAAATAATTAAGTAGAAAGAGGGGCCTTTTTTGGCCCCTTTTTTTTTATTGTATGTTTACCTAAAATTAACTATTTATTATAAAGATTATAATAAGCTAAACAATAAAATTTATAATGAAAAAATTACTATTCTGGTTATGTCTAGTATTCCCTTTTTTAAGCATAGCCCAAGAAACAGCACCCGTAACCTTTAGATTAGATGTTAATGAAATTATAGCTAATACTCCTAACCCAGATCAAATGCAAGTTTATATTCAAACTAGCGTTACTGGATGGACTGATATACCAATGGAAGATGTTGGAGGAAACGGAATTTACAGAAAAAATATTAATATAGGACACCCAACAGATGAAAATGTAGAGGTATTTTATAGATTTAAGATAACATCTTTTGGTGATAATGGACTACCCTGGACAGGATGGGAAGGAGGTCCTGATGCATCTGACTGTTTATTTGATGTAGCTACAGGAGGTGCTCCAGGAGGACCTAATAGTTTAAGAAAAGTAACAGTACCCGAAGAATTAATAGCAAATGGCACTTATGTAAATCCTTCAGGAGAATATAAATTAACCCATTGTGTTAATGTATGTGGTAATGCACCATGTGAAGAAGAAACAACTCTAGTTGAATTTAAATTGGATATGAATGAATATCCTGATGAATATACCCAGCCTTATGTAACGGGAGAATTTAGTAATTGGACTGATCAATATCCAATGGAAGATGAAGATGGTGATGGTATATGGGAATTAGGAATAGAACTTCCCGAAGGTACTTATTTATGGAAATTTATGTTAGATAACTGGGCAGACTCAGAATTACCAGCGGGTGTGACAGAAACTTCAGCATGTTTTATACCTGATGGAAATGGTTTTATAAATAGAATTTTAGATGTTACTATTGGGGACAGTATTTCTCTTCCTCTGGTTTGTTGGGAATCATGTTTACCCTGTGGAGCAGTTTTAGGATGTATGGACCCAACATCGCAAAATTACAACCCCTGGGCTACTATAGATGATGGTTCTTGTTCAGTAATACCACAATGTGAAGAAGGGCAGACTTTATTGCAAATAGTTTATACCGGAGATAACTGGCCGGGAGAATCTAGTTGGATTTTATATGGAGATAATAACGGAGTAGATGTTACTTATGCAAGTGCACCTCAAGGTTCATATAACTCAGCTCCTCCTGGAGTACCTCTTACTACTTATGTATGTGTTGATCAAAATAGCACATTAGACTTAGTTATTGAAGATAGTTATGGAGATGGTTTAGCTGGTACTACATCTGGAGGAACTGTAGATGGAAATATACAAGTTATAGCCTGTGATGGAACTATTTTATATGATTTATCAGAAAATTTCCCTAATTCAAATTTTGGTTATTTAGTTACTACCCCTCAATTTACTCCTGTTACTTGTGAAAGTGAAAGTGAAGTAGAAGGCTGTATGAATCCATTTTCAACAACCTATAACCCACTAGCTACAGTAGATGATGGAAGTTGTGGTCCTCCTAGAATAGAAGGATGTACTGATCAAGATGCATTCAACTACAACCCAGATGCTAATACTAGTGAAGTAATGCAAGGTACATATACATTAGAGATATTTGATGGAGCTTCGGATGGTTGGAACGGTACTTGGTTAGGTTTAACTCAAGGTAATTGGGTATCTCCTCAATATCAAATAGGTGCTAACGATGGTGAGAGTATTTCTTTTGAAGTACAGTTAAACATTTATGAACCTATTGAAGCTTTCTTATTTACTACTCCTAATTCTAATCAAACATTAGCTCAAATAGGGTACACTCTAACAGGTCCTTTAGGAGATAAAATTATAGATGTAGGATATTGGCAAGCAATACCATATCCTTTCGTATTAGAAGCCACTACTCCAACTTTTGGAGATACTTGTATTCCAATTATAGAAGGGTGTATGGATGAAAATTCATTAAATTATATAGAATTAACTGGAGATCCTTTAGTTGATGTAAATACTGACGATGGTTCTTGTATCCCTATAGTAGAAGGATGTATGAACCCATTAGCATTTAACTACAATCCAGATGCTACAGTAGATGATGGCTCTTGTGTTGAAGTAGTAGTAGGATGTATGGACCCAGATTCATTTAACTATAATCCAGATGCTAACACAGAAGGTGATTGTATCCCAGTTATAGAAGGTTGTATGGATGAAACTTCATTCAATTATAATGAGAATGCTAATGTAGATGATGGTTCATGTATTGCAGTTGTAGAGGGATGTATGGATGAAAATTCAATTAATTATAACCCAGATGCTAATACAGATGATGGAAGTTGTATTCCGATAGTAGAAGGATGTATGGATCCAGATTCATTTAATTACGATCCTAATGCAAATGTAGATGATGGAAGCTGCGTACCTATAATATATGGTTGTATGGACCCAGATTCATTTAACTATAATCCAGATGCTAATACAGACAATGGAACTTGTGAACCAGTAGTCTTTGGCTGTACAGATCCAGATGCATTTAACTATAATCCAGATGCTAATACGGATAATGGGACTTGTGTACCTATTATATACGGATGTACAGATAATACAGCATTAAACTATGATCCTAATGCTAACACAGAAGACGGTTCATGTATTCCTATCTTAGCTGGCTGTACAGACCCAGATGCATTTAATTATAATCCATTAGCTAACACAGATGATGGTTCTTGTGTACCTGTAATATTAGGTTGTACAGATAATACTTCATTAAATTACAATCCAGATGCAAATACAGATGATGGTTCTTGTATTCCTATTCTTTATGGATGTATGGATGAAACTTCATTTAACTACAATCCACTTGCAACCGTAGACGATGGTTCTTGTATTCCTGTAGTAGAAGGATGTACAGACAATACTTCATTAAATTACAACCCAGATGCGAATACTGATGACGGTAGTTGTATCCCAATTCTATATGGGTGTATGGACCCAGATTCATTTAACTATAATGCTTTAGCAACTGTTGATGATGGATCTTGTATCCCAGTAGTATTAGGCTGTACAGATAACACAGCATTAAATTATAATCCAGATGCTAATACCGATGATGGTAGCTGTATCCCTCTTTTATATGGTTGTATGGATCCTAACTCATTTAACTACAATGCACTAGCAACTGTTGACGACGGTAGCTGTATTCCAATTGTAGAGGGTTGTACAGATCCAGATGCACTAAATTATAATCCAGATGCTAATACAGAAGACTTTAGTTGTATAGAAAAAGTATACGGCTGTATGGACCCTAACTCAATTAATTTTGATCCTGAAGCTAATGTAGATAACGGTACATGTATTACAGCAGTAGTAGGATGTATGGATCCTGAATCTTATAACTATAACCCAGAAGCTAATGTAGCTGATCCTGATGCTTGTTTATATGATGCAGGTTGTATAACAGGACCAGGTGAACCATATTGGTTAAATAACCAATGTTATGCTTGGGTAATTGACGTAGATAATTATTGCTGTGAAAATGAATGGGATCCAATTTGTCAGGAAACTTACAATTACTGTGAAAACGGATGGCCAGAAGGAATGGATATAGACGGTATGTTCTCTAGAGGATTAGATAATGTAAGTATAATTGTTTATCCAAACCCTACAGACGGTATAATTAATATCGCAACTAATCTAGACATTACTTACTCAGTACGTGATTTATTAGGTAAGATTATAATTCAATCTTCAGATAAAAAACAAGTAGATTTATCTAACGTAGAATCAGGAGTATACTTCTTAACAATTAGTCACGAAGGTAAGTTATTTAATAAAAGAATAATTATAGAATAAAATGAAGAAATTATTAATACTATTTTTAGTAATCCCACTTTTAGGTTTTAGTCAAGAATCTAAGTTTAAAAAAGATCTAAAGAAAACTTTTAAGTTTGCTACAATATTTGCTGCTGTGAATGGAGGAACATCTTTAGCAGACAAGAATCAATTTTCAGTTAATACCGGTACACTAATCCAAGATGTTGTTGAGACTCCATTTGATTATTCACTTTCTTTAGGTATAAGAAAAATAGCTAGATTTCAATATGAAAATAGAGCTAATGTATTTTATAACGGTACAGAAGAATCCTATTCAGATAACGCAACATTAGGTAAAATAAAAGGATTTGAATTCTTATTTGAAGCTGATTATAGAAGAATACAAGGAGAAACATATTTAGACCAGCATCACTTTTTAAGATATGTAGCTGATGATTGGGTAGCTAAAGTAGAGTACCTTGTAGGAGGCTTTATTGATATAGAATATTTTCAAGCTTCTCAAAGATATAAGCATAATATAACTAAAGAATTTTCTATTAACGTAGGTATTGCACAAAGACTATCTAAACCATATGGATATGATCCTTTACAGGAATGGATGTTAAGTAACGGTAACTTACATTATACTTATTTAGCTTTACAAGAAGGTTACAATGTAAACTTTAATGGAGGGGGAGATATAGAATACCTTAACCCCCAAGGTGCAGTAGTAGCAACAAGTACTGAAGTATGGGAAGAAGTAATTATTCCACAAGTATTAGTTGATTACGTAGAGAAAAAAGAAGACCAAGCTCCTTTAAGATTAGAATATTCTGCCATATTTGGTTTCGATTATTATAAGTACACTAAAAACTTCTGGCTACATGCTTGGGGTAATGTAATGCCTATACATATAAAAGGGGCAGATGAATTTTCGTATCATAATTTTAATGGAGGTCAATGGACCGATTATTCCGGAGGATTAATATTTGGATATAAATTAACCAAATCATTAGGGTTATTTGCAGAAGGAACATATAATCAATATTGGAATAGAAATTGGCATAATTTTTCAATGGGAGTTAATTATATAATTTTTTAAAAATGGCAAAAGAGTTAAGCGAAAACACTAGTTTTCAAATAAGTATACAGACATTAATAGGTATTGCATTCGGTATAGCTACAGTAGTAGGTATGTGGTTTGCACTTCAAGCAGATATTGAAGAGGCAAAAGAACTTCCTATAGCACCACCACCAGATGTTACTAGAATGGAATACGACATGAAAGATCAATTAATACGTCAAACAATCATGACTACTCAAGATGATGTTAAAGAATTAAAGGATAGAATGATTCGGATGGAAGAGAAGATTGATAAACTAAGATAAACTTATTATGAAAAAGTTATTAATATTACCTATGTTACTATTTTCTACTATGACTTTATATAGTCAAATAGAAGTTAAGTATTTTAACGCAGGTTGGAATGCTGCCAATGAAGTAACATGGGTAGAAAAACTATCAGATTGTGAAATAGATAAATTTGATATTGGAGCTGATCCTAAAAAAGCTCAAGAATTTAAAGTAGTTGTAGTCCCTACCATTATTATCTTCCAAGATGGAGAAGAAGTCGAAAGATACCAAGCAGATATTAGCTTTAAAATGGAGGCAACCAGAGAAGAACTTCAGGATTATATTGACGAACTTATCATGAGTGCTTTTTAGAGCTATTTATATAAAAGAATTGTTTCACTAAAAATTGTTATCTATGTTTAATTTTATAAAACGTAATTGGATGGCTTTAAAGAACTTATTTGATGATGATAATAATATCAATGAAAAAACAGTAGTTGGTTTTATTGCTTTTATTGTAATGATATTATTTGCATTCGTAGATTTAGCAACTGGATATTTCGGCAAAGATTTAGTTATTAATGAATTTATATACGACTCTTTTGTTTTAGTGGTATTAGGTTCATTTGGTATAGCTGAAGTTGGAAAAATATTCGGCAACAGAAAATAAAAAAAGATTAAAAGTAAAAATATATGAGTTGTTATACTAGAGAACAGATCCAAACCGCTATGGAAAGTAAAGGATATAAGTACTTTACTGGAGGCGATTGGGACGTAAACATTATTGGAGTTAGAAATTCAAAAACTAAAGGCAGAGTAACTAATGCTTTTGATGATTGTATTACTATTTCTTACAAAGAGGATGGTGAATGGAAATTTCACTGCTATCAAGCTACCACAGATCCCGGTTCACATTGGGAGCAAAACTTAATGAATGAAAAAGGAGTAGCAATATTAAAACCTGGTCAATATAGAGGTTCTCATAAATTAAGATTACATGCTGGTAAATATTTAGCTTTAGGGCAAAAAGAATTAGTCAAAGTTTACAGAGATAATAATAGAGATGGAAAATATGATCTATTAGAAGAAAATGTAGATGAAGGATTATTTGGAATTAATATTCATAGAGCTACAGGAAGATCAGGCGGTAAATCAATAAGAGTAGACAAATGGTCTGCAGGTTGCCAAGTAATAGCAGACAATGATGATTGGCATCAATTTTTAGATATTTGTCAAACAGCAAGAGAAGTTTGGGGTAACTCATTTACATACACTTTATTAGAAAGTGACGATATAGTTGCCTAAGAACTTTTTTTTTCTTATATTAGTTATATGAAGACGAAGCACTTACAAACGTACCTGTTTTGGGCTATTTTAGGACTTGGAGTAGGTTACGTTATTTTTGGAAAAGGAGATATATCTGTTGATATAGATTCCTATAAAACAGAAATCAACCTTTTGCAACAGAAGATAGATTCTATCAGTAGTCAGAATAATACTTTAAAAGTAGAAGCTGATTCACTTAATACAAAACTATCTGAGTACGATGTTAAAATTGATAACTTAAATGCTAAAATTGACTACATACAATATGAGACTAAACAGAAAATTGATGCTGTTGATAGCTTTGGTGATGATGAACTTGAGCGTTTTTTCGCAGAGCGATACCTCGAAATCAAAGGACAGCACAAAGATACAATTAACTAAGCCTGTAGCGAGATTAGTAATAAAGGATTTAATTAAAGGAGACGGACTTAGTACTGAACTTAAGACTGTACAGAATCTGTTATCGGAAACTAATAACAAACTAACTACTCAAACAACTTTAGTTACAAATTTAGAATTACAAATAGCTAACTACGATAGCTTATTAATACAAGAGAAATCTAAATTTAATAAACAAGAAGAACTTTCCTTAGAGTTAGAAACAGCACTTAGAAAGCAAAAAAATAAAACAAAGCTTTATAAAATAGGTACATATATAGGTGCAGCAGCAATAGGTATACTAATTATAAAGTAATGAAAAGTATTAAGAGGAATATACTCCCAGCTTTAATAGCGATTTCTGCCCTGTCAGTATCTGCTTCGGCCGCTTTCTATTCTGTTAGCGGTCTTAGCAAACTTTTTGCTGGTGCTTCTTTTGAGGTTATAATTATGGCCGGATCATTAGAAGTAGCAAAGTTAGTTATAGCTTCACTCTTATACCGCTATTGGGATACCATAAATAAATACCTCAGAACGTATCTTACAGTAGCTGCTGTAATATTAGTAATTATTACTAGTATGGGTATATACGGATTTTTAAGTGCTGCTTATCAAGATACTTATCGTCAACTAACTATTAAGGAAAATGAAACTTCATTTTTAGAACAAAAGAAAAATTTCTATGAAAAAGATGTTCTTAGGTACGATCAAGAACTTGAAAGAATTTCTAATAACATTAGCACTCTTTCCAATGCTAGGTCTCAACAAATCCAGATACGAGACACCTCGGTGGTTGGAGGCGTTAGAACCACAATATCGACTGCAGAGCTTAGACTTGCACAAAATCGTATTGCATCTGAAGAAGAAAATAGGAAAGCTGTTCAAGCTAAAAGGACAGTAGCAGCAGATAGCTTACAGAAGTTTCAATTAAAGATATTAGAATTAGATAATAATTTTGAAGTAGCAGGAGAATTAGGCCCACTTCAGTACCTTTCCGGACTTACAGGCTACCCTATGGATAAAATTATAAATGTTCTTTTACTTATAATAATATTCGTATTTGACCCTTTAGCTATATCTTTAGTCGTTGCAGCAAACTTTGCATTCGATCAGGCAAACAGAAAGAATCTTTATAATGAATATGAAGATGATATTGAACCTGACCTTTGGGATGATGTTCCGTATGATGATAATAAGGTTGAACCTGATTCTCAATATACGATTAATGATATAGAAGTAGATGCTGAAATAGTAAAACCAAAACCGCTTGATTCATATAATGAAGACGATGAGAAGAGGATGGAAATCATTGGTCAAAACGGCAACGAAGGTGAACACTACGATGGCGTAGTAAACCCAGTTCGTATATTACAAAAAGGACCAACAAATCATAGGGTGCTGTTTAGTGATGGTAGTACAAAAAAAGTTCCTAAAGATGATTTAACTATAAGGTACCTCTAGGATATAAATTTCATATAGTATCTGTTGGTTAATCAAATAATATTTCGTATCTTTATATAAATAATAAGTTATAATAAAATTAGTCATATGAGTAAATTAGTTACTATGCTTCGCAAGACCGCTGAAGCAGATAAAGCAAAAGCTTTGCTTTCCTTAGATTTATTAAACAACAAAGCAGTAGGTATTGGAGATCATTCTACTTTAGATTTCTATAAAAATGCTGAAGAAGCTCTTGCTATGTTAGTAGACGCAGATGATAGATTAACAACAATAGAGAAATACTTCTCTACAAGTTATACAAAGGATCTAATCACTGAAAATACATCTACAACATGAGCGACAGAGAAATAATGAATGCTAAGAATCCTCCATCAGCAAGAGAAATTTTAAAAGATGAGTATCCTACAATCTATAATGGTTATAGAGAAATTGTAGAAGAGCAATTTGAACTCTTTGCTAGGAAACATTTAGATTACGGAATGCATAATGTAACAGCAGGAACTAATTTAGATACAGCTGATGAGGTAGAATTTGCCATGACCGGGCTTTGGTATAGAATATCAGATAAAATAAATCGATGGAAGAATATGATTATATCTGGACGAAAAGCTCAAAATGAAACTATAATAGATACCTTTCAGGATATTACTAACTACGGAATTATTGCTCAGTTAGTTAAGAGAGGTATGTGGAAAAACGATTAGATGCCAGCAAAAAAGATTTACCCTGAAGGGGTTAAAAAGAAGGCTAACCCTTTAGTGAAAGAGGTTTGGGAAAGTAAATTGAAGCAATCACCAAGGAGTAATAAACATATTTCTTATTCTCAACTTTCTTCTTTTGCTAGCTGTCAAAAGCAATGGTATTTAACTTATGTTAAAAAGCTAGCACCCTACCAAGCTTCTATTCATGCAGTATTCGGTACTGCCTTTCATGAAACATTACAGACTTACTTAGAGGTTCTATATCATGATAAAGTAAAAACTGCTAACGAAATGGATTTAGATAAGTTACTTTATGATAATATGATAAAAGCTTATAAAGCTACAAGAGCACAGAATGGACACGAAAATTTCTCTACACCAGAAGAGTTAAATTTATTCTGGATTGACGGAAAACATATATTGAAATTTATAAAGAGTAAACGTAGAGCTTACTTCGGTACTAAAGGTGTTCATTTAGCAGGAGTAGAGACGTTACTATACCAGGAGTTACGTCCTGGAGTTATGTTTAAAGGATTTGTTGACTTAATATTTTACGATGATAGGGTTGATATGTGGAAAATTGTAGATATCAAAACTTCAACATCAGGATGGAATGCCTATGCAAAAAAAGACGATAAGAGAATTTCTCAAATTTTACTTTATAAAAAGTTTTTTAGTGAGCAATTTAATATTCCTATTGAAAAAATTGAGGTAGAATACTTTATAGTAAAAAGAAGAGTTCCTGTAGAAGCTGAATTTGCATCAATGCAGAGAAGAGTTCAAGAATTTAGACCAACAGCAGGAACTAGAAAGGTAAAACAAGCAGTAAATTTAATGGAGCATTTTGTAGAAAATGCAGTTGATACAAATGGAGAGTATATTGATAAAGAATATCCAACGACTCCTTCTAAAAGTTCCTGTATGTTCTGTGCTTTTAAAAAGATGAGAATATGCCCAGATGCTGTTTTGTGAACATAAGCTATTTATAATATATAAGTATATAAATATATAAATTAAGTTATGAGAAAAAATGAAAAATTGACATCAGTCAAAATTACTCAACCCCTCTTTGATGAGTTTAAAATGAGCTGCTTACGGCATAATTTTTCTTTCAAAAAGCTTGCCGATCGGGCAATTTTTCTTTATCTTACTGATAAAGACTTTAGAGAGCAAATACATAAACAAAATAATATTATAATAAAAAAAGTAGATGACAAATAAGTTAGGTTATATACCAAAAGAAGATCGTAAGAAAGTTCTTCTGTTATGTGATGATATCAGAATGCATTCAGGAATCGCAACAATGGCACGAGAATTTGTTATTGGATCAGCTCACCATTTTAATTGGTTTCAATTAGCAGCAGCAGTTAAACATGGAGACACAGGAAAAGTATTAAATATTTCTAGTGATGTTAATAAGCAAATCGGCATAGAAGATAGTGACGTTAGGCTAAGACCAAATAACGGTTATGGAGATGTTAAAACAGTTAGACAGATTATTAAAGATGAAAAGCCTGACGCTATTTTTATATTTACAGACCCTAGATACTGGACCTGGTTATTCGAAATAGAAAGAGAAATCAGAAGCCAAATACCAATCGTTTGGTTAAACATTTGGGATGATTATCCAGCTCCTATGTACAACAAACAGTACTACAATTCAGTAGATGCACTATTAGCAATTTCAAAACAAACAAAAGTTATTAATGAAATTGTACTTCAAGACGATTATAAAGATAAACTTTCTGCTTACGTTCCTCATGGAATTAATACTGATCAATTTAAACCTTTAGACAAAAATAGTAAAGACTATATAAAATTTAAGGAAGAGGTACTGATGGGTCAAGATTATGAATATGTAGTGTTCTTTAATTCTAGAAATATACAAAGAAAGAGACCAGGAGATGTAATCTTATCGTATAGAATGTTCTGTGATAAAATTGGTAAAGAAGCAGCTTCTAAATGTGTGCTGGTTATGCACACTGCAGTAGCAGATCAACACGGAACGGACTTAAGAGCAGTAAAAGAAGCATTATGTGATCCCTCTTATGTTAATGTTCTGTTCTCAACTACAAAGCTTACACCTGCACAGATGAACGGGCTATATAACTTAGCAGACGTTACTATGTTAATCTCATCTAACGAAGGATGGGGGTTATCTTTAACTGAATCTTTAGTAACAGGTACAATGATAATAGGGGCAGTAACCGGAGGAATGCAAGATCAAATGAGATTTGAAGATGAGAACGGCGATTGGCTAGATTTATCACCTGATTTTCCATCAAACCATAGAGGTACCTATAAAAAATGTGGGGACTGGGCTATGCCGGTATTCCCAAGCAATATATCTTTAGCAGGTTCAGTACCTACTCCTTACATATTTGACGATAGAGTATCACCGGAAGACGTAGCAGATGCTCTAGTTAAGGTATATGAAATACCTAGAGAGGAAAGAATTGCTAGAGGAGAAAAAGGAAGAGTATGGGCTACATCTAAGGAAGCAAGCTTTACAGGTGAACATATGAGTAACTCTATTATTAAATACGTAGATGAAACTATAGATACATTCACTCCTAGACCAGCTTTTGAGTTTATTCATATAGATGAAAGACCAAGTAAATATATTGAACATAAATTAACAGGATATTAAGATGAGTAAATTAAATTGTGTAGTTAGTTGCCCAGCAGATACCTACTCAGGTTATGGAGCAAGAAGTAGAGACTTCGTCAAAGCACTAATAGAGTCTAAACCAGAATGGGACGTAAAAATATTATCTCAACGCTGGGGTAATACCAGATTTGGATATCTTCAAGACCACAAGGAAGATGACTTGTATAGTAGAATTATACCAGGTTTAAATGCTAAGCCAGATGTATGGATACAAATTACTATACCGAATGAATTTCAACCGGTAGGTAACTTTAATATAGGAGTTACTGCAACAGTAGAAACTAACCTAATGCATCACACATGGGTAGAGGGAGTAAATAGAATGAATTTGATTCTTACTTCATCTCAACACTCTAAGGATGTAATTTTAAATTCATCTTTTGAAGGTAGAGATAAGAATACTAACCAAGTAGTTAAGGTCGTAAAGGCTGAAACTCCTATAGAAGTCCTCTTCGAAGGAGTAGATATAGAACAATACAGTACTAAATCTGTAACTAAGACTGAACTTAGTGAACAACTAGCAGAAATCAAAGAGAGTTTCTGTTACCTATTCGTAGGGCATTGGATGCAAGGTGACTTTGGGCACGATAGAAAAAATGTAGCCTATACTATTAAATCTTTCTTAGAGCATTTTAAAAATAAACAAAACCCTCCTGCACTAATTTTAAAATGCCATACGTCTACTACCTCAATAATGGATAGAGAAAGAGTACTGGATAGAATAGATAAAATTAGAAAAACTGTAAAAGGTAGGTTACCTAATATATACTTGATACACGGTGAAATATCTGATGATCAAATGAATGAATTGTATAACCATTCTAAAGTAAAGGTAATGGTTAGCCATACCAAAGGAGAAGGATTTGGCAGACCTCTTCTTGAATTTACTACAACAGGTAAACCAATTATAGCATCCGGATGGTCAGGACATACAGACTTTTTAAAACCTGAACTTACTACATTAGTTGGCGGTAGCTTAGATAAGGTACACCCATCAGCAGCAGTAGAGAAGATAATATTACCTGAGTCAAGTTGGTTTACTCCTAACGATTTAGAAGTTAGTAGAGCATATAAAGAAACTTTTAAAAAGTATAAGATTAAACTTCAAAATAGTAAAAAACTGAGACGAAATACTCTAGACAATTTTACCTATACCCACATGGTAAAAGAGCTTCAAAGACTTTTAGAGGGACATTCAATTAAGGCTCCTGAAAGAATAGAGTTAACATTACCTAAATTAGAATTACCTAAATTACAAAAGATAGATGGATAAAGATCAATTAGTAGAAGGACCATTCGGAAGTAATGCATGTTACCAACGAACTATTGTAGACGGAAACACAAATGATACGATAACAACATGGCTTTGCTTTGGCAGTGGATTTACAACCTCTACTGTAATGACAAAAGGAAGTGCAGCAGTTAATAATGCGATAGAATCTTCTCCGGAATTATACAGAGACCTAATGCATGAAGATAAAAACGGTAGAGTATGGCTTCCAGCAACAATAACATTACCTACAAAAGGAATGGTATTTATAGACGGTACGGATAAAGACAACTGGAGTTGGACAGCAGTTGATTCTGTTAATATAACCGAAGAAGATAGAAAAACTTCTAACTTTCCAGCTGATCAAACTATTCGAATGGATATGAAAAATAAAAGAATTTATAATAAAGATGATTTTATGGACGCTTTAGAATCGATTGGATTTTTTAGCCTACCACAAGAATAAAAAACATGAAAATATTAGTTACAGGCGGAGCAGGATTTATTGGGAGTAATTTAATTAAGAAACTTCTAGAAGAAGGGCATGATGTAGACTCGTTAGATGATTACTCTACAGGTAACATAGAAAATGAACATCGTGAATGTAACTATATTATTGGAGATATCGAAACTGCTAATAGGTTAGGTAAGTACGATAAAATATTTCATCTAGCCGCTCTTTCTAGAATACAACCTTCTTTTAATAATCCAAATGAAACATATAGAGTAAATACTTTAGGTACTCAACAGGTTTTAGAACTAGCAAGAAGGACTAATGCAAAGGTAGTATATGCTGGATCTTCTTCTAAATGGCATGATCCATATCAATCACCTTATGCTAGCTGTAAGTACATGGGAGAAGAGGTATGTAAAATGTATAAGAAAACATACGGGATGGATATCGAAATTGCCAGATTCTATAACGTTTACGGTCCAAATGAAATCGTGGATGGAGATTGGGCTGCAGTAATAGGTATATGGAGAAGACAGGTTAGAGAAGGAGAAAAGATTACTATAGTAGGTGATGGTGAACAAAGAAGAGATTTCACTCACGTAGATAATATTGTAGAAGCTTTATACCGTATAGGTTTTAAAAACGAAGTTCATGAAGACGCTTGGGAGTTAGGAACAGGTCTAAATTACTCTATTAATGAAGTTTATGAAATGTTTAAAGAAAGATATCCAGACATTAAATCAAAGTTTATACCTGATCAATCCGGTAATTATAGAATTACATTAAGGGAAAACAACGACGCATTAGATCGTTTAGGATGGTTTCCTAAAGATAGGTTAAGAGAATATATTTTAAGTCTATGAAAATTAGTTACGCAATAACAGTTTGTAACGAGATAGTAGAAATTCAACGTCTAGTATCTTTTTTATTAGAATATAAACGTTTCGAGGACGAGATTGTTATATTATATGACAGTAAAGGAGGTACTAAACCAGTAGAAGAATATTTACGCTCTCATTCAGTAAATGGAGAATTTAGATGGCATAGTGGAGAGTTTGAAGGGCATTTTGCTAACTGGAAAAATAAACTTACCTCTTACTGTACAGGTGATTATATCTTCCAGATAGATGCAGATGAAATACCTAATGAGGTTCTACTCTCTAACCTCCCAGGAATAATAGAAATGAATCCAACTAACCATGTCTTTTTAGTCCCTAGGATTAATACAGTTGAAGGACTTACACAAGAACATATTACTAAATGGAGATGGAATATTGATGATGAAGGAAGAGTCAACTGGCCTGATTACCAATGGAGGATATGGAGAAATGTTCCTCCAATCAAATGGGTTAATAAGGTACATGAAAGATTAGAAGGTTTTAAAACATATGCCCCACTTCCTGCTTCCCACGATTTAGCTTTAGTTCATCCTAAAACAATAGAGAGACAAGAAAAACAAAATGCTTATTACGATACATTATGATAAAAATAGATGTTAAAGTTGGCGATACTATAATGGTAGGTCGATTTAAAAATAAAAGAACTAAAGTAAAAACTATAGAGTACGATGAGTTCGGAATGCCTATAATTAATGGAAGACCAGGTTGTACATTCAGGTTGGTACCAAATCCTAGATAAACCTATTTATTATTATGAGGTACTTAGAAGCAATTAAATTAGCAGACAATGTAAAAGGTTCATTTATTGAATTAGGATTCGGAAAAGGTAAGCACTTAACTGAATTTATTTCTTTTATGAATAATAACGATACATGCAAAAGGAATATTCGATTATATGATTCATTCGAAGGATATAATGAACCCAGTAAAGAAGACGAAAATGCATTCGTCAAAGGAGGTCACAAAAGACCTATTCAGCCCGCAATGGATATCAGGCACACTATAAAGAAAGAAGTTAAGTTAGTGAAAGGATATGTAGAAGATACTCTAGCTAAGCCTTATGCTTCTAAAGAAAAAATTGCAGTAATACATACAGATTTAGTTAGCTATTCAAGCACGCTATTTAGTTTGAATACTCTTCATAATAAACTAAATATAGGAGGAGTAATAATAGCTACAGGATACTCAGAATTCCCTGGTGTGAAACTAGCAATTGATAAATTTTTAGACACCTATAAAAAAGAATACGTACTTAAGTATAATAAAAATATAGGAGTACTAGTGAAGCGTCAATACTTAGAAATAAACACAGAAGTAAAAAAAGATCATCAACAGATAAGTTGGTAGTTAAAATAGTTTTTCTTATATTATAATATGGTTATATACGTTGATATTGATGATACGATTGCTGATTATCATATAGATGATAGTAAAACAAACTACTATAGAGCTCGTCCTATTAAAATTAATATTGAGAAGATAAATAAACTCTACGATGAAGGTAATACTATTGTGTACTATACTGCTAGAGCATCTATCAATAAGACTAGAAGGGAAGAGTTTACAGAGCTAACTAAACGACAATTAGAACAATGGGGCGCTAAACACCATAAATTAAGCGTAGGTGATAAGCCTGCGTATGATTTACTCATATGTGATAAAACAAAAAGAATAGAAGAGTTATGAACAAAACGTACGTTATTGCAGAAATAGGTATTAATCATCAAGGTGATTTATCTATAGCTAAAAGATTAATTGATATTGCAGCAGCAGCAGGTTGTGATGCAGTTAAATTTCAAAAGAGAAATCCTGACGTCTGTGTACCTGAAGCACAGAAAAGTAAGCCGAGAAGTTGGCAAGGAGAAGAAATGACATACTTAGAGTATAAGTATAAAGTTGAGTTCGGCAAAGAAGAGTATGATGAAATTGATCGATACTGTAAGCAGCAAGGAATAGCATGGTCTGCATCACCTTGGGATATGGACTCTGTAGAATTTTTAGAGCAGTATAACTTACCTTTTATTAAACTTCCTTCTGCATCGTTAACAGATGATGATTTACTTACTGCTTGTGTTGAAAGATTTCCAAAGGTTATTTTCTCAACTGGTATGTCTACTGAGGAAGAAATAGATCATGCAGTAGATACGCTTAGAACTGCTAAGGCATTCTATAACAAGACAGAATCCATAGGACTTTTGCATTGCAATTCTACTTATCCTGCCCCTGTAGATGAACTTAACTTATCTGCTATAAAGACGTTAAAAGATAAATACCCAGACTTCTCAATCGGATACTCAGGTCATGAAATGCTACTAGGTACTACAGTTGCATCTGTTCTTCTTGGAGCGGAAATAATTGAAAGACATATTACCCTTGATAGAAATATGGAAGGATCAGACCATAGTGCTTCTGTTACTCCTCATGGACTATTTAAACTTATATCAGGTATACGGGAACTAGAACAAGCTTATGGAGACGGAAGCATCCAAGTAACTGAATCAGAAAAACCTGTTAGAGAAAAATTAAGAGGGTAGGCATGATAGAGTTAATATCAGAATATAAGCTAGCTAAAGATTCACCTGATCACCACTACCCTCAGGGTACTAAAAACGTTGCAGGTGGTCCGTATTATAATTGGCTAAACAATAAAAACCCTTTTGTAGCTGAAGTTCAAAATTATTTTAATCGAAAAGATATTTCAGTATTAGACTTAGGAGCAGCTTCAGGAGTTTTAGTAGATGACTTTATAGTCAAAGGAGCAGATGCTGTAGGGTTAGAAGGGAGTGACTGGCCTATTAAAAACAACAGACCCAATTGGGATAAATATTCTGAAAAACTTTTTACCTGTGATATATCTAAACCCTTCACTATTGAAGAAAACAAATCTCTTAAAAAGTTTGACCTTATAATGGCCTGGGAAGTAATAGAACACTTACCTCCAGAAGAGTTACATCAATTTGCTGACAACGTATATAAGCACCTTGACGATGATGGTATTTTTGTATTCTCCTTATCTCCTTGGTTTGAACCTTCAGTACATGATAATAAAGTTAATTTACATTTAGCACATGAGATTAAATATAAAAAGGAATGGGCAAAAATATTTAATAAATTTAAATTCGTAGGACCTATTTCTGAAAAGCATGACAGTGGCTGGCATTACATATTTAAAAACCGGTATAGAGGAAAAGTAAGAGGGCCTGAAGGTGAAAAACATACATTTTGGAGTACGTTAATGAAACTTCCTACAGAGAGTTAATCTATGGATTTTGAAAAAAAATATAACGGTAAAGATATTTTAGTTATAGGAGGAGGAACTTCAACTAACGAAGTCAATTGGGAGAGGATAATCACCCCGGATACTTACATTTGGACTTGTAATGATTTTTATAGGAATAAAAGAGTTTCAGCACAGACTGTTGATTTATATCAATTATCTTATACAACAGACATAAGTGATAGTAGACTTATTTCGTATTTGAATAAAACACAGCCGTTTACTTACTACGAGTCTTCTCACTACAGGGGTAAACAAAACACTGATGAATATATAAAATTTGCTAATTCCGTTAACTATAATATTTACAAGATGGATATCGATATAGGCCAAATACAATATACATTAGCACAAAAATCAGGAGCAGTACTTAGACTGCTGTGCTTAGCATTAGTTACTGGAGCAAAGAATATATACTTTGTAGGCTATGACGGTTTTGATAAAGATTTTACTAACGTACATGCTTTTACTGGAACAAAAGGATTAAAAGATACAGACACAAGAAGAGATTGGGAGAAAGATTACTATAATGTATTTATGGAAGCATATATAATTTTAGGTAAAATAGATACAGAAAATAGATTACAAAATTTAGGAGAGGGTTTAGAATATAATTTAGGAACAGAAGCTTCAAAAAAGTATTTTCCCCTAAGAAAAGAAATATATGAAAAAATCAGATAGTATTGCTATAATAGTACAAGCGAGGTTAAACAGTCAAAGAGTCCCTCAAAAGATGGTAAGAGACTTTGCAGGTACTACTTTATTTGATGTTGTATTAGATAAACTAATCGCAGCATTCCCTCATAGCAAAGAACATATATGGGCTTCAGTATACGAAGACGAACTATTAAGTATTGCTGAAAATAAAGGAGTAAATATTTTCTATAGGAGTAAAGAATCAGCTAATAATGATAACTCTTTACAAAAGATTTATGAATGGCATGATAAGCTACCTAAAAATTATAAATACGTAATTCTAATCTCAGGGTGTAATCCTTTACTTAAACCTGAAACTATTGGAAATTTTTATAATCAGTTCAAAAATCAAGTAGAAGAAAATTTATTTGCTGTAATAGAAAAGAAAACTTACTATTGGAATAAAGGAGGTGCTTTAGTTACTCCTTGGCCAGAAGATCAGACTATAATGAATACCAAAGCAGTAGAGCCTACATATGAAGCTGCTCACGTATTATATGCATCTAGATTGGATCTTATAAAGGAAGATAAATTTATGGGAGATTTTCAAGCCCCTGGAGGTATAAAATTATTTACTATGCCTGAACTTGAAGCATTTGATATAGATTATGAATGGCAATTTGAATTAGGAGAGAAGTTATATGAGAAGCTTTAAGAATTTAATATTATCTACAAACGATAGTTACGAAAGAATAAAGTTACTTAAAGACGTATGTAAGGATGAAACTGTTTACTTAGTCACTTGCGGACCTTCTCTAACTACTCATGATAGAGAAAAACTCCTCAGCAAGTTAGAAGGTAAAACTGTGCTAGCATGTAAGCAATCTTACGACTATGTTAAAGAAGTAGCATCCTTCCATCTGATGTCTGCTTATTCCTATCAACCATACGATTACTATTCAGAAGACACTATTGTGCATTGGCAGCTAACGGCTATGAATATGCCTTATGAAATTAATAGAATAAAAAATGAATGGAAATCTCCTGCTGATATTTTAGTTCCTTGTTACTCTACCCCTTGGGTAGATATGTACAATACAACAGCATATAGTAGAAGGTTTGACCAATTTGAATTATACAGCGAAGGGAAGATAATATGGGGTCCAGGTATAATGTATGAGTCCGGATTTGGACTAGCTATGCATTTAGGAGCTAAAGAGATAGTCACGATAGGTTGGGATATAGGAGATTTATCTAAATTTGAAAAGAAAAAAGGATTTAAGTTAGGAGATGAGGATTGGGTAAAAGAGCATGCAGAATCATTATACAAAACTCATGCAGGAGCAGGTCCTGACTACGAAGAATTAAAAGAGACGATAGATAGTACGAAAGAAATGTATGATTATTTCTTGGATAAAGGAATAAAAATTCGTATATTATCAGATAATAACCCAGGCGATAATCGGTTTGAAAGAATTACTTTAGATGAGCTATAAATTAATACTATATTGCAAAACATTTGGAAGAGATTTTCAAAGGGCTAAAAGGTTATTAGAGTCTGTACAAAAGCATAATAGAGATAACATTCCTTTTTTTATCTCTGCTCCGTCATCTGAATATAAGTTACTTAGAGATACTTTAGGTACAGACGGTTATGAATATATTACTGATGAAAGTATATGGCAATTCAAATACCAAATGGACGGTTGGAGAAGTCAGCAGATAGTAAAATCAAACGTATGGAAAGCAGTACATACTGATAACTATATATGTATCGACTCAGATCAATTCTTTATTAAAGATTTCTATATGAATGATTTTATTCATTCTTCCGGAACTATCTATTCTTTAGTTCATGAAAATAAAGAAGTACAGCAATATGAAAAAATACTATTCGGAAAAAACTATAGTGAAAACGGATACGTTAAAGCAGTAAAAGCATATAGAAGTGTTTTTGGAGAACAACATAACAAAATTTGGGATTACGGTCCTCCTCCATATCACTGGTCTGTAGATGTATGGAAACATTTTGAAGAAAATTATTTAGAGCCAAATAATCTTACCTTTGAAACTTTTCAATTAGCAATGCAACAAGAGTATAATATAGCAATGAGAGAAGCTGTTACATACGGAGAGTATCTTATGGCAGCAAAACCAATAGACATATACCCTACAGCAGGTATATTCAAATTCTATCATTGGAAAGAGATGTATGATTTTGAGCAAGGTAATGGATTAGGATTAGAGGAGAATATAAAAGAAAATTATTTAGGTATAACTTTACAAAGTAACTGGGCATGATAATATATCAAGTACACCATATGTGGTATGAGACAGCAATGATTCAAGAGTGCTGGGATTCTGTATTAGCAGCGTTAAGAGCTTCTCCTGAAACAGATGTTAAGGTTGAAATATGTTTAAATAAGCAAACATATGTTGAGAAACCTAACGAAGGAATGAAAGTAGATAACTTCTTTTCTAAGCATTTAGATCATTCACTGTTTAAAGATCCTAGAACTTCAGTTACTGTTAAAACTGATAATCAACCTTTTTACAATATAGCAGATTGGAGAAGAGAAGTTTATGATCCAGAAGCTAAATACACAGTCTGGGGTGAGACAGATACAATACTACCAAGAGACTTTTTTGCTATTTTAGATAAAGTTGAAATTGAACAGCAACACGTTCTTACTTTTGCAGGAAGGCCAATGTGGGATAACAGCTGGGATGGAGTTACGCATGAAAGACTTAGAGGTTATTCTAAACCTTGTCAATGTACCCCAGACCATAAAGAGGATTGTATAGAGTTATTAGAAGAGCCTTATAAGTATAAAGATTATATTAATCAAACTCAATTAGATAAATTTAATGATGAATCAGGAGATATAATTCTTGAACAAGTTCCTTGGAAAATAGACGGCAGTACAGTTTGCATCTCTAAAGGATTCGAAACTCCTTTTATAGCTCCGGGAATGCATTTCGTTAGAGAAGATACTTGCTTTGAATATTTTATTAGGAAGAAAAAGATACCTCAAGTCTGTGTTGTTAGTAGACTAAAAGGACATAATTATAAACATCCTAGCAAAAGAACAGGAACATTTGCTACTAGAAATGATGAAGTATTTAAAAAATATGCATCAGAAAGTATGCATGCAATGAATTCATTTATATATAATTTAAAAGTATGATAACCTTTTGCATTAGTACATATAATAATTTACCTTATCTTGAATTAGCAATTCAATCAGTAAGACAGCATTCTTATTGGAAAAATGCACCTTTTATTATTCATGCAGAGAACTGTGATGATGGAACTGATGAATGGTTGGAAGAAAATGCTGCTCAGTATAGCTTAGAATATTACATAGATAAGAATGATAAACCAAAAGGTATAGGAGGAGGAATGAATTTTTGTGCTGAGAAAGTAAAGACAGAGTATATCATGTTCCTACACTCAGACTTCTATGTTACTCCTAATTGGGATTTAGAACTGATGAAAGTTCACGAGAAATATAACAATGATAAGCTTTGGGTTAATTCTTTTAGAATAGAACCTAATATGTTTAACGATCAAGATAGACCAGGTACTCATTTTGTACCTAAAGATGCATTTGGAGCTTACCACGGAGACTTTAAACCAGAAGGGCTATTAGAGTATGCTAAGTTAATAGCATTAAAGAATGATTTTGAAATACCTAAAGGTGAAGGAGTTTCCGGACTAGTTAAAAAGAGCTGGTGGGATGAGATAGGAGGCAACGATCCTCTATTTGCTCCTACATCATGGGATGATTATGATTTGTTCCTTCGTATGTTAAATGAAGGAGGTAAATTTCTCATGCCAACTAAGTCTATCGTTTGGCACTTTGGTGCTAGAGGTTCTCATAGATTAGAAGAGAATAATAATCAATCATCAGAAAGACAAAGAAAAGCTGAGCAAGCTAATGCACAGAAGTTTTTTAACAAGTGGGGAGGACTACCTGTTAAAGATGAATATGGAATGATAAAAGGTATAGGATGAAACATACAGTAATAATACCCTCATATAATACACTACCACATCTTAAGAACACTTACGAGAGCTTAAGAAGATATGGTGGGGATGTAGATATACTTATAATCGATGATGCTTCAGAAGATGGTACAGCTAATTGGTTACTGAAAGAATTAAAAGACGATAATGTACAAGCAATAATATCTAGAGAAAGAAAAGGACACACATACTGGTATGATGAAGGTATGAGAATAGCTAAGACAGATGTAGTATCAATTCTTCATTCTGATATGATTATAGGTCCAGGCTATTTTGAAAATATGTTAAAGCATTTAGAGAGAGGAAAAGTAGTGTGTGCTACTAGAATAGAGCCTCCAATACATCCAGCTGGAAAAGAAAAAATAGTTAGAGATTTTGGAGATGATGCTCATAAATTTATGTGGGATGCATTCGAAACATTCACTAGAGAAGAGTCTCTAAAGGAGAAAGACAGTACCTCAAGAGGTATTTTTGCTCCCTGGATACTGTATAAGGAAGATCATTTATCAATTGGTGGACACGATCAAAGGTTTGCTCCCTACGGTTATGAAGATTCTGATATTTTTAATAGGTGGATAAATCATGGATATGAAATGGTTCAATCTAGAGATGCCCTCTGTTACCATATGACATGTAGAGGTCATAAATGGAATAAAGGAGTAGGAATAGAAAATCCTGACTATAGAGATATAATGTCGAGATGCGAAAGAGAGTTTATTAGAAAATGGGGTGATTGGATACTTAACGACGAATATCAGTATCCTACTATTAATCCTAAGTACGATAAAGGCTTTATAATTAAAAACTGTAACGATAATTTATTAACTCAATTGGAACCTTGGGCGGATACATGTTATGTTGATATAAATTATAAACTATATCTTGCTGAAGAGCAAGAAAGAACGGTGTTAAATCTAAATGATCGTATTAAACCGTTGGATAATCCAAAAAATAATCATATATTAATAGAAATAAACGGTGAAACGTTTACAACTCAGGATTATATTTATATTAGACAATTGAGTGCTATTTTAAATCACAATAAACCCACAGCTGGTAAATTTAATTTAGGCAACTTAACAATAGAAATTATAAAATATGAAGAAGAAAACATACTTAATTGAGTTTACTTATTTTGACGGACAAAAAGAAGAAGTAAGCCTTACATCAGACAACATAGAATGGTCAATTGAACAGTATTCTAGGAATAGAAAAATCGTTGGACATCAAATTTTAAACGAAGGCACCAGTAATAGTAAACAAATGCTATTTGGTTGATATTTATATAAAACACTATTCAAATGAAGAAATTAGAAGAAGCTATTAAAAGTATATTAAACGAAGCTGCTAAAATAAACTTTGCAGGTCATACTTTTGTTTTAAAAATTGATACAAACGAAGATCCTCAGAAGAAAGGAGTCAAGGTACAGTTCCTTCCTACTAAGTTTGGTTCAATTACAACAACCGAACAGAACGATATAGCGATAGAGCTAGAAAAAAGACTTGAAGCAGGATTAAGCAAATACGAACTTAGAGTAGAAAGAGATCGTAACCTTAAGGATAAAACTATCATAGGCTTTTTTATCTATATTGAATACTTTGATAAAATTATTAGAAAAGCTCTTTCAAATCAGAACCCGTCTATAGAAAAACAATAAATTAACTTTAAAACTAAAAACATATATGTCAGAGTATTTCTTTTTCATCAGAACAGATAAGAATAAAGAAAGTATTAACAAAGGTAAATTTGCATCAAAATCAATTGCAAAAACAACCTTTGCTCGTCATAAAAAGTTATCGTTAGAAGAATTTAATAAATTGTTTAAAGTAGAAGAGTATGACAAGCGCCGACCCTAAAAAGAGAATAAGACAAATTCTACATTCTGTACACCCTATTCCTTTTAGAATTAAATATAAGGAACCATCTCGTGAGCATATGAATAAAATGATATTTGTAAGAGTTATTAATAACTTAAAGAAAATAGAAGATAGGAGAGACTTTCTCCTAGACGAAATAGGAATGGATATGACTGCTTACGAAGACCAGTTTTTCTCTATTATAGAAGATCTATTCAAAATGACCTTTTCTAAAGAACAGCTTGCTTTAATACAAATGTACCTATATCAATTAGTACCCGATAAAGACTGGGATGGTACAATTACAATTGAGACAAAAAGCAAAGGAGAAAAAGTAGTAAATTTTGAAACTGCTCAAGATGTTTGGGATGTATTAAAAACATTAGATAAGTAACAAATAAGTTGCTTCTTAATATATTTTTTCGTATCTTTAAGCTTAAAATAAGTTATATATGAATACACAAAACCTAAAGATGATTCCTTGCCCTCAATGTGGTACGGACTTTCCAGAACTAAGATTAACTAAGTACGGATACAACTACTGTGTTGATTGTTCTGATGTTAAAAAGAAAGTCGCAGTTACTACAGTAGAAGGTTCAGGAGATCATACCTATAATGACTTGATCATTATGGATGCAGACCAGTACAGAAGTATTGCTGCTAAAGAAGCTGAATTGAAAGGTGATAAGCAAGCACTTATTGAGCTACTAGATTTAGAGAAAGATGAGATGGCAGTCTCTCAATCTATGAAAGAAGCTGTAGATAATGCATTAGCACCTGACGAATACGACCCGGATGGCCCGACCTTCTAAAATACTTACTAAAGAGGATATACTTCGAGCACAAAAAGTTACTCGTTCTAATATGGCAGCAGCCAGATATCTACACGTTTCTTATAATCACTATAAGAAGTATGCTAAGATGTATAAGAATGATGATGGAATTACTTTGCTCGAAGTACATAAGAACCAAGCTGGTGAAGGCATACCAAAGTTTGCTGTAGCCGGTATTGATAATATTCCTCTTATGGATGTATTAGAAGGTAGAGTTCCAATAGAGCATTTCGATCCTAGAAAGATAAAAGCTAGACTTCTAAGTGAAGGAAAGTTGGTAGAGGTTTGTAGCTCCTGTAGTTTTTCAGAAAGAAGAGTAACTGATCAAAAAATACCAGTTATATTAAATTTCAAAGATGGAAACAAAAAAAATTGGCATTTAGATAATTTAGAGTTTCTCTGTTACAATTGCTCTTACCTGTATGCAGCTTCACCTATTGATGAGAAACAAGCAGAGGCAATGGAAGACTACGTAAGAACTAAGAAAGACGAACCGGATTGGGAATTGGATTCTCATCACATTGAACACCTAAAAGAATTAGGGCTGTATGACGATGAATCCCCTGGGGAAGAGTATATCTCTAAATTATAGAACTATTTATTATTATGGGAAAAAAGAAAACAAATAAATTTTCTACCTTCAAAAAGAAGAAGCCTCTAGAGAGAAAAGTTGCTGATGATTTAGTAAAGCAACATGAGCGCAATGAAAAGTTACGCGACAAGAAGATCAATACTTCGTTTTTAGATCTTTTCTAACCTAAATAAATCATATGAAAAATATATCGAAAATTACCTTAGCTGTTATTGCTATGTTTACAATAATGGCTTTTACTTCGTACAACAGTACTAGATACATGGCTCCATTAGAAATTGCCATGAAGCCGGCAGAATTATTGCCAATAGAACCAAAAATAGAATTAGTTGAAATAGAATTACCAGCTAATACCCACAAAGATTTTTTAGAAGCAATTGGTCATAGAGAATCTGGCAACAGGTATAACATTGTAAACAAATACGGGTACATGGGTAGATACCAATTTGGTAAATCTACTTTAAAAGGATTAGGATTTAAAATTACTCAAGATGAATTTTTAAATAGTCCTTACATACAAGAAAAAGCTATGCAAGCTCTATTAGAACATAATAAGAAAAAACTAAAAAAAATAATAGATGAGTATTGCGGAAGAGAATTCAAAGACATTTATATTACTGAATCTGGAATATTAGCAGCAGCACATTTAGCCGGTCAAGGTAATGTAAAAAAATTCTTTAAAAGAGGAAGAGAATTTAAAGATGGATTTGGTACCTCAATGACTTCTTATTTAGATAACTTTAGTGGATATCAGTTGGATCTTAACTAATTTTTTCGTATATTTAGTATAAATAATAAAGGTTATGATTAGAAAAAAAGAAGCTAAAACCGGTCCTATCATTATAGACCTTACTGGTCCCGACGGTAACGCTTATGCTTTGATGGCTTATGCTAAACGATTTGCTAGAGAGCTTGGCTTAGATGGTGAAGAAATAATTAGTAATATGATGTCAGGAGACTATGAAAACTTACTCCAAGTATTTGATGAGAATTTTGGTTCATTTGTAATTTTAGAAAGGTAATGGCAGAAAAAAGAGGAGCAACAGAAAAACTTAGGTATGATTTCAATACCGCAGGTGTATTAGAAATATACATAAATGAAACTTGGACTAGAGTAACTGGTCGTGAGTTTAGATCCTTCGATGGATTGAGAAGAATTACCGAACCTACCTATGCAGAACTAGGGAATGTTGAGGTACCTATGGAAACGTATGAGTACTGGGGACCGGTATATATGTTTGGTTCAAATAAGGAAATGAACTATACAAATTCAGGCTCACTATATACGGGTAAGCTATGGAATCAAACTAGAAAAATATCTGAAAATAGAGGCTAATGGTTAAATTACATTTAAAGAACACAGAAGAATTTGAAGACTTATTTAGAAATAAGACTATTACAGTTACAGAACATATAGTAGAAGGTATATCTAACGCAATGCAGGACAACAAAAAATCCGCAGATTTATTTGAGATTTCATTTGAGGGTGTAGAGATGGTCTATGAAATAACTCTTCCACAAGCTCAATGGTCTACTGCTCTGCAGTCATGTTTAGATATGTTTCATAAACACGATATGGGGGATGAATGTATTGACACCTGGAAACTTTTAGAAGCAGCTAAGGTATGGTAAAACTAATAAACCTAAATGGAGAATATTATCAACTAGTTAGACAAATTAATATAGAGCAAGTTGGTAACAATATGGAAGGTTTAAAAGCATGGCGAGATATGAATCACTGCGATCATGTCTTAAAATATCAAGGGAAGTATTTACTTGTAAGATTTGTTAAAGACGCAGAAATTATTAATTAAAAATCAGTTATATTATGAATGAAAGTTATTTTATTAGAGCAACTAAAGTCAATGCACGTGTAGCAGACTTTATTATCGATGGCCAGCATATCAACATCGATGGGTACAAATTTGAAAGGTTATCAAAGAAGCCTAGAGGTAGGACTATAGAAAGAAAACTACAAAATACCAACACACAAGAAAGATTTATAATTTATTCTTAAAAATAATTAGTAAATCAGTTGGTTTACAAAGATAAAGTTCGTATATTTAAGTATATTAATTATTAAAAGGTTATAAATATGTCAGATGTAATGTTAAATTTTCAAGGTGAGCAGACTTATATGGATAAGGATCAGCTCAAAGAAGTATGCCCGTTGGCATTCGCAAAAGAAGCTACTAATCCTAAAGTTAGTGGTAAGTACTTATTCGTTAATACGGAAACGATTATTGACGATTTAGATAAATTAGGTTGGAAACCTGTTCAAGCAGCTCAACGTAAAGGTAGAGGAAAGTCTACTATCTTTAGTAAGCACATGATTGCTTTTCAGAATCCTGATTTAAAGATTAAAGGTTCAGATGGAGATGATTCTTTTCCTAGAATTATCATGACTAACTCTCATGATGGTATGCAAGCGTTTAAGTTTAGCGTTGGTATCTTCAGATTAGTTTGTTCTAACGGTTTAGTTGTTGCTGATGAGCAATTTAGCGACTTTAAAATTAAGCATAAAGGATATACTTTCGATGAATTGAGAGGTGTAGTTAATCAAGCAGTTGCTGATCTTCCTAATAAAGTAGAAGTTCTTAATCAAATGAAGAAAAGAGTTTTAACTTCAGAAGAAAAGAATAAACTTGCTTTAGATGCCATGTTAATTAGAGCTGGTATCGAGCCTGGTTCTGAAAAGGCTAAGAAGTTTAACTACGATGATGAAACTATTATCGATATCTTAGATCCTAAACGTAAGGAAGACGAAGGAGATGATCTTTGGAGAGTCTTTAACGTAGTTCAAGAGAAGATTACTCAAGGAGACTTTCATGCTGCTTTAACTGGAGCTAAAGTTAGAAAGGTTAGAAAGATTAAATCTTTCGAGAAAGATCTTAAAGTGAATAAAGAATTGTTTAAGCTAGCAACAGCTTTAGTATAAATGATAGAAGTAATTAAACATGCTTTAGGTATTTGTGGAGAGCATTGGCATCCTAATATATGGACTGCCTTTGCTTCTATGCCTTTTATAACTCCAGCAATATACTGGGTTAAGTGTAAGTGCGGTGGTTGGTTTAAACACAAAGATAACTGTAATGAATCATAACTTAGATTTACATGGACTATCTCATGAAGAAGCTATCTTAGAAGCAGAGTCTTTTTTGATAGAAGCTTCTTTTGATAGAGTGATGGTCGCTGAAATTATCACAGGCAAGTCTAAAACTATGCAAGATAGTATTATCAAAGAGGTAATCTTACCTCACAAATTTAGTTACCATATTCCAACTTATAACGAAGGAATGATAATAGTAACAAAAGATGAAATTTTATAGTATGAAATTATATGATTTATTTATTGGGAGTATGGCATTTATAGTTGCTCATATACTCACCTTTTTTCAACTTAATGGACAATTTCTAAAAACCGATTGGTTTAGAAATAATGAACTCATAGTAGCCGCATCAGGAATAGTTTTATCGTTCTTTTATATTTGGGGTACTAAGTACACTGTTTCCGGAATTAATAATCTCTTATGGCCAGCTCGGTTTGTAGGTTTCGGAATAGGAATGGTTATTTATGCTATACTTGTAAGTTATTTTTTCAACGAAGGTATAACAACTAAGACTTCTGTTAGTCTTGTACTGGCTCTAATACTAATATGCGTTCAAGTATTTTGGAAATAAAAAAAATAGATAATGTGTTTAAGCGGTAGTGCATATATTACTCATGATGAGTATGTCGATAGGGTTATTGAAATGGCTTGGGAGGATAGAACTCCATTCGATGCTATTGAATATCAATTCGGACTAAAAGAAAATGATGTCCGTAAATTAATGAGAGAAAATTTAAAACGAAGTTCCTTTGAACTATGGAGGAAAAGAGTAAAAGGAAGAAAAACAAAACATAAAGCAACATCTGCAGGAAGCAGATTTAAATCTAAAAATCAAAAGTTATGAAACAATTTTTAAACACTTATTACCCGATAGTTATAGCATTCATTTGTATGTGCTATTCAATTGGATTAGGATTATTCGGATACACAGAAGAGGCTCAATACTCAGCTCATTGGGCAGGAACTATTTTACTATTTGCCATAGCCATTAGACAAAGACGAGACAGATGAGTGTAGCAATGTTTATAGTAGGTTTCTTTATATTTGCTGCCTACGTAGGTTTCTTGATGTGGAATATATTTTATAACCATAATAAGAATAGAGAAGAAAATTATCCTGGGTACTATGCAAGACATGGTCAGACAGATAGTATGAGAAAGTATAACCTAAATACTAGATACCCTCATGATAAGGTTAGCAGAATAAAGAACAAATCTCTCAGACAACAAGAGATGTACCTTAGTAGAGCTAAAGACAAGAAGGAGGATGTAAATTAAAGTTATGCATAATAGCAATACAAAGCACTTAGTAGTCATAGGACACCCAGATAAAAATTCCTTTTGCTATAACGGTATATTTAAAACGATAGTTAGGCAAATGAAGAGATACAAGTCTAATTACCGTATTATAGATTTGTACGATGATAAGCTGCATAGAGATAGAAAAGATTTAATAGAGGAGTATAGAAGTTTAGTTACTTGGAGTACTCATATCTATTTTGTTTCTCCGGTATGGTGGTTTAGGTTAACTCCTAAATTAGAAATGTTTTTCGATGAAGTATTTATTCCTGGTTTTGCATATAAGTTTGTTCCTCTTTTTGGTAAATATGCTTACCCAAAACCGTTCTTCAAAAAGAAAAAAGTACGTACCTACATTACTCATGGGGCACCAATGCTTCCTGTAGTTACATTGTACTTAAACTCTGTTAAGTTACGTTTAGTTATGGGTGTATATACATTCGTATTTGGTTGGAATCTTAATAGATGGACTAAAACAAAACAATTTTGGTCTGTACCATTTGTTACTAACAAAAAACGTAGAAAGTATTTGAGAACTGTTAAGGAAGATATTAGAAAAGATTTACATTTATGAGAAAGTGTAATAAGTGTAAACATAGCAAACCTGATTTCCTGTTTAAAAATAAGGAAAAGAAAACCTGTAGAAAATGTGAGTTTAAATGGTGGCACTACTACCTTAGACTTATGGTACAGGATAGAAGATTAACACCTACCGAGAGGTTAGGAAGTAGAATAGGGTATATGGGTGTAGGTTTTCTAATTGCTGGTCAATGGACAGTGCACCCAGCCTTATTTATTATAGGATTTATATGTGTACTAATCCAAGTTACTATTAGGAAACAATGGAACTTAGTCGCCCTTCAGTTAAACGGGCTCATAGCCTGGACGATCCATTTTATTAACTCATTAAATTAAAAATATGCAAACTATACTATTATATGCTATGATCGGAGTGGTTTGGTCATTCTGGTTAGAGAGGTTTACTACTAAAAATCTACAACCTCCTTACAACAACCCTTGGACCAACTCAGAAAGAATGGTACATATTCTATTTTGGCCTATCACGCTTTTAGTATTTTTACACAATTTCTTTACAGATATATTTAAATAAAGTTGCTTCCCTGCATTATTATTCGTATATTTAAGTATAATTAAAAAGGTAAAAATAAAGGTTATGACAAAAGGACAAATTTTAGATCAAATCATCGAAAAGAAGAGCGAGGAGCTCAAAGAACTTACTAATACTTATAGTGAAGTAGAAAAGAAAAGAGAAGCCCAATATTTCGAAATCATTCAAGAATATTTTAGAGGAGAGTTTACTCTAGATGATGTTTACTTACATCATGATTACGGTACTACTTTCGAAGTCAAACGTCCTAATAAGGAATATAAATACGACAGAGAATTGATTACTCTGAGATTTAGAGATGATTGGAAAACTGGTGAGTTTACTGACATTGAAACTAGCATGTACTCTACTAACGATAACTCTCAGTGGGAATTAGAAAGATTATTTACTGCTGGTGAAGTTGCTAAGGTACTATTGGATCACAGAGATGATATCATTGCTAAGTTTAACTTATGTAAAGATAACTTTGCTGAGGAGTATAGAGCTGCTAGAAATGCTAAATGGACTTGTGAAGCTGATATTAATAAACTAAAAGATGAGAAAAATCAAACTTTTTTAGATAGAGCTAAATCTCTATTAGAGGAAGAAGGATTAGTGTTTGATGGAGATAAGAAAGGTTCTATTGATTTGAGATGGGACTGGACTATTAGAGGTATTACTTCCGTTAAGATTCTTGATAAAACTGCTTCCGGAAAATCTGCTACTATTAAAGTTAGCACTTACGGACAAGAACCAAGAGTATACGATAAAGTTAGAATGAGCAATATTGATTGTCTTCTATCGCAATACAGAGACTACGTACTAACAGCATAAAGATTCATAACCTGGAGATGGGGGCGTCCTGCCCCTTGATCCTAACCTTAAAACTAAAAAAAATGTTAACATTTGATAATTTATTATTCTTAGATCACCCTCATATTAAGGGAGCTATTATGACTCAAATTAGAGGTTCAAAAAGCAAAGGTGGAAAAACCATATCAATAGTATGTGGGGAAGGGTTATACAGTACATCGAGAGATGGAAATAGAGCTGAATGTCAGAGAGTAGAAGATGCTTCTAGCTTTGAGGTCCTTGTTGAAGGAGATGAAGATGTAAGGGGATGGCAGTCAAGAGATGATATAAACAAAATCTTGGCAGAGAACTTCTAACAAGAAGGACCCGTAGTTCAACGGATAGAACAGTAGCCTTCTAAGCTTCTAATGTAGGTTCGATTCCTGCCGGGTTCACTAAAGTACGACTATTTATAATAAAGAAAGACGTACTATGCATACTGAAGAAACTAAAAGAAAAATTAAAGAAACAAACATTTTAAGAGCTAAGGAAAGAGGTCCTGAGTGGAATAAAATGATGAAAGCTATTAACAGTAACCCTGAAAAGATAGCTAAGAGTAAAGAAACTTGGAAGAAGAAAAGAAAGCCTCTTCATGAAGTAAAAGATATAGGTACTGTAAGAAGGTACTTATTAGAAGATGTTACTAATTGTGAGTGCTGTGGTTTAGAGAGTTGGATGGGTGAAAAAATAATTTTAGAGATTCATCACAAAGACGGTAATAAGAAGAATAATTACAGAGAAAATATAGATGTTTTATGCTGCAATTGCCATGCACAGACACATAATTGGAGAGGTAGAAAATAAGGACTTATAGCTCAGTTGGTTAGAGCACTTCACTCATAATGAATAGGTCCCTGGTTCGAGCCCAGGTAGGTCCACCTAAAGACGATAAATATGAAATTACCATTAATAAAACACCTAGTTCAGCAAGAACAATTTGACGAAGATTACTTTGAAGAAGCTATCGAGGTTCTACTATCAATTGCCGAAGCAAGAAGTATTACAGATAACGAAATTGAAGTAATTGGTGAGTTGTTATCTAATTTAGAAGGTGCAATGGAAGTAAAAAAATTAATAACAGAAGGAGCTACTCAACGAGATGCTTTGAATGGGTTTATGAAAAGAGTAATGAAGTCAATAGATAATTAAGTTACTTAAAAAGTTGCTAGTCTGCATTATTTTTCTTATATTTAGATATAAAGTTACGATATGAATGTTTGGTATTTACATGGATTGGAATCGACGGTTGGAGGACCTAAGGTAGATTTCTTAAAAGAAGTTGCTGATGAAGTTTTTGCTCCTGCTATGGATTATACTAATCATCGTCTCTTCGGAGAATTATATAGAAAAATTATTAAAGAAGGTAAACCTGATCTGATTATCGGTAGTAGCATGGGTGGTTATTTTGCTGATGCTATTGCTAGTCACTTTAATGTTGAGGTGTTACTATTTAATCCTGCTCTTCATAGTAGGAGTATTGAGATAAATCTTCCTTATGGTGAAACTAATTGGGATAGAAACTTCGTCGTCGGTATAGAGGATGATGTTATTGATCCTAAAGCTACTAGAGTTCATAAAGATTTAGCTAAGTCCTGGACTGAAATTGAAGGTATGGGACATAGAACGACGTTAAATGTTTTTAAAGATATTTATAATAAAGTCGTATTAAATGAAACTGCTTAAGATTTTATTAGAAAATAACTGGAGACCACTTTCCTCAGCAGAGGTTCAAGATGATAAAGATGATTTATTTACTTTAATAAATACTGCTTATGCTCCTCTTGGAGGACATCCTAACGTAACTGGTCCAGAAGATATTGCATCTGCAGCATCTGGTTATAGTGTTATTGACTTAGATGATGATGAAGACGAAGATGCAGTTATAATGACTAAGCAAAGAGCAGGAGGAACTAAGTTAGTCGGAATGGGACATGATGGTACTAAACCAGCTAAAAGAGCAGCAGTTGCCAAGACAGTAACTAGCTTAAATAAAAATGGTTACTACATAGAAGTTTCGGGAAAGATTTTAGATATACTTAAAGCTAAAGGAGTAGCTATTGTTGATGATGAAGAAACAGTAAGAGCTGCTTTGAAAGGAAAGAATATTGTATGGCACGGCGATGGATCATATGATAGAGTGATAGGAGGTGACAAACACCGAAAGGTAATGATGGGGAAGCCTAGAGTATAATTAGATAGGTAAACTAACCTTAAATTATACAAAATGAAAAAGAAAATTTTAGCAGTACTATTAGTATGTTCCTTAACATTCAGTTGCGGAGCCTCTAAACCGTCTTGGGAAAGAAAAGATCGAACCCAGGTAACTCAAAATGATAGAGCAATTTTAGGAGTCTTATTATCAGGATTAATTTTATTCTCTCTACATACATTTACAACTAGATAATAAATTATGGCAAACCCAATAGTGTGTATTGAAGCAATTAATAATGTAAGAACTTCAGTTCAAGGAAATGACCCAAGAACTTGGATGAAAGCATGTGCAATAGAAACTTTACTGAAAGGTAAAAGTGGTAAACATTTTAAAAACTGTTTAATAGGTAAAATGGAATCTACTGCACAACACATCCAAGACCCTGCTGGTTATGCAGACGAACTGTATAAAGAGATAAAAGGAGGATGCAGTTAAACAATTAACTTAAAAAAAAGTTGCTTTTCTGCATTATTCTTCTTATATTTAAGTATTAAATAATAAAGGTTATGATATTAAGTGATATGAAAGTTGGTGATGAATTTTACATGGACGGGCTCAGCTTTCCAGATAATAGTCCTGTAAAAACTAAATGTACTCTTATTGAATATAGAGGTATGAATAGATATGTTGTCGATTCTGATGACTGTTTAGTTCTTTGTGATGGAAATGATAAAGTATATTCTATATGAGGTATTTAACTAAAGATTATGTTGCAGGAGAAGTAATCGATACTATTTCGTTAATGCAATTAAATAATGAAACTGTACCAGTTATAGATCATATTATTATAGAACAGATAGCTGAGGCTTTTATCTTTAATTGGAATGAGATAGGAGATTATGAAGCAGACTTCGGTAGAACTTTACTGGAGTTTTTGAGAGATGAATTTAAATACAATTATAAATAAAGGTTATGAAAGATAAAAAACGTTATGTAGTTACGATGGACATGTATGTATATGCAGAGAATGATTATATGGCTCGTAAAAGAGCTCATAAGTTAAGAGATACTTTAGATGGGTATAATAGAAGACCTTCAATTACTGAGATAGGTGAACAGCCTTTTGCTTCTATGTCTTATAGGAAATTAGAAGATATATCAGCACCTACTTCTAAAGATAAGGATGAACCATTACCATTTTAATATGAAGTGTTGTAAATGTCAAAATAAAATTAACCCTTTGAGGTTAAAAGCTCTACCTGATACTAGGTCCTGTGTAAAATGTAGCGATACCTCTAGGTGGTATGTTAGAAATATTATTTCCGGAAAGACTACTTACTGTGAAACTGAAATAATAAAAGATCCTGAAGCTGCAAAAACAATAGCTGCTATGGATAGAAGAACCGGATGGGGAAGTAATCTTCATAAAGTAAGAAAATAACTGAAACTTTTCCGGAAATAGTTGTGGAAATAGTTGCCTAGGAACTTAATTATTCTTATATTTAGGTATAAAGGTTAAAGGTTATTAATTAAAAAAGGTTATAAAATGACAAAGGTTATGAATTTAAAAACAGTAAAAATGTCGGATCTATCTTTTGATCCGCAATTGTTCCGTCCTATGAAATCTGGACGTGTTATTGACTCTCACTTCTCTTCTGAAGGAGGTTTAATGAAAGGTACTAATTACGCTATCGTAGGTGATCCTGGAATTGGTAAGACTACAGTAATGCTTGATATGCTTGCTGACTTACAATCTAAAGGTCAAAAGGTTTTGTTTATCTCAGGTGAGATGAATCAGATTGATATGGTTGGATACGTAAAACGTTACCCTAAGTTTGGTCAGCTTCCTATTTTATTTATGGGAGACTACTGTGAGGATAATGCTTTAGATGTTGTTAAGTCTATCTTATCAGAAGGATGGGATACGGTACTAATCGATTCTATGGCAGAGATTCAGAATGCTGTAGTTGATACTACTAAAGGGTGGATGTCTGGTAAGAAAGCTGAAACTGAATTGCTTAACTTATTTGAAAAGCATAATATGGGAGAGAATGATAGCAATATCAATACTGCTTTCTTAGTTATTCAGCAAGTTACTAAAGGCGGAGAGTTCGCTGGTAGTAATCGATTCAAGCATATGATGACCGGTATGGCTCATATGAAATGGACTAAAGAAGGTGATAGAACTTTCTTCTTCTCTAAAAACCGTAGAGGTGGAGATATGTCAGTTAGAATGTTTAACCTTAGTACTCCTAACCGTATTGGTTGGATGGGAACTTACGTAACTGAATAATATGGCGTTGTGGAAAGTAAAACATAATGGGAAAGAAGAGATAGTGTACTCGGATGGAGCTTTGAATCTTCCGGGTACCATGTCTCAAGTTCAAGTAACTAGGCATACGTATGAAGTTCCATATACTAATGTAGGTAAAGGAGGATTTATGATGCAGGACGGAAAGAAGATTCATACGCCGTCTTGGACAGAGGTTCATCCTGAAACTACATTTGAGGATATAGTGGTGCAGAAAAATCCTTTTGAGGAATTATTTGTTGAGGAAAAGAAATGGACTTTTAAATCTGCTTCAAGTAGTAAAGAGTATACTGTAAGGTATAATGCAAAAGGAAATCTAAGCTGTGACTGCTGGGGGTATATAGCTCATAGAAAATGTAAACATATTCGGGAAATAGCCCAGCAAATAGTTGCCTAGGAACTTAATTATTCGTATATTTAGGTATAAAGGTTAAGGATTATTAATTAAAACAAATAAAGGTTATGTATTTATCAGTAAACAAAAATTATTCAAAAACAGATTGTAAAATTGCTAAAGCAGAAAAGAATGACTGTGTAGTTCGTTCGATTGCAGCTGCTACAGGCGTAAGTTATAGAACGGCTCATACGTTCTGTAAAGAAGAAATGGGTAGAGAAAATAAAAAAGGTACTAATAACGTACACTTAACTACTACCTTTTTAAAAGCTCAAGACGAAGGTCTTAAGATAGGAAATAAGGAGTTCGATATTTACGGACTTAAAAAAGAAGAAGTAAAGAATAGATATAAGCTTAAAGGAGAAGAAATCTGGAGACAGAAAACTCTTAAAAGCTTTATGCAATCCCATCCAGCAGGTACCTTCATGGTACTAGTCGCAAAGCATGCTCTAGTTGTTAAAGATGGAGAATTGCTAGACTGGGAAAATAATAAGTTCGAACCTACTCGTAAGGTTATGGGAGCTTATAAGTTCACCGAGAAGAAAAACGATCCTGTTCAATTAAGTTTATTTTAATATGGCACATATATTTGATAGCTTTAAAAAAGCAAAGAAAGTAGTCACTTCATGTGAAACTTTAGAACAATTAAGAGGAGCAAAAAGATATGTTAATCAGTTCCTAGAAGTATATTGTGAGGTTAACTACATAAATGGAAAGTTAGAAACTAATGTTTTACTTTCGGAATTGTATGATAAACTTACAGCGTTAATATATTTAAAAAAACATCAATTAAAAAACAAACAAGATGGCATTAGAAAATAAATCATTTAGAGTTACAGTTGAACATTGGGATGAAAAAATCACAGTAGAGAAAGATCATAGTGATATTACATTTGATGAATTTGTAGAAATGTTAAGAACTTTATCTAGAGGAGTAGGATTTAGTCAAAAAAATATAGACGAATTATTTGGATCTTAATAAATAAATAATATGAAAAATAATCATCAAGGAAGAAGTGATAAGCAATATGAAAACTCAGCAATTGGTGCTGGAGTAGGAATTATTGGAATAGTATTAATTTTAGGTTACTTACTTATAATCAACTTATTATGAAAATAGCATTAATAGCACACGATAACAAGAAAGCCGATATGGTTGCTTTTGTATCAAAGAGGTTACCTTTCTTCAATAGAGAGGATGTAACTATCATTACTACAGGAACTACAGGTAAGCATGTTAAGCATGCAGGTATAAACAATGTAGTTAGTGTACAATCAGGTCCATTAGGAGGAGATGCTCAAATAGCAGCATTAGTTACTGAAGGAGAGATAGACTTAATTATATTTTTAAGAGATCCATTAGGAAAGCATCCTCACGATGTAGATATATCTATGTTAATGAGATTAGCTGACGTCCATGAAGTACCTTTAGCTACTAACTATAGAACAGCTAGTTACTTAATTAAGTACTTTAAATCTAAAAAGAAAGTATGAGCGGAGAAGATATCATAAAAAGAATAAATGAAGTAAAAGAGTTAATCATAAGAGAAGAATATGACTTAGCTATTAAATACTCAGATTACATTATAGATGATATCTACCTTTATAGAAAAAATTGCTTATGAGTAAATTAGATTTTTATCCAATGTTGTCTCCTAGAGAGATAATTGATGAAGGAGCTTTCGGAGGTTCGTACTTTGGTCTCCCTATTGAAGAGTATACTAATTACGAGTATCAAGAGTTATTTGACTACCATTTTGACGGTTTAGATACAAGCTTATACTTAGGAGAAAAATATAAACCTAAAGTTAATAAGTTTAAAATTAGATCCGGAATGGATTATGAGTACTGGAAAGAGATGGGATGGATGCATGAAGATGATCCTTATGGTTGGTTTGAATGGTACTGTAAATATAGCATGGGTAGAAGACATCCAGATGATGATAGACAGATTAGACGTTGGCAGGACTTCTGCGGTGTAAACGGTAGATGGAGAAAAAGAATATATAGTAGATTATATGAGACAGGTGATTGGGATGTGAGTATAAGGATACAGCAATCTTTATTACATTGGGGTTATATGATTAATGATGGTGACTATATGCAATGGAAGTATTTAAATAATAAAGTATGAAAGCAATATTAGAATTTAATTTACCGGAAGATCAAACAGAATATCAATTAGTTAATGATGCCTCTAAGATGTATAGTGCATTATGGGATATGAAACATTTCTTAAGAAATAAAGTTAAACACGCATCAGATCAAATGCCACAAGAGAGTTATAATACATTTGTGCAATGTAGAGATGAGTTAAATGATATACTTTCACATAACAACTTAGATTTAGACATATGAAAGAACAAGATTTAATAAATTTAGGATTCGAAAGAGTAGACGTAAGCGCAGAAGAGAGTGGTGATGAAGCTTTCTATTATTATGGTTTAGATTTAGGTAACCAAAGAGTAGTAAACCTTATAAGCCCAGCTAATACAGAAGTAATAGATAATAAATGGTTTGTAGAGGTATTTGAAGATGAGTCAATATGCTTCGATGATATAGATCAATTAAAAACATTTATAAAGATAGTAAAAGAGAATACAGTTAAATAGAGAATTATGATTAATAGGGTAAAGAAATTTTTTAAAGACATTTACTTAGGTATTAAGATAGCTAATGATAACTACATGAAGGGTAAATGTAATCACGGTAAATTTTAAATTATGGAAGAGATAGCAAACGATTTATATTATTGGGTAGCAATTGTAGACGACGTAGAGTGGTTAGTAGATGGTTATTCTGAACAAGATGTAAGAGATAAGATAGCTTTAGAAGAGCCTACTGCATTTGTAGACTTAGTAACAAAGAGTACTATAGTAAAGGTATTGTTATGAGCTCAATAGAAATAATAGGCATAGCGTTAATAATAATACTAGTAGTTTGGCTAAAGTGGTTCTCAGAAGGATGGATAGAGTCCAGAGAATGGCATAAGAGACAAAAGACAAAAGGAGAACAAAGATGGCTATGGTTAATAAGTAAGCCGTATATAACTCCTAAGAAGATACTATATTGGTTATTCTTAATAGTACTAATAGCAGTATACATGTATATAGGATTTAATTTACCATTATGAGTGATATAGATAAAATAGTATTTATAAGCATTTACTTCATACAATTGAGTATATGGTGTGTTTATAATATGAAAGGAGAAAGTAAGTAATATGATCAATAGCGGAAGAGAATGGGATTGGATGGATGATGAACTATTAGAAGATGGTATAGACGATTATATAACACCGCCAAAGGAGAGTGGTGCTGTAGAGGATTAAAAATAAAGAGTTATGAAATTATACATAAGTGAGATAGTAGGCCAAGCATATATTCTACCTTCAATAAAGATTACATATAGTAGAATGTTAAACGGTGATTTAGAATTTATACTTGGTTGGTTAAAATATGAATTAGTTATAGCAATATGAGAAGAACAAACAAATTATTAAAAGCTTTGAAGGGATGGGAGTTTGACATAGGGGCGTTGTCGGCAAGTGAGAGCATGAAGGAGGGTGAGGGGGCGCTTTCCTCTCAACCGCCGAAGGCGTCACGCGCATTTTCGACGAATGTCTCAAATGATCTACCAACCAATCCTACCGCTCCTACTTATGAATGGGATCATTATTCGGGTCTACCGGGTACTGGGGCGTATAACTAAAGACTAAAGTCTTTGTGTGGCTGAGGTAGTATAAGACTTTGGCTATACATAGATACCGGACATACCATAAGACCTTAAGAGAAACAAGCTATATAAGGTAGATAAAGGGTAAACATCAATAGATTGGTATGAAGACTATTAATAATACCAAGTGTATATATTCATATAATCATATAAGTAAATAATCATATAAAAATATATAGGTTGTATAGAATAAAGTAGATATGATGTGTGGAATAAGAGAGGTAAACATCAGGCACGCCTGTGCCCCGGTTCTTTTTTTCTCTATATAGCAAAATATTTCTTCCAGACCGACAAAGAAAACCATTAAAAAAGTTGCCTATATGCGTAATTATTCGTATATTTAGGTATAAAGGTTAAAGAAATAAAGGTTATGACTTATCAAGAAAAGAAACAAGCAAGTAAAAAAGTATTGGATGCCATCAAGGCATTAAAAGACAATGAGGTATTAGAAGTATCTTATGGTAAAGGGTTTAAGGGTAAGCCTAATGTATATACTATTAGAGCATATAGTAGTAGTAGCCGTAAAGGTGGTAAAATGTCATATAGTATCTGGAGTACCTTTAGTGGTATGAATATTGACTCTTTGGGTCCTACTACGGCTAAGGCTTATACATTCGATATGATGTCTCAGAAGACTACTTACACCTTCCCTCTATATGAGATGAAGATAGGTCTAGAGATACCAGAAGAGAATCCATTAGAGAAGCTACCTGGCTATATAGGAACAGAGGCCGGAACAGTATAGGTAAAACCTATAGTGGTAATTTATACTCATTATATATAAGAGAATAAGTTGCCTAATTGAATTATTATTCGTATATTTAGATATAAAGCAATAAAGGTTATGACAGTAAATCCAACATTAAACAATCACTTATTATTAGTAAGTAAGTTAAATCAGTTATTTGATCTAGAGTATCTATCTAAAGACGAATTAGATGATATAGTTAATTGTGTTACATTACACAAGCAATTAGAATTTAAACAATTAACAATTAATAAATAAAGGTTATATTATGAAACGAAACAACAAACACCCTTATGGGTACCA